CGATCTCCGTGCATTATCATCTTGTCTATTACCGACAAAGTTTCATCTTCTACTTTAAAGAAGTAAGAGTTATAGCACTCTCTTGGAGAAAAATACCCGTCTTCTTTATCCCACTTGGCGTTTTTAACACCTAAGTTTTCTGCCGGCACATATTCCGTATTCCACATTACTTCTTTGGTTTTGGCTTTCTTGTTTTCTTCCATTATTGGAGCAAGTATCATTTCACAATATTTATAATACTCTTCATTGGGAGAAATATCAATTCCCAAAAACTCTGCTCCCTCAATAAGTCCGTTAATTCCGGAGGTTAAATATTGTTTTTCAAGAGAAATATAACCCGCATCATAAATCGGTAACAATCCATCTCTGAGCTCTTCTTTTAGAAGCTCGTTGAAGGCCAACATGTACTTGTGGTTTTTGCGCGTTTGTTCTCTTACTTTTTCGGATATGTCCTCCCCGTTCTTGACCGCCTGCTGGACAAGCCGGTTTATATTTATTGTTATTACCGCCTTGCTGCCCGTGGAAATACCACCTGCGCCAAGCGTATAACTAAATACATTGTCCGTAATCCCGTTTTTTAACCGGCAACAAGAGCTCAAAGAATCTGCGGAATCACTATTATAACAGAAGAAACTATGCCCCTCCGACCACATTTCTGCGGTAAATTGAGCCCACTCTTCATCTTTATATTTTTTGGTTTCTTTATCATAAACCAAATTAACAGTCTCGACTGGGAAGGTCAAAAAGTTCTTCCTTCTTTCGGCGTTGAACCATTTCATGTAAAGCTTTTGTAGCCAAGACACACTTTCCCATTGCGGTTCGTCTCCATCTGGGAAAACAAAATCATCAAAAATAGCATTAAAATATGTGTGATCATAATATGCCAAATTCCAGAAGACAGACTGAAAACCCCTCGCAGCCGCTGGCTGATTTAAAGAATATGTTACCTGTTCAAAACAATCCGTAATGATTTTAGAAATCGTTAATGGTCTTCTAGACACATTGTTGACAACAGTATCTGCTTTGAGATAGTAATCATCACCATATTCCAATCGTATAAAGTGATCTAGATACACGAGGAACTCAGGCGTCGCAACCGCCCCCGCAAATTGAGAGCTTACCGCGAAAACAAGATTGATAAAATTCCCGCAAAATGAATTTAAATTTTTTGGAGCTCCTGACGAACCACCTATGCTTTTCATACCATCGCAAATAAAGGGGTACATTGTTATACTTACACAATATGGATACACAGGGTGTGTTTCATCGTGTCTATATATCTCGTGTTCGTCTAGTTGCCTTATATATTCTTTAGCAACATCCTCGCCATACATCTCTGTCAGCTTTTGAATCATTCTAAGTCTATTTATACCAATGTCCGCTTCTTTGTGAATCTCACCAGTAAGCGTTGTAACATTTTTATTTTCAACGTTGGCATTAGCATCAAATTTACTTCCTGTCGCAGCATTGCTCGCCTTTGAATATTGCTTAATGAAATCTACTTCATGTTGATATTTTTTATATTTGTCAAACATAGAATTACGCCTCCGCAACCCATTTTAATGCGTTTTTGTAATTCAAATAAGACGACCCATTATTCAAGATCGGGGCGGAAGTAAAGCCCTTTTCCATCATATCGACAACTTCTTTTTCGCCCATTTCACAAAGGTCAAAGAGAATGCCTTTTTCTGTCAATTTTCCCTTTAAGTTTTTGCACTTAGGGCAATCAGGGATCGCGTATAAAACTACCCTTTTATTGTCTTGTTTTGTTTCTTTTTCTATATTTAAATTCTCCATACATCTCCTCCTTGTCTGCTATTTTTGTGTTTGAATATGTAGAATTATTGTTTAAAATTAAATTTAACTTGGAATCGCCTGTATTCTGCTGGCTAAACTCACCCAATTACCAGTTGTTTGATATGTAGAGACGCTACCCGCCGGTACATAAATAGGACAATTATTCGTATTACTAAAAGCATTCGCACTTCCTAAGGTTGGGGGAGTGATTGCATTTATTGTTATGCTTGTTAAACTGCTGCAAAGGGAGAACGCATTACTTCCTATACTCGTGACGGAGCTCGGGATAGTTACTTCGCTCAAACTGCTACAACCTGAGAACGCATTACTTCCTATAATCGTGACGGAGCTCGGGATAGTTACTTCGCTCAAACTGCTACAACCTGAGAACGTATACCCTCCTATACTCGTGACGGAGTCAGGGATTGTTATTTCGCTCAAACTGCTACAACGATAAAATGCATATCCCCCTATACTCGTGACTGAGGCGGGGATAGTTGTGCTCGTTAAATTGCTACAATAATAGAACGCATAACCCCCGATACTCGTAACGCTATTACCTATAATTGCGCTCGTTAAGCTGCTGCAATTGGAGAACGCGCTAGATCCCACACTCGTGACAGAGTCAGGAATAGTTATGTTTGTTAAACTACTACAATATGCGAACGCATAACTCCCTATGCTTGTTATACCACTTAAATCATCAAGGCCAACATGGGTTATACTCCTGTCGACAATTTTTTTAAACTGTTCACTATTACTGTAACCCATATCTGTCAAAAAAACTGGCATTTCATTATCCTCCTATCCATGTATACTCAAGCTCTATATCCTGTGTCGGTTTATTTATTGCATTGAAAGTCAAAGTGTCGCTTGTAACAATACAGAATAAGTCTGCGTTGCTAGCCAGTGTTTTATTAGCTCTGTCTTTTGGTTTAATAAAAATAGAATCTCCAGAGTTCACCCCTGGCATATTATAAAAATAATTATTACTTGAGTCCCAGGAGTTTACATTTAAAATTAAATCACCTGTGAATGATGTATACCAATCAAAATACTTTTTGGCACTTATAAATTTATCGTTGTTGGTTCCAGTTCCTTCTTTCAACAAACTATTAAATTGCGCTTGTGTACCATTATAATATACTGTTTTTAAACTGTCGCAACCGCTGAAAACATAATTTCCTATACTCGTGACAGAGTTCCCTATTGTTATGCTCTTTAAGCTGCTACATCTTTCGAACGCACCACCTCTTATGCTCGTGACGGAGTCGGGGATTGTTATGCTCTTTAAACTGCTACAATTAGAGAACGCACCATCCTTTATACTCATTACAGTGTCAGGGATTGTTATTTCTGTTAATTTACTACAGAAATAGAACGCATAATATCCTATGTCTGTTACGCTGTTGGATATCACGACATTCGTTAAATAACTTACAGCACCAGAGAACGAACTGTTAGTGCTACTTACCACATCACCATCACTTATTTTGGTGACGCCATAAAACTTCGCTTCATAAGTGCCCGCCGCTGTATAAGTATGACTATACGGCCCAGCACCACCATCTGAAATATCTACGATTGTTCCATCGCCCCAATCAATACGAATAAGCCCCGTAAGGTTTTTGACTGACAACTTGGTGCTAGATGCAGTTGTTGTAAATATAGCGGTGATGCTTGGAAGTCTATCTTGTTTCCACTGTAGAGCATTTGTTATTACTTTATTCTGCACTGGATTCTCTGAAGATGAGTCTAAATGATCGTCGACGATTATCGCTCCCGAACCACCTATCTTATACTCAGTGTCACCTATTGTGATATAGTTAACCTCAACAGAAGAGGTCCCAGACGAATCAACAGAAATTTCAGCGCTTATGACATCGTTGTTTATGTTTATAAAATTACCAGGTGTAAGCGTATTTTGTTTCCTTTGTAAGGCATTATAAACCGCTTTATTTTGTATGGCATTAGAAGAATCGGGACTCAGAGATGAATCTATAACTATAGTGCCGCCTTCCCCAATTTTTATATTCCCACCCTGCAACAGAGAATTACCATTAATTGTAACAATGTTTACACCAGAAACTAATTCATCTTGTTTGCCCGGTACGCTGATAACATTTTCAGCATTAATTTTAACAGCATCTCCGGGCGTTAATTTATTTTGTTTTTTTTCTAACCCCTCATATATAACTTTGTTCTCAACTGGATTTTTTGATGTCGAAGATAAAACTGTGTCTATTGTTCTTTCTGGAGACATTAAAACTTTAGCTATAACAAAGCCGGACGCGGGGCGATTGTCTACACAATATAAAACGGCAACATCTCCGCTCTTAAAATTATATTTACATTGATTAACAACGTTGCTTATTACTGTTTTGTTATTGTCATTTGCCAAATAAAGGTTTAGAGTACCATCTCCATTTACACTTGCGACTGGACAAAACATCGTATCGTCTCTTTTTTTTAATTCTTCTGCGCTTATGTTTCTTATAAGATCAACTAGTCCAGCTGAAGCTTGATTTATTTTTTCGTTTGACATGATACCTCCCTTTTATTTTTTTATTATATTATATCATATTTTTTATTTTTGTCAACTTTTTTAGACACCTTTTATAAATTAATTTACAAAAGGTAAATTTTTTATATTGCAGGCTGTTATTGACATTAATCCGCTATAATCAAGCGAAAATGATAAGCTCTGCAACAACAAACGTTCTCTTTTTAATGAGAAAAAGCTGTCTGTGTATGTAATTAAATTATTCACAGACAAAGATGGATTGAAAAACGTATCACTATTCAAGGAGGCGGTTGCCAATATAGCTTTTCTTAACTCATAATCCGCTCTCTCTTGCGCTAAAGTATCTGTTGTTATATTTGTATCGTTAATCGGCGACGCTATCCTGTATCCTATTTTTTGGAAACATATAGGCGAGGACGGATCATCATTTATTGCTTCTGCTGTCACAAGTCTGCTATTGATACTAGCGCCAACAACGACAATCTTATTTATAAAAGATCCCATATCAAATGAGAAGTTTTCATTTTGAAAATCCCCATTTTTGTCTACGAAATCATATATTACGGGTTTCGAACTATCATCAATGGTTTCCACAAGTGGAACAAAAACAAGTCTCCCCTCTGCGTTATAAAACATCTCGGCAGATAGCATTTCACATAACTGCATCAATATCTCGCCCCATGTTGAACCGGATGATCCAACTAATTTTGTTGGCGTTATTCTTCCTTTAAACGCGGGACTATAAACAATCGGCCTAGAATCGAATACATATCCATCACCAGCGTCTGTGCCAAGTATATCGTTTATGATATCTTGGATGGATATCCCCTCAGGAATTTCCGTTGTTTCCGTCAGAGTTCCTCGCTTGCTTTCGAAAATACTAAACTTGTCCCCGCACTCTACATTTACGGTTGCGTTATCGCTTGATCTTGATGGGCTTACCTTCGTAACAATAAATATACCCTTCTTAAACCATAAAACACCGTCAAAATCAGGTATTTTTAGGCCAGCCTCCAACGCGATCTTTGTGTTTGCCCATATCGAATTAACACCTGGCGTATATTTACCGTCATTATTCAATAATGTAAACGATAAAGATCTTCGTTGCCCGTTTTGGTAATTTTCTGAATATGAACCACCCGAAACAATATCTCGGGATGGTATCTGATAAGCATAACTATCATCTGGGTTACACATAAAGATTCTAAAACGTGGATAAATAGTATTGTTTTTTAACAACTTGTTTATATAAGACAAATTACAATATTTTTTATAATCAAATATTAAATCACCATCAACTTCCAGCGACCCATAAATTCCATCTCCGGCAACAGCTGTGTTTATCGAAAATGGATAAATAATATTCGCCATATCAGATACCTCCTTTATATTTTTATGTTAAATATGTTGTATTATTTGATATTTTTCAATATCTTCTATTTCAGTCCAACTGAAATTAATTGTTATTGGCCTCTTATCCCATGTGTTTGCTGGCTGCATAGAATTGTCAAAAACCTGAACAATATACGAGTTGCCAATTTCATCTTTGAGCAATTTCGGATTGCCAGAGTAACAGAATTGCTGCCACCTCTTTAACATGTCAATCTTCTTGTTGCTAGTACCGTAAGATTCGCTGCCTTCCCACCATGGTTTCTCTTTGTAACCACCGCCATTGATCGGGGGTGTAAAGAATAACTTATCTGCATAAGCATTTGAGGCTTTTTGAGCATCATTTCTAAATTGCCAACTCGATCCATCGTAGTATTTACTGTCTGTCAACAAGTTGAAGAGTTCAATATCTCTTCCTATTAAACAGCTTACTTGCCCACTCATAGCGTTCTTTGGACCCTGAGAAAACCTTGGATAATTCGAAAGAGTGTCTTGTTGTTGCCTTGAAAGATTTTGTGTTATACTACCGCTATCAATATTGTACTTGAATCTCCAAACATCAGAATCGTTTTTGATTTGATATGTAAAACCATTACTGTTTTTGACAGGTGTTAGCTCGACCAAACTATAGCCAACCCAAGCAGATCTGGTAGCGAGCGTCTTTATATAATAATTATGCTCATCGTCTTGTGAAGAATCGCTTCTAATAAGATATTTGTAATATCTATGATTACCAACATCAAAATCCTTTAATGAACCATTAACATTTTTTGCAACTAATTTGTATATTGGCTCTTCATACGAGCTAGATGTATCGGAAGAATCGTAAGGATACCATATTTCTTTTTTATAAATTGATACAGTTTTATCTTCTGATGGTTCTTCTGATGATGTCCTGTTTATAACCGAACAACCATATTTACAATCAAATGTAATTGATGTCCCTGTTTCAAACACATTGTTTGAGCTTTCTTTAAAGCTTGTTTCAAAATGTTTTTCAAACACTTTTTTGTACCCAGAATATGTTTCGACGACTAATTTTAAATTATAATGACTTTCAGGTTCCAACCCGTAAATATTATAACTCAAAACTTTATCGAATAAAATATCGCTTTTATTGACCAATATTTCAAATTCAGATGAATGGTTTGCGTCAGTTTTATATAAAAACCACTGAGCGTCTTTCCATTGAATAAATTGATTTTGATTATAGGTCGCACTCGCAACTATATCTGGGTTATAAACATCGTCTGACGATAAAGAGCTTCCATCTAAAGTCTTTAAAGATATATCAATAGATGGTTTATCATATAACGAAAATAGTTCATCATTGCTTTCTCGGAAGAAAGTTTTGATTTGATATTTAGTCCCCGCATTCGTTCCTGCATCTGAGATCCAAGTTCCTTCGAGCTCTTCATCTGTAGAACTAGGATTTTTAGGATCAGAAGTTGAATAAGAGGAATTATAATCATAATCATAAGCTGTATCATATTCCACAAGCCCATAAATTGGGTTGTAATTTTGAATCTTTATATAATGTTGTTCGTTAGTTGTTGAGTCTTTTAACAACATCATACCATTAGATATATTATCCGAACGGCGAATATAAAGAAGGCCTGTATCTGGAAGTAAATAATGTTTTGTAGCATTATTGAATGGCCCATTTCCTCCATCTATAGATATACTAACAAATTGCTTTTTTGTTCCGAGATAATAAACATTGCCATTGCCAAGAGCATTACAACCATAGAACGCGGAAACTTTTATATTTGTAATACTGTTGGGAATAGTTACGCTCGTTAAACTGCGACAATTATAGAACGTTTCACTTTTTATACTCGTTACGGAGTTGCCTATCATTACACTCTCTAAACTTCCACAATAAGAGAACGCATAACCTCCGATACTCGTAACGCTATTACCTATAATTGCGCTCGTTAAGCTGCTGCAATTGGAGAACGCCCTACTCCCTATACTCGTGACGGAGTTTCCTATTGTTGCGCTCTTTAAATTGATACAGCCATTGAACGCATTTATTCCTATACTCGTGACGGAGTTTCCTATTGTTGCGCTCTTTAAATTGATACAGCCATTGAACGCATTTATTCCTATACTCGTGACGGAGTTCCCTATAGTTACGCTTGTTAAACAGTCTCTCGCACCATAGAAGGACCCAATGTCAAACAATGTAGTTGCGTGCTCTCCTATCTTAGTTACATTATAAAACTTAGCCGTATATGTTGTATCTACTGAATTATATGAGTGGCTGTAAGAACTACCACCACCGTCATTGACGGGCACAACCGTTCCATCACCCCAATCAATTTGTGTTAATCCTGTGAGATCTTCAACTTCCACATTTCGTTGACTTTGTGTCGTGGTGAATGTGGCAAAGAGAATATCACTGGTCGTAGATTCCTGATTCTGATTTGGAAATCCATAAAATAACCACGGGCTACCTAATGTATTATTATAAAAAATTAAACCCGTGTCATTTAAATGCAAAACTGGCTCCCATTTATCGTTTAAAGCCCCATTCTTGTTTACGGGTGGGTTATTACTACTTATATTTTCTAGAGCTCTATATGCCATCTTGGTGATATACTCATTCCAATAAACAGATAAATTTGTAGGAACTTGCCCAACATTTTGGCTGACACACATATAATAAGTTACTTGCGAACTATCATCTGAACTGTCACCGCCCACATATACAATATCCCCAACGGAATAATTTTGTACACTGTTCCATGCAGTATAATTATCACTATCATTTATTGGGACATAAAGAACGACATCTCCGATGCTATAACTTACAGAATTGTCATAATTTTTATAATTATTGGTATATATTTCTTCTGGTTTTTCATTAATAAACCTCAAAGGCGTTTCATTAATATTCCCATATGTTTTTACATTTTCGTTCAAACCCTTAATCTGTAATCTTTTCCCATAATATAACGATGTTGGGGCTGTAACTAAAACCAACTTGTTAGACAATTCTCCCCACGTGTCTGAATCTGGAGCTCTAAGGAATTTTATAGTTGTTTCGTAGTTGCCTAAAACCTCCGCTTTTGTTTTTTCAACTCGATAAGAATACCAGATCGTAGAGCTTGATGGGGTAATATTTGATATAGAACCCGTACATGTATAAATGAAAAAACGCCATAACCACATAATCGCTCCTGTTGGAGTAAAGCTTTGTTCTTTCCCAAGATAAACAAGACATTTTCTAGGAGAATAAGACCCCGTATTTGAAGTATACGTACGATCTTCTTTATATTCGTATATTATTGCACCTTGATAATATAATCCATCGGTATTATCATAATTATCTGGTTCGGAATTCCCTTTTTCCATGTCATATACGACAAGCGACCAAGAAACGGATGTTCTGGCGTTCAAGTTTGTTAATGTTGGTTTGTCCCCGACCCATGGTTGTATACCAATAATGTCAGAGCTCCTTGTATAACAAGTCGCGCTATATAAATTTCCATCGAAATCTATACTTGAAACTCTTACTATGTCTCCTGGATCATATACTTCACTTGGATTATACATATTTGGGAACAACGTGGTTATATCGTGATTTTTAATAGACCTTGACGTATAATATATACCATTATAAGGAGACCCAGCATAATCACTCCCTGTGACGAAATCATAATAATTTACACTTTGCGTTTGCTGTTTATTTAATATTAAACGTTCATTTTCTGGAACATCTATGTCTGCAAAAGGAATATATGACATAGCTTCAGTTGAACTATTTGTAAAATAAATCAACTCACCGTATGACTCAGATTGATTTGCTAATGATGTATGCCAATTCCAAACCGGATTTGTTGCAGCGTCAAAAAGGTCCCAATCGTTCGAACTACTTGAATTTTCGCCAGGAACGCTAGTTGTATTTTTATTTGCTTTATAAAAAGAACTTATATATTCAACAATATCACCAGCATGATACTCAACTCCGCTTTCCCAATTTGTAAATACATTTTGATCTAACGGAACATCAATTACATACGATACTGTATTTTGAACAGATGTTGTATCTATATCGTTACCATATTTAAATATTTGAAATCCATTTGCAACGTCTGGTTCGATAGTTCCATCTTGAAACCCAGTTTCGCCTGTCGGTAGATAAATATAGCCGTGTGACTGATCATATCCTTTAATTGGGGCTCTAATTCCCCTCTGCTCAATCTCTTTTGTTGTGTCATAAGTCCATTTTTCTGGTTCATTTGGATCGTATTGCAAGCCAGGAATCCAGACAGGTTGAACAAAATAACCGTTATAAATCTCATCAGAGTAGACAGAATGAATTCTAGTAGAATTAGAACCTAAAACATTTCCACGGGTGACCTGCATATCATAAATACGCGGATCATTTGGAAGAATGTATTTGTTAGCATTTGTATCCCATTCTAATTGATAGAAAGTCACAGACCACTTATATTCATGACCATTATAAACATCGGCGTCCACGGAAGAATTTAACACATCCCCATTTGAATCAATCTCATATTTCTTTACGCCATTATCATACCACATTTGAGCGCGAGCCAATGTTGTGTCGTAGCTACTTTTCTTTTCTTGTGGCACAATCAACGGATGTTTGAAATATGTCCCATTATACCCACTGTTTAATAGCTGTGGATCATCATCAGAATCAACCCACCTATTAGAAGAGACATATCCCCTTAAATCTTTTATCAAACTTATATATTTTATATCTAAAGGCATATCTTCTGGCACAGAAGATAACACCAAATTATTTTCACTATCATAAACTTTTATTGTATAACCATCAACTTTTGTATTCGCTGTATCTATTTTACATTCTAAAAAAATCGGCTCATCTGTACTAGACAACTTAACATCAAAAGTCTGAGCTGATGGTGACAAATCTGTAGGTTTATAAATCATAATATATTTAACCTCCTTTTCTTTTAATATAAATACAATCATAGGCGGGGCGGAGGTCGTCCCCCCGCCGTTATAATGATTGCTTAATTTTAATTATTCATTACTGGATTCAGTATACTGAATCACATCTCCGTTTTTCTGATATACGTTACCGTTCACGTAAACATTACCTGTAAGATATATTGTGCCGCCTTCAACAGTAACAGTCGTTTCTTCTGTAGAAGAATCAATGCTGAGCGTTATGGTTGCATTCCCAAGTTTGATCTTTTGGACCGTTATGTCTCCCTCTACGGCGATGTCGCCTGTAAAAGTTCCACCTGCTTTGGGCATAAACTTTTCGTCTGCTTGCGCCGCAGTGTAATATTCAGACAAGTCTATTTCAGTACTTCCAACTTCTTCCCATGAATCATTTATGTATAAATATTCTTTGTATCCCGTGCCTGAAGTTTGAGGTATTAAATAAATAATACCCTTTTTCCCCGTTTCGGGTAATTCTGAAACGATTTGAAGATCAAATTCTGTAATAGAGGCCACAGCGTCATTTGTATATTGTTTTGAGGCTTCCAATACATCATCGGCTATCTGATCTATTTCATCAGAATTATAGGTGCCCTTACCGTTAATTAATAAAGTGCCTTCCCCGTTATCTTTGATTATAACCGTACCTATTTGTACCGATACCGTCTTTTCATCGTTTGTCCCAACTTGGAACTCCTGCGTATCGTCCCCCATAGAACCAATGACATTTAACGATAAAACGGGTTTCTTAACATCTCCCATAATTTTCTCCTTATTTTATTTATTTCGTCGCGGATTCGTTTTTAAATCCGCGACGATTATGTTATAAAAGAACTCTTTTATTTGTTGTTATGACGAGTTATAGCCATATATTGCCTTGCTTCGGCCAAAAGTTTATTGAAATTAAAATCACTATCCGCATTTACAGTAATATTAAGGTCATTTACATGCATCGAATTGTCTTCAGTTGAATTGAAACGATTCGCTTCGGTTTTGATCGTAGACAAACCCTTAATGAGATTCGGAGATAATTCGCCAAGTTGATAAAGGTTCTTAGTAAGATCTGCTGGGACTATACCTGTATGTGCAGGGAGAGCTGTTATGGTGCCTTGCGGGGTTACAATGCCCTCGGTACCGAGCTCATTGATAAGAGATGTCTGATTAAAGTCCCCTATATCATAAGCACCGCCCATATAGCCAGTTTGAGCAACAAGCCTCTTCCACTCACCACTCCGTTTGATCGCATAACTATCTTCTGCTTTTATTGACCCTCCTTTGGCGTCGGGAACCGCTCCAAAGAAAACCACCGTTCCATCTGGTAAAGATTGAAATTCGTCATACGAAACCGACCTATATTTGGCACCAGGTTTTCCTGCACTATCAGTAAAAGACGTAACTTCCATTACTAGGTCACTTCCCGGGTTTTTGTCAAACCCTTCTATAACGTTGTAAGCCGTTGAACTTTTTTCAGATTTTTCTATAAGTCTATAAATTTTGTCCGCATTCCAAATTCCAGTTGTGTTGTTCCTGAGTTTTAGTCCAACAAACTTCATTACGCTATCAGCTGTGTTTGTTTTGCCTTCTTTCATACTATCTAAGTTGGTCAAATCATCTTTTGAAAGTTTATTCATTGTGTTGCCCAAAACATCTTTTTCTATATTTTCTATTTCATCGCTCGAAACACCCATGGTTTGTAAGTCGTTTTTAATCTTTAAATAATTATTATAAGCCGTATTTTGAGCTTGTTGTTGTGCAATATATTTTGAAGTAGTTTCTTGTCCTGACATATTGCTCATATTAGAACCCGCATCTCGTATTTTAGTAAGCTCTTCTTTAAGTTCGGCTTTTTTATTATTTCTATCTTGTGTTGCGAAGGATTCCATTGTTGAAATATATTCTCCCCAATCTATTGTTTTTGATTCGCCGCCACCGAATAAATTTAAAATACTCCCGATACCATCAATACCGCCAACACTTGTTTCTATTGATTCTAGATAACTATCATATTTCTCAACAGCTTTTTTGATAGCTGCCAATTCCTCATTTTTAGAAATATTATCTAATATGCTATTTTGCTGTTCCAATAAATCAATTTGATATTGTAAATTTTCCTTCTGCGTTTCTCTTTCCAAATTTTCAATATTTTCTTTCGCTTCTCGAATAGATTCTTCGTTAGCCTCATATGTCCAACCAACCCCAAATCGATATACGCGTCTTTTTTCTTTTTTTGCATTTTCCAAAGCCTCTTTAGCTTTGATTAATTCCAATTCTTTTTTTCGTTGTTCATTTATATCCGACAACGCATCAATTTGAGTTTTGAAATTTTCAATAGTGGCTTCATTTTCGCGCTTTCTTGAATCAATAATAAGATCCTGCAATTCTTTATAATAATTATTCTCTATCTTTAAGTCATTTAAAAATTTTATTAAAATTTTCTGTAGATTTTCATTATTATTAAACAAAACCTCTACTTCGTTTAAGCTTTCAGCACCTATCAACGCACTAAAATCATCTTCGGTCAAACCAAGGTTATCTTTACCTTCTTGCTTTATATACTCCTGAAGAGTTTTATAAGTAGATTTATTCTCTTTTAAAGAATTAAATGTCGCTCTTTCATACAAAAATGCTTGAGTAGATTGTAAATTTTGCGACCCGAACAATTGGGCAAATAAATTTTCATATACGTTTTCTTTACTAGTCGAAACTAATTTGCCGTTTTCATCATATTTATTATACAAATCGAAATATTGGTCGTTTATTTTTTCTAAAATTTCTCCGCTCAACTTGCCCTTGCTAGACAATTCATTAAATATTGAAATTAGTTCACTATAAGATTCTCTTAATTCTTTTGGAGATTTCATCAAATCGGATAGAGTTATTGATCCTATAACGTTCTTAAAAGACATTGCGCTTTCTGTTGACATCTTCATAGCATTGGTAAAGTTTTCTAATTCTTTATCATCTAACAAATAAATATCTTCTCTCAATTTTTCCAACGCGTTGTCTAAACTCTCATCTCCATAAAATGATTTGGCAAGTTTTTCAAGAGCCTCTCGTCCTCCTTCTGTAAGAGAACCAATGTGATCCATTGTAAAACGGATCTCATCATATGTTTTATATTGCCCTTCAGAAATATCGTTGATTTTTTTTGCAAAATCTTCTTGACGTGTTTGTAAATATATCAAATTATTAAAAGTTTTACTCGAACCAGTAAACAATTTATTAAATTCCCCATCTGCTCTTAAAAACGTTTCTATTTGTTGTCTGGCCGAATCCGTTAGTTCTCCTGACAAATCTCTAACGTTCATTCCTGTGAGCGTTAAGTTATCCGCAAATTTTTGTACTGCGAATTCCAATGTAGAATTTGATACATCAACAGCTGACCACATAGCTAACCCCGATTTCATAAAAGCAGATTTTAATTCATCTTGCCACAAATCTCTATTAAGCTTCGTTATTGCGGCTTGGCTACTCTTATATGTGTCTACGGCATTTTTCAATCCAGATAAAATATTTTCATTCCTTTTATTTTGTTCAATAACCCCAGAAATAAATCCTTTTTCTATCCGTTCGATTGCCTCTACAGCTGATTCTATTTTTGCTTCAGTAGTATCACCTTTCAAAACCGCGAGACCATATGTATGCCCATTTCCCGCGTCTGTTATACTTGTTTTAAATGTATCTCCTAGTTGCTTATATATCTCACCTGTAAAGAAATCAACACCTCCATAACGGCCCTCTTCTGCTGAATAACGATTATTGGTGGCTTTTAACGCATCCTCTATCTTTTTTTCATAAGATTTTCTTTCTTCTTCTTGTGTTTTATACTTTTCAATAGCGGTTTCTTCGGCTGTATAGTTTTCAACAACATTTAAAATTTGTCGTTTTTGATCATCATTATCCCCTAAAAGAATTCTTTCTAATTCCTCTAAGTTATGATTCATAATATTAGAAAAATTTTCTGCCGTAAGATCAGTGAAACCAGTGTCCTCTATTTTAATAAGTTCATTAAAGAGTTTTTGGAAGTCATCAAAATTTTCAGATAACGTTGAAATTAATTCATCAACATTTTTTTTGGCATCTGCAACCTTTTCTGCGGTCGTCAAATCATAAACCGCCGATTCTACTTCTTTGGTTGCGTTTTTAATTTTATTCAATGCCTCAAGTTGCTTCTTTGCATCCTCAACACGTTGTTTTATTGAAATTTCCTCAGAATGCCTTAGCCATTTAAATAAGCCACCTATACCATCACCGATTATGGGGCCAAGCACTGGCCCTAAAATCGGACCAATGCCAGGTATTGCAGTTAGTAATCCTGTTGCCGCGCCTGTTGCAACACCGTTAATAAAGTTATCGGTCGTATCAGATTGGATATCGTTGATTTTAACATCTTTAGAGCCCATGAGGCCGCCAAAGTGAGAGTTGGTCCCAGACATGCCTGCCTGAATACCAGCGACAGCACCTGTTAACATACCTGTTTTTATTTGATTTTTAATAAGTTGTTTTCTTTGAGCGTTTAAACTTTCTAAAGCCGTAGGGTCTTCTATCGCTTTCCCTTCGTTATCTACCCATTTTCCCCAGCTTCGAGCGGCATATACCATATTACCATCTTTATCTTTTGCCGCATATCCAAGTCCCATTCCCCACCGTCTATTAAAACGATTTTGGTTTGTAAGACGAGTAATTTCTTTTTGGTTGGCTTTTATCTTGCCATGAAAAGTTGTCTGTATATTATCTATGGTCGTAAGATGTTTTTCATTTTGGGCACCAAGAGCTTTAATTTGCGCTCTATTAGCTACGTTTTGAGCATGTCTGCTTCCAAGATTAAAAAATCCTGGGGTGGTGATTTTACCACCACTTTCTATTCCCGCTATTTTATTCGCTACTGCTATTAATCTTTCAATATTTGCATTAACTTTAGTAAATCCAGCGCTAATAATAGATTTTTTGTCGCTCTCCTGCATGGCCGATCCAGCAAATTGCATATGTTTAATGTTTAAACTATTAGTTAACTTATTTATAGGATTCATAAAACCACCAAATCCTATCTTATAAGCATTCATCGCTGTCAGCATAGAAGTTAATGAAATGATTATTTTATCAAGATGTTTAACAATCCCTGCAACAACATTGAAAAATCCTTTGAGAACTTTATTAGAACCAAGTCGCTGTGTAAAGCCCTCCCATGCGTTTTGAACCTTGTTTATGCTAGCTTCAATAGATTCCATTTGAGCTTCATATTTTTCCGCAGCAGTTCCCGCTGAGTTGGCTGAAATTTCTTGAGCTTCACGAACTCTATCCCAGTTTGAGAGCATAACAGTAAAGAAGTTTCTTTGACGTGTTTTTTGTATTGTACTGAGTCATAACTTCAGTATGAATTTTAATTATTATAATTTTGTTGTATATATTTTAATGTTTCATCGAGTTTGTTCGGGAAGAAATTTGTTACAAATTCGATAAATTGTTGAGGGGTATTATTCCCAAAACCATATAAACTATGGAATTTAATGTGAATATCTTTAGATAAACAGATACCATATGGGTGCATTCTTTCTTGTTTTCGATATGCGTTAATAATTTGATTTTTAAACGAGCCATTCTTTTTATTTACGTCTTCAATATCAATTTCTTTTAATCCCAGATCACGCAAGGTACTTGCTATTATTAAATTTCTAGAAAATAAATGATGAACATCATCAAATTTAGCACCAGTTAAAAAACATTTGTTCTCGCACATTTCTATCGACTTTTCCCTCCATTGATTGGAGTATTTGTCCAAAAATCTACTGAGATTATGATAATTAGTATCATCATCTGGATCTTGGCGATATAATTTTAATTTTCTTCTTACTTCTTTGATGCTTTGAGGCTCTCGGTGTAGAACTTCTCCAATTTCGACGTCTGTCATTTTTTCATAATTCTCTCGAATAAAAGAATAGTCTTTTTCCGTATATTGATAACCTGGCCCATTCCCTATTAAACCCATTTTTTGTAATTGTAAATTAAGTTGCCTAATATTTCTATTGGGCAATAATTTTAAAAGCTCTATTCGTTTCATTTTATGATAATTTAATCGTATGACATTTTTTTCTTCCAAAGTCCAACTAAGTCGTTTTTTAACATTAAGTTTTTGTATAATTGTTAAAATAGAACTTTCGGTTCGATCAAGATTATATTTAAGTATTAACTCTCTAATTGTAGAACATTTTGTATAATTTTTTTGAATTATATCTCTTTCTTCATCTGTAAACTTTACAAACTTTCTTCTAATACCCAAAAATTTAGCTCGATTTGTAATCTGAATCTCATCATACCCTTCGAATCTAATAATCACTTTATACCATGGGGTTACAACATAATTCTCAACAATCCACCTATCATCTTCTTCTGTAAAGTCTCCCCATTTACAAACTTCAGATTTTTTAGCACCTAACGATATAGCTCTGCCGATAATTTGTTTTTGAGTCAATCCACTAAAATGTGTTTTAATCTCTTCCCACGATGCAGTTAAATAATTATTTTTTAACCACTCATCATCTTCTTTTGCCGCAATCCTTCCCATTAGCGACAAATCGCGCGTTAAACCAAGCTCCCCCGCAACGCGAGACAACTGTTTTTGATCATACTCTGGGAACATTTTATTTAAGGCTTCCCTATCAATTGTGGCACAATTTTCTTTTAACCATTCTATACGCTTTTCTTCCATAAAATATTCCCTCTTTTAAATTTTTAATATATTTAAGGTATATATCAACCCTTTACAACAAAATTATAAATTAATTCACTTATTCTTTCAAATAAGAATAGACCATTTTTTAACCCACACCATCATGTGTTTCGGGCTATACCTTTTCCATTTAAGGGATTCTCACCCACGCCATACATTTGCGCCGTACTCCTGTAGTCTCTCGACCCCTTCGGGGATGGTCGTTGAACGTTCCACATATTTTAAAAAACTTAGTGGCTTCGCTGCATGATCTGCCAATCCTTTTGTTTTAAAACCATCATAATCTGGTTTCCCGATTATTGTGGTAAAAGGCTCTAAGGCTTTACCTGCAATTAAATATATTCTTTAACATATATTTCTATATGTTCAGGCACACATTTTACCTGCAAACGCGGTTGCGACTGCGCTTTGTTCAACGGAACTTAAAGTGTTCCACTTTTTCGCCAATTCATCAAGAACTTCTCCCATATCACGCATTTCCATTTTGGAATTACGAATGCTTATTCCCAATACACCTAAAACTTTTTCAATATCGTTTATCTTCTCAAGGTCTTCGCCTTCAGTCATCATAGACACGAACGAGCCAGCTTTAACATTGCCGTACCTAGACAAAATACTTCTGACTGCGGTACCTGCCATTTCAGCAGATTGCTGAGTAACATCCATAATAGTGGTAACCATCGCTGCAGTTTCATCGAGGGATAATCCCATTTGAGAGGCAATCGCCGATGTCCTTGCCATAGCTTCACCGATTTCACCAGCGGAGGCCGCATAGTTCATATCAAGCTTCGTGAGTTTGTCGACAACCGTACTCGCTTCGCTAGCTTGCATTTTGAAACCTTTTAATGTTGATGTTAAAACTTTTGTCGCAGAGTTCATATCAAGCATACCGAGCTTGGATAATTGAGTCGTCGCAGTAATTAAATCCATAGACTCGCTTATAGAATAACCCTGTCTCAGCCATTCGTTTGCCGATTGCGCCAAAGCAGTGGTAGTGGTTCCTAACTCTTCTGCTAATTTATTATAGCTTAAAATTGCGTTATCAACTTCTTGCCTATTCATACCTGTAACAATACGAATATTCGTTGCTGCTTTATCGAGCTCTTTTGTTATATTGACAATTTTCTGGAATTCTTGTCTTAGTTTACCCAATACCCTATATAAACTAAAATATTGCGTAATCTGTCTAAGAATACTGTCCTTACTCCAACCCATTTGATTCCAAACGGATTGTTTCTGTTGGCCACCGCCAGCACCACCGGCAGCTTTGCGAGCCATTTCATCAAGCTTGAGTTGATGCTCTGCTTTATAATATGATAAAAGATCGTTTTTATTACTTTCATTCTTTACATTTTTTTCGGCTTCTTCTCGTGCCTTTGTAGCAACTTCTAAGTTTTTGTTCTCTAAAGTGTTTAAATCGTCTAATGCTTTTAACGCGTCTGGATTATTGGCATATTTCGCCCTTTCTTTATCAAGTTCTAAAAGCTTAAGTTTTATAGCATATTCTTTTTTAAGAGCCTCTTCATATGCCTCTTCGGCCGCTTTTTCATCTTCTTCGGCTTGTTTTTCTTCTATTTTTTTTCTAGCGTTTGGGTCTATTCCGGTTTCTCCAGCAATGGTAGATTCCACGAATCTATCTGTAACAAAATGATGGTCTTCTTCATCAATTGCCGAGACGTTATATTTGCCAGAATCAATAGTTTCTAAGAGGACGCGTTTGAAGTTCGGGTCGTTTAATAATTGTTCTATATCAGCTCTACGCGTTACGAATTGCCCCGTTTTTTGATTATAAGACTGGACAGCAGCGGTTATCGCAACGTTCTCTTGCGTAAGTTGTTTGAACAGACTTTCGTCGATGTCCATCCCTATATCTTTTAATGGATTTTGAGCCCCATTAAATTTAGCAAAGTCATTTTCTGTGTACCCGTGTTCTTTTATATAATCTCTGGCTTGTTTCAAATAATAAGCATACAACACCGGTTGCATTGCTTCTTTTGCTGTGAGGTTGGTGTTATTTTTGGTTTTTATATCTTGTACTTCAATAGTAGCCATATTTTCATCGTCTACAAATTGATGTAATTCAGAATCCCATCTTTTGCCACCATAACTGCCAACTATAGTATCGGCCCTGCCGTGTTGCGCGTGCCCAATAACGCCTGCAAGATTCACTTCGGATTGAACGAATCCGCCCTTTTCGTTTTGACTAGCCCTAATTCTAGAACCTCTATTAAGTGACTCTCCCGCATAAGTAGCATTAGTAATACTTGCTTCTTTAGCTGACAAGTACGCAGACTCGTCAACAGATTGTTTTTTAATATTGGCTTCCGCTTCGCTTATTAAATGGAAGATACCGTGCTCGTGAGTTTCTTTGTTTTCTTCTGCCCAAAATTTTTCCCAGAGTTGTTTTGCGGCATCGTTAGTTTCTTTTTCTTTTTCTAACCACGCCTTCATTCCTTCATAAGTGTCTCCGGCGTATCCTATGTCTTGAGCTTCGCCTATGGCCGCTTTAACTCCGTGCGCTACATTACCAAAAATCATAGCGCCTTCAGAGTCTGCATAACGTTTATATGCTTCGTCACCATATAGAGACATTAAATATTTGCCAGCGTATTCACCGCTAAACTCTTGACGTGCGTTTCTAAACCCCGTTAAATCAGGGAATTCACCACCGCCAAAAGCGTTTCTTATCATTGTTGTTACACTTGGGTTGTAAACATTTTCGCCCTTAGCTTTTTGCTCCGCAAGCCAATGTGCTTTATCTAGTTGTTTTGTCGCATCTTTTAAATCTTTTAGCTTTTGAATATTTTCACTGTAAGCCTCGCCTTCTTTTTTTGCTACGCTAATCTTATATTTTTCTGCTTCAGCCTCGCTATAAATAGCATCCTCTAGTCTTTCGGTGGCGTCGGCAAGAGTGTTTACGGTCTCCGTGTTTTCGCCAATTTTTTTACCGTACTGAGATGTATATCTATCCCAATAATTTCCAGGATCAGTCTCTCCGCCATGCCCAGTTCTACTCCACGTCCTCCATTGATATGTTTTGGGATCTGCTCCGCGGGCGACCATTTGTTCCTGGGTTGATTTTACAGCATTCGCTACAACGTCTGATGAAAAGCGGCCATAATCCTCGGCTTTGCCATGAACTATAGCCTCATAATTTGGTCCTAATAATTCTTTTAGTATTTTATCTCCGTGTGAAAAACCTTGTATAGCAGACATTGTTACGGCCGAAATACGAGAATCTAAGACCTCATCTTGTCCAAAAATTTTAAGACGGGTCATTTCTTCAAAAAGTTTGTTTAAATCCCCTGTCTTTGCCAAAATATCAAAAGCATTGCCAGCCCCACTAAAAAGTTCCGCTATTTTTTTATTTCCCTCTTCTTCGGATATTTCTCCATTTTGAACCAATAATTTAATAGCATGTTTTGCAGAAATCATGTTCTGCTCAATACCCTCAAGCATATTTCTGGTTATCATGGATTTGGCCGCTTGAAGTTGTCCTTCATATGAATTTCCCACAGAAATATTGCTTAAACCTGTGGCGTCTATCATATTACTAATGGCGGTACTCATGTTGGACGTCATACCAACCTGACTCTTAAAATGTTTAGCAAATAAAGCTGTTACCTCTTGTAAGTCTTGTTTTTCGCGTAGGGAAAAAGCCTTTTCATCCAAACCAAGCTCGCCCATCTTTTTTACACGATCGGCGGCTAAACGTGGCGCTGCTCTTAAATAAATCTCGTTTTGTTTGTCTGTGAAAGCTCTGCTTTCTTCTGGATCCGTAAAAATTAATGGATTTAAAAACGCCGAAATAGTATCGCTATCGAAATCCATGTTTGAAGCAATACGCTGCGCAAAAATGCCTGTAAATTCAGTGTCGTTTAAATCTGCATCTTGATTGATGAACCATTGCATGCCACGCATATCCATTCGATTGGTAAGCGGCCAACGCAATATGTCTCCCGCAGCACCACGAACTCGCATTCTTTTTAACAACGAATTATATTTCGCTTGGTCTAAAACTCCATTTTTATCAGTGGCTTGTCGTCTAACTTCTTCGTCTATCCATTCTTGCAGTTTTATAAAACGTTCGCTTCGTAACGTGATATAATTTGCTATTCTGTTTTCAAGCTGTTGAACACCTTTAATCCCTTCGAGTGTTTTGTCATCTATAAGTTCATCTCGTCCAAAGGTTAACTCTTTTAAATAATTCTTATAATATTGTATTTTAGAAGCATTATTGCCTAATTCTTTAGTTTTGTCTCTTAAATTTTTTAAAAAAGCATTTCTATTAGTTTGAAATCCAATTGTGTTTATATCCCTATATACATTATCTTCGTCGTGCAAAATACCAAAAACATTGACGCCACGTCCGTGAAACTGTTGGGATCCGCTGACAGCGTTTTTATGCCCTAGCTCATAGTAGTAGCCTCGATCACGAGCGTTTTCTTGCCCAATTAAAAAATCCTCTGCATGTCTTCCAATACTTGCCCTTGCTTGTTCTCTGTCCTCTGGCTTATTCGGATTGTTAAAAGTTACAATAGCACTCATCAAAGCCGTTAAATCGCCAGAATTCTGAGGAAGAGTGTAAGTTCCATCTTTGTTCTGTCTGATAGGGATGTTGGGTACATATAATCTATTAACTTTATATTCGTTTCCCTCTCTATCTTTTCTAATTAATGGTGCATTAGAGAGATCAAAATACGCTCCAATATCGTCAACACTAATATTTGCATCTGGGTTATTATTCTTGATTTCTTTAAGCTTATTTTCTTTAGCAGTTTGTATTTGACCCCAAATTGTTTTGGCAACCAAATCAATATTCCTAATTCTACCATCGGCGTCCCATAAACCCTCTACCCCAAGAACACTATCCCATGCTTTTTGTATATCAATATCGTATCCTGGGCCATAACCTATCGAAACAGACTGATTTCTTATAATATCATTATCTGTCCCGCTTTGACCAGAAAGTAGAGCTGCGGTTGTTATAGCTTGTTCCGCCATTTCGTATTCAGCTTGGTTTTCTTCTGATGGCGAATATGCTCTAAATAATTTATTGCCATAATCAGACATACCAATGGCGCCCGCGACTTCTAAAACAGCCTTACGAGCTTGATCATTAACCTTTGCATTTTTACGCGGATTAATTGGTAATGTTTCCAAAACATTCATAGTTGCATAGCGCAATCTTGTGTTTATTTTAGTTTTATATTCATCAAGATCTGAAAAATCATTAAAATCTATTAGACTAAACATATTACCAAATGCCGATTTGATTTTTTCCACATCCGCTTTTTTTGCATTTTTAGATAACTTGAAGCCGCCCTTTTTACCTAAAACTAATAAATCTGCTAAGTCTCCTGCTCCATTATCTCTTAAATACTGGATAAAACCCTCTCTCCATTTGCTAGTGTCTTCTCCGTTTAACTCTGCTGGAAGCACGTATGTTTTTTTATAATCTTCAATAAGAATTGGTAACTTCTCGTTGATCGCCATCGCCAAGTCATTATATCCAATAGTACTGCCGCCAATAAAAGCTCCAACATGGTATCTGTCTATGTCTTCATCTTTGACACTATCGGGTATACCAAACATACTTCTAATAATTTGTCTAGCATAAGCCCTGGAAATTCCAACAGCTTGAGTTCTTCTTGCGCCTATAGCAATCTTAGTGTTTTCATCCATAAAAGATAGGTAATCAAACTTAACGCTTGTCAATCCGCTTTGATTATCTCTTTTAACCATTAAGTTTCTACTGGTTTTTTTATCAAACAGATGAGAATATTCCTTCTCTAAAATTTCTTCAACAGCACTCTTTCTTTTTTGGTCAGTGTTTTCATTCTCCCACTTTTCAATAAAAGCTTTTCTCGATTCTAATTGACGTTCAGCCGATTTAATTTCTTTGGCCATCTCATCTCTTATGGTTGGATCCACCTGCTGTTCCATATCGTCTTTCAGATCTTGAAGTTCTTTTTCTTGTTGTGAAATATGATTTTTATACAAATTATATATTTGTTCTCTGCGCTTAACTCTTTCGTCAATTTGATCGTTGGAAATATCTACCGTTTTATTAATATAACTTGTCAACTCCTCGGACATTTCCTCTGTAACCACGAGTGACTGGTCATCATCTACAGAAGCGGCAACATACCCAAACTCTTTATAAAAATCAGCTTCTATGCTTTCTAATTTTTTAATTTCTTCTCTAAGGACTTGTTTATCTTTTTTGTTAGTTGTTTTTGCTAACTTTTCGCGTAATTCTTTTAATTTTGGTTCGGCCTTTTTTTTTGCCTCTTCCATTTTGGCTTTGCCCGCTCGCCATGCTTTTTGTAAAATTTGATCATCGGTTTCCATTACCGGATAACGTTGGTGTTCGGGGCCCGATTGAATAACTTTGTCACTTTGCCCCATTAGTTCGTTAACAAAACCTTTTTTGGGGGTATTTACCTTTTTAGCCGTTTTAGCAGTTTGAATTACTTTACGCAACATTGCGGAAAGCTCTGCGCCAAAAAATGCTTGACTATTATCTATGAGCCCAACTACCTGCCTCGACAAAGCCTCTTCAGAATTTGCCTCAAAAGATAGATCAAAATCAGAAACAAGTTTATCTATTAAGGGTTCTATTTCTTCAAATACCCCGCTATGGACAAGTTCAGCCATGTCTGAGGACTTAAGTAATTCTTGTTTGAGCTCCGCACTTACGTTTAGAGCTTTTATATAAATAGCCCTCATTATTTGCATTTCTAACGTATTTTGATTTCTACCATTGTTTCCTTTTCCTTTTTTGGCCAATTTGTCAAATCGTGTAAAAAGCTGTTTAATCCATGTGTGGAGATTGACATTATTAGCCTTAAAAAAAGTTTGTATTGCAGAAGAAGTACCATATTCGTCTTTGTCAAGATTATATTTATTGGTGTTTAATACGGCAGCTTTATCCATTACGCCTGTCTTAAGATTGTCCGCCTTCCATTTGGCCAATCCTCTATCTTTTCCAAACTCCTCAAATAACCTATCAGAGGCATCTGCAAAATCAGATAAATATTCCTGTGGTAATGTTATTAATTTGTTATTACCACTATTGTCCATATATGCAGAATAAGTAGCCGCCTTTTTATTTCCGTGTTCTACAAAATAACCATTTTTAACAGGGAAATAATCTATTTCAATCAAGTCTTTTGTATATTCTTTTGGGATTCTTAATTCTCCCTTTTTATTTGCAACCTTATGCGCTTCCAATTCTGCTTTGGGAACAAAGTAATATTTATTAGAGTCTCTCCCAGAACCCCTGACGATTACGCCACCGTGTTTGCGTGCATTGTCTTGTATTTTTTTAAAAGCAGCGTCAATACTTTTTTTATCTAAGCTATTTGGGTTTGTTGAAGGGCTAACTTTTTTTGCCGCCTTAGATGGTGTTGTTTTGTGACGTGTGGAACTTTTAGCGTATTTAACAGACGCTTCTATCTGTTTGGATGAAAAACTTTTATTCTGCACCTCTTCAATTGTTTGAATCGTCTTATTTCCTATATGTGCTATATTTGAAAAGGCTTCTTTAAATAAATGTTGTATTTCTCTTGGATTTCCTGAACTTTCTCTATCGTTTTTGAGACGTTTTAATTTATCCTCTATCCCATCTCCAAAATCTTTCAAATAATCTCTAATTAACACATTAATAATTTCATTTACTTGTTTTGGGTCTTCAATTGGCGTCGTAGAATTATTTACAGCTTGGGCTATTCCTGTTTTTATATCATTTAAGATTGGGATATATTCTTTAATGGAATCGCCTAAAGCCGCTATACCTTTATCATTGGTGTTACCTTTGTTATATTTCTCCAATCTTTCAATTTTATCTAATAAGTCTTTCTCCTTAACGAGGTCCATTAATGATTGCAATCTTTTATTATAAGCCATAATATTTATCTACCCTCCTTACTAAAATCCTTCCAAAACTCGCTCTTTCCGTCAGAGAAATAATCTTCTAATTTGTTATAGTTTCTCTCATCTAATTCCGTGAGTTTATTTATATATGAATCTTGTATAAACGGCTTCGTTTCCAAAATGCCGTCAAACAAGTTATTTTCAAATTCAGAATTTTTTATATCCTCGGTTTCTCTTAAATTCTCTTCGTCATAAAACCAATCGATTTCATCACCATCGTTCTTAGTAATGATAAAAGAATTTAAAAAACCATCAAAGGAGGCATAATTATTAATATCTGAATATACACTATGTGAATTTTCTGTGAATAAAAGTCTTATTTTATCTTCAATTTGTTTTAAAACTTTTGCTTTTTGATACGGTTTTAGCCCGCGTATCGCGGCAGACGCCTTTTCTGGGATCTTAAATTTCACAAACATAACTATACCTCCTTGTTGTGATTTCAATTTAATCGTTGGAGTCTTCCCCCACGATTTGCGAAGCCTTAAACGCTTCGTCTTCAATATTGTTTTTAATGGACATTAAAAGCGGATCATTAACCGCTGCTATATTCCCAAGCGCTTTCAGCAGTTCGGGATTGGTTTCCGTTGTAAACCTCTTAAATTCGTCTGTCAGTCTTTCGATCTGTTCGGGCGATGATATTTCAATATTTTTAGCAAGTTCTTTCAAGTTATCGAAAGAGATCATCTTTTCTGCCATATGATATAAAACATTATAATCCTTTTCACAGAAAGACATAATATAGTCTGTTAATCCTGACAATTTTAATACGTCATAATAAGCTGCGTCTTTATAAAAAGAATCTATATTTGGATCTAGATTCACAACGTAAGCCAATAAACAGTCGAAAAGAATCGCTATTTCATACAGGATCGACGCTGTATATGGCATTATTTCTTCATCGCTGCGCATATCTATAATCGTCTTCCTAAGTAAAAGCTCTTTTTGCCCAATTGGCATATAATCTTTTATTATAAGCGCCGCTTTCAAATCTTCGAGCGCCTTGGTCTCTTCTTCTCCCTCGGGATTGTTTAACCAATTCACCGCTATAACCAAAAGCTCTTCTATTCTATAAGTTTTTTGTTCTTCGCCCATTTTAATCTCCTTTTAAATCCTTGTTTTTTTCTTCACCATTTTCTTTTTGCTCAGCTCCGAAAACAGCTCTTAGTTGATCAAGCCCCTGTTCTAGTTGTTGTTCATTAGTGTGGTCATCGTAACGACGAACCATGTCTAAAGACGCCCAACCGACAAGGGTTTGTATATAAGAATCGGAAAATCCGTGTTCTTTCATGTATGTAGTAAAGAAATGTCTCGAGCTATGATTATAATAATCGAGATTGGCTATTTTTCCGATTTTATTCGCCCAGCTGTTAACCGTTGATACAGCAGCTGGCACGTAGTTTCCATCCTTATAGGTTACAAATAAATATTCACTTTGTATCCCTTTTTCTTTCCGCTCTTCTAACCATAAATTCAAATAGGGTTGGAATAATTGTACAGCAATATATTTCTTTAACAGTTTTCCCTTTTCACCCTTACCTTTCGTTCTGATTGCGGGCGTTAAGTAAAACATGCCGTCTAAAACCTTGTTTTTATCCTCAAAGAAAGATAATTTCATCTGAATTGCTTCCGATTTCCTCATACCGCTTGAAACTAATAAAGCAAAATAACAAGCGATTTGATATTTCTTTTGTTTGACAAGTTCGTCTAAGCATGCTTGCATTTCTTCTTGAGACATTATTGTCTTGTCTCTAACGGGCTCTCTATTAGAAATTTCTATAACCGATGAAATATTCCTGAATGTTGGATATTCATCATCGAGAACTTTTTCGATATAAGAAGATAAGCTTGATATGCAACTGCGCAGAGTGCTAACCCTACTGCTGCTTACCTTCAAATCAGATTGTAACCACAGGCTAAACTTAATCAAGTCTCTTTTCTTAAGATCTACAAAAAATTTATTGTCACATTTTTCATATAAATAACAAAAGAAAATTTTTAATTGCTGCTCGTATTGATAACGAGTAGCAGGAGACTTATCGGAAGCTTTGCAGTAATCCAAAAATTCCTTGAGGAGGTCTTTATTTTGTTTAGAAACCTGTTCCCACTTCGCCTCTGTTACAAGCCCGTCATTATAAACAGTTGATCTTCCCATTTTCAGAATACCTCCGTTTTATTTTATTTTTTTATTTTGTGTAATTGTGGTGAGAATGCTTTAACATCCTCACCACACAATAAACCGTGTGAAGTTATATTTATTTTTTTAAACCTTCAAGAAATTTTATATTTTCTGATAGTTTGTTCACTTTGGTTTGAGACTTTGCGTCTTTTTGTTCTTTTTTGATTTCTTTTATTTTCTCAGTAATATCTGCATTCCACTTTTTATTTATTAATGTCAACGCCACGGCAACAGAGTCTGTGACGTCTAAAGAATAATCTTTAAAGTTGAAATCATTAAATTTATCTTGTATATATTTGGCAATGTCTTCCTTCTGGGGTTTATCTATTCCTGTGAGAGTCTTAAAATATGCTTTAACTGACGTCGAATGCACGCCGTCGTAATCATATATATCTATCCCAGAATGAGTGGCCGCCAAATCAAAAACGGCATGTGCCTGAGCCAACCCCTGCAATGTCAAAATTGTAGAAAATCTTCCATTTTGATTTGGCAGTCTCTCTTTTGTTATAAATACTGACCCAGCATTGTTTGCCCCTATTTTATTCAAACACTTTTCCATAACATTTATGACTTGATTATAAAAATAATCCCAAACAAATTCGCTGTGGGCCTTTTCTGTATCTATAACTCCTGCCAATAAAACTTTATTATTGTTAATATCTATTAAACTATAGCCAGAAAGATGTTTGGCTAAATCGAAAGCCAAAACATAAGAATACTGAGAAAGTTTTTTGGAAAACTTAATCATAAATATACATGTCTTAATTTGTACGACTAATAGGGTTTATGTCTGACAAAACGGTAACGAGACACGTTGCCATATTTCACCCTCCGTTATCTTATTTACCAAAGTTTGCTTTGACTTCTTTGAGAGCCTCTTCTATAAGGTCTTTAAGATTTTCCTTGCCGAGAATTTTAAGCACGGCTTTATATAAAAACGGCGCCTTTTCATTAAACCACTTCTCGACCTGCTCTAATTTTTCTGCGCCGTGACCAGAGCCGATCGACTCTTCCGCCAAAGCAACAAGTCCTATGAGATACGTAATAAGCAGCTTTTTTCTGTCTTCTGGAGACATTTTAATGATTTGAATTATTTTGTATACAACAAAACCAATTATTGCCGCCGCTAATACTCCAATGATAATATATAAAATTACATTATTCATATTAATACCTCGCTGTTTATATATGTTTTTATATTTATAAAATAAGTTTTTTATTCTTCTATTTTTTCGATGTCTTCCGTTTTTTCGGCAATTTCCTCTATTTTAGGTTCTACGGTTTTCTTTTTATGTGTTTTGGTCGGCGTAGGTTTTATTACTTCTTCAATAGAGTTTTCTTCGGATTTTTCGTCAATTGAAACAGATTTGGTTTGAGCCATTATTTCAGCTTCTTTCCTTCTCTTTTTTTCTTCAAATAATTTATAAATACGCTTTAATTCGCAAGATTCACAACTCATAAACAACCTCTTTTTATATTCATTTTAAAAATTTTTATAAAAGGACGGGAATATAAAATTCCCATCCTTTTTAAACCTAATTTCCCAAACCTTAAGCGGTGATAGCATTAGGAGTTGCTTCGGCATAATAAGTACGATCTGTACTCCAGCCATACTCGGGAGCCGCAGTCAACGTAGGTGCTGTTTTAGTGTTATCGTAAACGACAACGTAATTTATTCCCGCAACATATACACCAGTAGCGCTCTTTGTGAAAGTATCGGTTACTGTTCCATAAACATCATAATTAGAGGGATCTAATAAGGTAATACCATTCGTAGTTTTAGCATAAACTGCAGGTTTATCTCCAACTTCCGCACCATCTGTGTCTATAATTATATCTTGAAGTATGTCAAGGATATTTTGCCCATCAATTATCTCAACTATCTCGGCATAAATACCGGTTCCGTCACATCCGCTATCGTCAACAGCCAAAGCAGTTCCATTCAGAGAAACTGTAGCTGCCGAATTCATTGCCATCGAAAGGTCAAATTGACCATCAAGTTGGAATCTAGGAACCTTAACAGTTATAGAACCAACAGGTTTTCCAGTCTCTGGATGATTAGCGTCTCCAGCAAAAAGATTAGTGGTGAGAATGAGCACCAATTCAGCAGGGAAGAAATTTGATCTAACCTGAATCATTGTATTTGCACCATCTACAAAATATTGTATACACACATCGTCATTTTCCGCAAAAGTAATACCATTAATACTTTGTGGAACCGTTAACACTTTTGTACTGGAGTCATAGTTGGTGCTATTGATTTCGAAAGCAACCCATTCACTTCCTTTTGTCCCGCATCCGGTTTTACGTATCCATACTAATTTATGATCAAGATTGCATGCTTTACCAATTTTAGCGGGGTTTTGGCTTAAAGTTACAGTTCTTCCAGTTCCAAGCTTTTTGGACTCTTCAGAAAAAAGGCCAGATCCGGTTTCTAATTGATCGAGAGCCGCTCCAACTTGAAGACCAACATAATTTATATCAAACATAGCATCTGTTAATGTTATGGTCATACCACTGTCATGTGCAAAACGACCATAAAGTTGTGCCCCTTGTCCAGCTCTAACTTCTTCCATAGTAGTGGAAAAACTCAACGTAGATTCAGTTAAAGTTCTTATATCAGCAATATGTTGATAAGTATTGCCTACTTTTCCGAGTAATTTTGCATTACCAACAGAAGCAAGAAATTTTCTCATAATTTATTCTCCTTTATTTTTATAAATTTTATAATGCTCATTTTAAGCATTATTAATTTGTGATTTATAAGAATCGGCATCAACGGCACTGCCGTACATACCTTCATCTTTCTTGTAAAGCCAATGTTCCAGTGTTTCTCCTTTCGGTAAACTTGCAAATCCGGACATTAGGCCAGTTCTGGTAATTGTGTAATTCATAACGTCATCTATCATTGATAAAATCATAAGAAACTTTCTTATCGACAAAGAATATACTTTTTCGATCCCCCAATGAAGATTTGTACAAATACCAATTATTTTTCTTTCCAGCGTTGCTGTTCCACCGCCTCGCGATTTTAATTCTGCGCGCGCGGCCTGGTCGTCTCTTATGGCTTTGTCAACCCAACTATCATCTTTATAGTCGGGAAGATTTTGATACATAATATATTTTCTTAATTTATTAAAATCTTTAGAATCAAGTTCGACACCATCAAAAACAAAAATTGTTTTCTTTTTATCGTTTTCTTTATATCTAATTGTCTCAACAAATTGTTCCCCACATTCACAAAATAAAATTTGATTTTTATCTTGTATTGACGGGTCTTCGTATTTGGCATAAAACTCTTCGAAACTCATAAATTTTCCACATTTTGGACATTTCAATCCAGACTTAATATGTAAACAAAGTTCAAGAATTTTAGTAAATTTCAAAGACCATATAGGACCCTCTTTTTCATCTTTCATTTTAGATAAAAGATAATCAATGTGAGACATCCTAATACCTTGTGGATCGTCGTTTTTATTGAGCGTTAAACAAGCGGACGCGGAAAGAAACTCATTATAATCTTTAACCGTAACAGGATAAAGAGTCAATCCTTTATAAGGGATTGGCAAATCATATGTAAAATATCTATCTTGAAAATACTCAACATCTTCATAAATTTGTCTGTCTGCCGCAGGCATTTTTTCTAGAACTTCTGGTTTTATACCCATTTATTCTACCTCAATACCCGCAATTATCACATTCGGAAACACCGCTCATTAACGTTGACATTATAATGCGATGTCCAAAAAACCTTTTCCCATTCCACAGCGACGCTTTAGAAGCATCATATGGGCTCAAAGACTCATTAAACTGGAGTTCACCTACTGCATTAACCATTCTGCCATTAAGCGTAGCAATGACGTCTTTTAACATTTCTGTAGCCCTGCTTTTATATGGTATTACGGGCTCTCCATTTTCATCTAATTCAACGGGATTTGTTTGATCATTATATTCAGATGCGTCACCATAAATATTAGAAATTTTATTGTGCACTATGCACTCAAAACAAATATGAACCTTACCAGTTATATGGCTCATAGGATTGATGCCGTAGACATATATGTGTAACAAAGAACATTGTTCTTCGTATGCATCGTCTACGAACGGTCCCATGAAAACCCTATAACCAGCAGCATCCCCATTATTTTTATAGATTAATTCTCTCTTCTGAGCCTCTGTTAAATCTGGTTTAGACAAACAATCTTCTGTATTGTATTTTAAAATCTTCCACAAATAATTTGCATATTTAGACTTGCTCTTGACCAAATATTCAATGATTTTCCATTCAATATTATCAAGGTTTGTAAATCTGTTAAAAGCAGATCCCGACACAAAACCATTATCCACCATTATATCCTCCTTTTAATCAAACAATCTCATTGAAAAACTTATTTGGTAAACGCCGCCATTTGGTGTGGTCGCTTCGCATGTAGTAATCAACGTCATTGTCAAATCTTTTTTAACCCTTGTCAATGTATATGTTCCATCGGAATTCATCTCGATTGTTACGAAATTTTCAATCGGAACGGTATCCGCATAAGATGTACCCGACAGCTTACAAGAAACCCCAATATTCGCATTTTCAACAACAGATCCATTCTTTTGTAATTCTGGCTTAAACACAAGGGTGGTTAAAACTTTTGGTATAATTTCTGGATCAACAATACTAAAAGTATAATCATCAGAAGAATCTTCTCCTCCCGAAATTGGTTCGTCGGTTTTTGGTGCAATGTTATCGTTAACAATTCCATTAAAAGCAATTCTGTTTTCGACATCATCTTGCGCACCAATTTGATCTACTTCATAATATATTCTAACGAGCCCAACGTCAGTTGGATCGTAAGTAGTTAGAGTATTTGAGCGTACAATATTTGTAATTTTATAAACAGGTTGATGTTCTCTATCTGCCGCATTCGCGTCGATAAAGAATCTTTGATTTATATAATATTGTTTTGTATATTTATTGAATTGTGCCAACAATACTTTATTACCGTTTAAATCAACAGCAACTTCGCTTTGTTTTATACCAGCCCCGCTCAATTTGTCTGGCTGCACAACTGGTTCATAATGCCTTGTAATATTACCATTGTCATCTTTATATAAGCTTCCAATCGTTCCGTTACATCTACATACGGTTTGAGACGCCGTAGGTGTTAACTGTGTTTGGTTAACAGCTAACCAAATATTTTTTTGCATATCTGGAACTAAAATGTTTGGATCATAAGCAAAACGGTATCTTCTACCTATTTTAACCGCTTTTTGACAATCTCTAAAAACAAGTCGATACCAATCATCAGAAATGGTTTCACCTTTATCGTTTTTAACAGTTTGAATAACAACCTCTAACGGTTTATAAACTTCACTTCCTGCTTCTAATTCTTCCTCTACCCATTTACGATTTGGTCTATATGGCCAATCTGCGTCGATTTTCATCTGTAGAGTATTGAGATAATAATTATGCTTGCTAAAATCAGGCGGAGTTTGAGAATAAAGTTCTCTCGTATCTCTTATATTAGTAGAATCAATTATCATAATCAATCCTCCAATTCTTTAAGTAGATGATTTGCCATTTTTTTGATTTCAAAAATTTGCTTTTTTATTTCAGCAAATGGCAAATTATTATACCCCTCACGAATCCCCTTAAGCTTAATAATTATCGAAACAAGTTTGCCGTCATATAAATCGTTAGCTGCGTTTAATTCAAATAAAAATCCTGTTATAAATGGTTTTGGTGAAAAACCAGTTTCTTTTTCTTCTTCAATTAAATGAAGAATTTTATATGTTTTACCGATCGCCGTGTTTAAATATTCTCTCTTTGCAGAATTCGACAAAGAAAATGTAGTTTGACTTTCAAAATTTTTATCCATATTAATAGTAATTACCTCCGTGATATTTACGCGAATATAATTCCCATCCAAGGTTGTTTTTAAGAGTATCAAACTCATATTCTATTGTTTTTTTCCATTCGACTTTTGCCCTCACTGAGTTAGCAGGTGAATAGAGTTTAAAATCAGTATCGGTTAAAACATTTTTTATATCTAAAAGAAAGTTTTGTTCGTCAGTTGCCCAATTTAAGACCAACGCCCTTGACAAAATCTCTTTGACTCTGTAGGCAATTACAGCTGCAGAAACGCTAGGAGATGCCGCCTTAGAAAAATCGGTATTAAAACATCCTGGGTAGTACCATTCTACAGAGCATTTACTACCTGCGGGCACCTCTTTTGAAAAAGTAACGCTATTATCAGAAGGATTATAGGTGGCACCATAATCATTTATACCATTAATTAAAAACGAAAAATCGCTTTTATCTACTGGAGTCGAATGTAATGCATATTGCGCACCTCCGTTACCTTCAAATAGTTCAAACTCGCCAGTTGGCTGCGTTTGGTCTACAAGAAGATAACTAACACGAGTGGGGTTTACAAACAAAGGTATCCCGTTCTCAAGATACGGGTACATCATTTTTTCCCATCGAACCGTGTCTTCAAAATACGCCTTCTGAATAATTGGGTCGTCGAACAGATTAATTGCTTTATCGTAAATAGTTTTGAATTCGAGCACTATCGAGACCCCCTTTAAATATTTTAGTTCTTTTTAGCAGCTTCCTCTGCTTCACGTTTAAAGTCAAGAGTTGTTCCAGACATGGCACCTCCAGACAATCTGTTTAAAAGTTCTACTTTGTGAATATCTTTGAAAGCGGGATCTCCTTCCACCACCTTTCTCTTAAAATATTCAATAATAAACTTTTTATGGCCCTCGGCCAATTTATTCCAAAGGTTTTCTAGCTCAATAAGCGAAAGGCCTCCGAGTTGCTTTATGAAATCCTTACCTATGTAAGAATAATCTTTGAGGCTTTTAAGACCAAACCTGCTAGCTAACTCTTCGCCATCGGCTCCAAATGCTATAATACCCTTTTCGAAAAACTTTCTGTATTTTCCAGAAATTTCTTCCGCTTGACTTAATGTAAGTAAGCGCTCCTCCCCAAAAACACTCATATCAATAGTTGTATTAGACAGTTCTATATGCGTATTTAAGCCCGGGGCTCGTTCAACAAGGTGAACAATTGTTACTTCTTGTAAAAGGCCTTTCGGCATTTGATAATTTGCCACTCCAGAACCCTTTTCCATAATCATTTTCATAAGAAGCTCATTTTGAGCTTTTAAGGCCGCAAATTCAGCTTTCATGGTTTCAATTTCACTATTGTCTTTTTTGGGTGTGTTTTGAACGGTTTTTGTACCGCTATCTTTTTTTGTGTACGATGCCATATCTTTTATAACTCCTTTTAAATCCTTTTTAATTTTAAAAATTCTATAACCACATCCATAAATTATATTTGATTTTTCAAAACAATCTACTTCATTATGGTTTAAAATTTTTATTCTTTTATGATCGGCTATAAGATAACCAATCGGTTCACTAATAAAAGTGTTTATAATATTATTATTTAAGAAAAACAGTTCGTCTCCATTAAATTTATCCAATTCGACAGAACAATATAACAAGTCAAAATTATAATTAATATAAAAATAACTGAGTAAAAATCGGAAAGCATTCTTAACAGAGATATTAAAACCAGCAAAGCATAAAACACAATAATAATTATTGTGATATTTGTTAAATATAATAGAACATATGCGAACGCCACAATTATCAAATAATGACAAAATAACGCCATCTTCAAATGGCGTTTCTTCTATATTATTGATATCAAAAAAACTATCGCAAAAATTACCGCAGTGGTATTTAATCAATTCTCGTATTTTTATATTCGTCTTATCATCGCACCACTCGTCTTCATATATTTGTATTAGTTTTATATTTTTATATTCGCATTTTTTAAATTTTTGATAATGAAAATCTATTTCTTTTCTCTCCGCTGTATGGAAATACATTCCATTGTATTCAATAGCAAGTTTTACTTCTGGTATATAAATATCTAACTCATAAGGATAAATTACAGATTTAGTAGAAAAAGCGTCAAAACCCATACTCCGGACAAAATTTAAGACCATTAATTCTCCAACTGAATGACTAGATCTTTTAAGCCAATCTTGTTTTGTTATATTAAACCTTTGAATCGTTCTATCATATGTAGATCTACTAATTTTTAAATCTTTTATGATATCACATATTTTAAACAACCCTCTTGTCTTAACATAATTAACAAAATTATCATAAGAACTTAAAATCTCTTTTGTTCTTTTTTCTACATTAATAGTTGCGTAGTTTTCTACATCGTATCTCTCAAGGGTTGTCTGTTTCCTTTTGGTTAATATATCATTAACGAATTCTGGGTCTTCTTCTTTGTGTTTGTAATAAGTATCCCATATTTTTCTTTTCACATCGGGATCTTGCGCGCTATATTCATACCCTGTTTTCAACAACGTGGTCTGTTTAGATTTCTCATTTCTCTCAACCCAATAATTTGGATTTTCTTTCGCATTCTTCGCCACCGTTGTTTTTGCTTTTTCTTTTGCGCCTGGTATCAGTATCGCATTGGTTACACCATATTTATCCATAAGTGCTTGTTTTTTATTTTTTAAAACTTGCTCAGGAGATCTTTTAACGCCATATCTCTTCTTGATTGTATATAACAAAGTTTTGCCAATTTGTAACATTTCACAAATTTTTTTATCAGGATATGTTTCAACTAATTCCGTTAAATATTCTTTGGTTACACCATCTGCCTTCCCCATTTTACAACTTCTCCTTCACAGATTTTAAATAATAAAGCGGGTAATCTAACCAGTGAAGGTGGTTAGAAAGGTAGCTACTCCCTGTCCCCGCATTATTACTATATCACATGTTTATAGCTTTGTCAAGCTTTTTGTACTCTTTTTAAAAATCTTTTAAGATTACGCAAGATTTAAGAGACCGAACTTGCTGCCAAGTACCGCACCGACACCGACTCTCATACCAATCTTAATACGATAAGTCTTATCGGGAGTATGAGTGTAATCTCTTTCTACGACTAACGTATCCCCTTCGTACACAATTCCGATCGGTTTATAGGCACCTACAGCAATGAAGTAAATTTCATCATCAGCAAATGCAAGGTCGCCGTTGGTGTTTACACCATAAGGAGTAGCAAACGCAGGATCTAAGCAGACGAGCCTTACGCCCATGAACTTCTCTAAGAATCCCTCGTCAGCAAGCCTCTGGCCGAGACCCATCTGGAGACCGGTTTCAGAAGGAACAACGTTGTTCAACGCACCCAACGAACCGATAGCCCAAACAGGGGAACCACCATTAGCAGCGGAAACTTTCTGCGCGATCGTCGACCAGTTAGCTTTCGAGAAACCAGAAGCCGAGAATACCGCACCGTTAACACTGGTAGTAGAAGCAAGAGCAGCGATAACTTTTAAGAAGATGTACTGTTCAAACGAACGAGCCGCTCTAAGACCAAAATCACCGAAATCGAAGTTAAGAGAAGCAACTTGATAGAAGTCCACTTCCGCAACGATTTCAACGTTCTTGGTGTTAATCGTAACTTCGTTGTCGTGTATAATCTGCATCGTTCCACGAAGAACGCCTTCAGCAACATCGTTTACTTTGTATAATTCATTGCTCTTAACGATGAAGCGAGCAGTATCGCCCCAGCCGATCTGTCTAACATCAGCGAAGAATCTTATGAAATCTTCGTTAGACACCATCGGTAAAATAGGATTAATAATTTCAGCGATTATCGCATTGAAATTTTCAAGAACGTCGGAGTTCTTTTGAACTCTAGGATCCTTAAATACTTCAGCGCCTTTCGCTTCATAAAGAGACTCATATCTCGTACCAGTTACGCAGTATTTAATTATACTTTCGTTAAGGTTAGCGAGGCGTTCATCTCTGTTTTCAATAGTCTTGTTCTGCATCTGAGCCGCAGCGAACTGAACAGCTTCGTCTACGATCGCGTTGAACTCATCAGATTTCTTATTATAATTGAACATTTTCAACATGATTATTTTCCTCCTCTAAATTAAAGAACCTCAACGAGGTAAGCCTGAACATACGCGCCGTCTTTAAAAGAAGCGAGGGTGCCCTGGGTGAGCGGTTTGCTTGCTCTGATAACAACACCAAATCCATTCGCAGGAGCTGTTGCAGCAGGAGTAAGAATCGTATCGTTAGCGGTTAAACCAGCATATTCCCCAATAACGGGAGTAGAAGCAAAACATCCAGCGCCGAGCCAGAATTTGTCGCCCTTTTTGGGTTTACGATAACGGATAGGAAGATTCGCTTCCGCCGTGAGGTCAACGGTTTTTACACCGAGTTTATAATAGTTTCCACCGATAACACCACCGGAAACTTCCGCGAGGTCTATAATAGCTATATCCTCAGCACCATAGGTAGTAGCATCGGGAGCATACGCATGATACGTATTCCAATCTTTTTCGCCAGCATAAACGCTGTCATCAGCGAGACCGCCGAGGATTACAAAAGCGCCGTCGGTAGCTTCAGCCGGTTCAAACGAACTGTCATTGCCAGTTCCGAATTTGCAGGTACCAACCCAAGCCTGAACATCTTCACAAGCCATGATACCCATGTCAAATACTTTGTACATAAGTTTTCTCCTTTTATATTTTTGTTTTTATAAAATGCTGGTCGGAGATCCGACCGCGCCTTTATTCTTTATTAAGATACCCTTTAAGCTTAGATGCGGGTGTATTGTTTTTCTTTTCTTTCTTTATCTCGACATCTTCAGCAACGGGGATAGCAACAGAATATCTTTGTTTCTGAGCGGGACGAGAAGAATAGATAGCAATTGCAATATCTTTTTTGATATCTTCTTCGCAACCGTATTTACCGTTTACACATTTATTCAGTATATCATTATAATATTCTGTTTTAATGTTCTCGCCAGACATAAGATTTATCGCATTAGTTTTTAACTCTTCGCAATGATATGCAAAAAGTTTCTTTTCAGCATCTTCAAGACGAGACTTGATCTCTTCATAATCCGCGTATGTTTCAATCTTTGTAACATAACCAGCTATGATATCATCTTTGTCTTTGACGTCTTGTTCTAAAGCCTGACAATGAATTTTTAGGTCTTCCAATTCTTTTGCGAAATCGTGACAATCGACCTTGAGGTCTGCTTTACCTTCTCCATTTTCACCAGGAACAACATTGATAGTAGTGGAACCTTCATCATTCGCAACGGTGACACCAATGCCTCCTTCAGGCATTAAAGCATCGGGCGCTTCAGCATCAACTACAACCTTTTCTCCGTCGTGGATTTCAGCATTCGAAGGACCTTCTTCACACTGGGGAATTCCTAAATCGACGTCGATGTCTTCCATTGTTAAAGTGGGTTTGTTTTCGTTTATTTCTTCGCCCTCTTCAACTATAACAGCAACATCAGGGGTCAATGGAGCAACGACAACTTCTTCGTGTTCTACCACAGGTTCATTACAAAGTTTCTTCTCCTGACATTCAGGGCAATCACAATCAGGGCCGTGTTCGCCATCTCCATCAGAATATCCTTCTTTGTTCGCATCTGAGTTATCATCGCTGTCATCCGAATCTTTATCGCGATCATCTTTGGCATCATCGTCTTTATCTTCGATCTTATTGTCGGCGTTCTCACCATCATCAGAATCAAATTTGATGTCGCAATAATCGCCGCAATATTCCGCAGCCATCTTGCACGCTTTTTCTTTATCTTCTTCAGAATCTTCGAGATCTAAATCTTCATATATCTTTCCGATTTTATCTAAAACTTCTTTTTCGTCATGTTGTTCTGCATATGCTTTAGCAGACGCCAAACCGTCTCTGTTATATACGGCAGTATTGCCACTGAGCTCCATGACGGGGTATTTGAGTTTAGAAACTTCACCATCTTCCCAGCCTTCGCGAAGATCAAGGAAAATATCACTAGCGACAGCCTTAAAGTTATCCGCTTCAACAACCTTGTGTCTTAATTCGGTCTTATCGACTTCGCCCCAGGGTTTATCAGACATAGCTTCTTTAGATTTATCAACCTTAATAGAGTAACCAAAGGTTTCAGTATTACCGTTTTCTTTTTCTATATTGCTCATATCCGCTTGATTTACCTCCTTTTTAGTATTTTCTTCGCCAAGACAAGCGTTGTCTTCGACGGTTTTATCTTTATCATTCGTCTCACCATCAACCCCGTCGAGTTGATTATAAGCAAATGTTAAGATCCTTTTCTGTTCGGCCATTACGTCTTCATCTAAATTTTCAAGAATAGATAAATGAGCCCCTGGAATACCTTCCAGAACAGCCTTTCCATTTTTAGAACCAAGTATAGTAACTCCATTTAAGACAAACTTTTTAATTTCCTCAATTCCGTTAATGAACTCGTGTTCTTTAACAGTGATTTCAACGGATACTTTTTTCCGTTTGTCTTTTAAAAGTCTTCTAACTTGTCTATAACAATATGTAGTACAGAGGACACACCTGAATTTTAACCAGTGCAATCCATTTTGTTCTACTATCTCCACGGGGTCGGATTCTCTAATCCATCCAAGAATCCTTTCTCCTCTCTCAGTGTTCCAAAACTCTTTACCGAGTTCGGGATCATAATCAGTCTTCCCTTCATGCGTTGTAAAATCGTTGTTTTCGAAGAATCCAACGATTGGTTTGTTCTTGCAGTTGGGGAGCGCGTCTTGTAAAGACTCTAATGTAAAATGAGAATTGTTTCTGTTAGGATTAATCGTCGAAATCGCCCATATCTCAAGCTCTATAAACTCTTTATTTAAAATGTCTTTAAACCTGATTTGTTTAGGAGATAAGTCGAATTTTAAAATATCTTTTTCCATCTACAACCCCCTTAATTACCTTGGCCCAGTAAGGCGCCTGTAATTCTATTTGTTTTTTTGTCTATGTTCTTTCCCGCTTTTTTAACATCTTCACATGTTTTATGAATATATTCCATACCAACAAATCCAACGATCAACCCATCGTCTCTTTTTATCGCTCTAAACATAGCCATATTCACACCATGTTCATGTAAAAATTGATACGTAAAGGGATCTGTCTTTTTTATATCTTCTATATTGTCTATATTATAATAATCATGTTTATTAAGTTCGGAATACAAAATCGGGAATAGAGTGCGAGGAACATTTAAATATCTATTCATAATAGGCATTATATTATCGCCAATTGCCTCTTGGGTTATTGAGATTTTTAGTAACCCTCTCCCAAGAACATCTTGACCGCCATTATGACAAGTAAACATATAAGCACGATCACATCCTTCTGCCACTAAACAATTTAATTGTTTAATAATGAAGCTATTAGTTTGTAAATCATTATTCTGTTCCTCCACAGTGTGTTTAGGACGAATAAGGTCTTTTAATTGCTCCAAAATACGCAAATCGCGTTCCATTTCTTGTTTACGTCTTTCAATTTCTTTTTCACTCTCTTGTTTTTCTGCTTCTAATTTTTGAGCAGCTTCTTCGTTTTTTCTTTTACGATCTTCACGTTTTCTTTGCCATAGAACAAGCAAATAGAGCACAACGCCAACAACTACTGGGAAAATACCGTACTGCGCTATCGCAGAAAATATATCACCCATTTGATTGTCGTTTCTCCTTTATTTGTTTTTTGCCTTTTATATCCTGTTTAAAATCAACGTCAACCTATTATTCTATGTCAATCAAAACGGTAAAATCTTTAAAATGAACGTCAAAAGACTTATAGTCGTCTTGATATCTTTCTGCATATTTAAACCATATATCAGCCTGTTTACGATAAGGTTCAAACATGATTAAAAATTCCTCTAATTTGATTTTTACTTCATAATCCTCATTAAGTTCCGCTACTTCAATCGCGGTGATGATTGAACGCCTGTAATCATTGCACAGACCAAGAACGCCCTCGAAAATTTTATATAAATTCCCTTCGAAGTCTTCCTCGTGCGAGATAATCCCTTTTCTTACGGGTCTTGCATCTAATTCAATCATCATATCCGTTATGACATCTGCGAATACAGGAAACTTATGTGCAAAAGATTTATGAACAATCGATTCAATATTCGGGAAATGATAATATGCTAAATTATATGCATAATTATCAACAACCGCATTTGCATCGAAAGAGAATTTTACAAGTTCATTAAGTTGAGATCTCGTCTCTTCGGTAATTAACATATTAATCTCCCTCTTTTTTATTTTTATATGTTTTTAGAACTCCCTTTTCGTCTCTTATATAATGAAAAGGCTTTCCACAACATTTACATATTCCATACACATGCTCTGGCACGGTAAAAGTTCTTCTAGCATCCAACAATACGATCGTCGTACCCTTTGATTTAATATGATGATTGCATTTTTCATATTGCGGATCGATTATACCATATTCGTTCGGAACTTTTTTAATTTCTTCACCCATCAATGTACTCCTCCACATATCTTTCTTTGCAGTCATCGCAAAGCGGTTCGTTTGACTCCGCTCCACATATTATACAATGTCCATCAAAAGAACTAAAATCTCTCATATCAGCCGTGTCCAAACCACTTTCTTTAGAAGCCGCAGTATTGTCGTTCTCGACCTCCGATATATCTATCTCGGGTCTGCCAGCGCCAGTTCTTTGTTCTGTTACAGTAACACTTCCGCCATCATCGGTGGTATTTTTTGTTTTATTTTGCTGGGCTTGCGTTACAGTCTGAAAATTACTATATAAATCCAGCGAATTGATGTAAAGCTGAGTAGCTTTAACATCTCTGAGGTTCATATTGTAAGCGGACGCAAGTTTCGGTAATGCAAAAGTGGCACCAGAAATAAACAACTCTTTAGCTGTCTTCATTTCATTATCATAAGTAAATATATTTCCCCATAAATAAACACGCCATTTATGATCACACCCAATGAGATTATTGATAATAAAGTTTAAAATCGATTCGAGCTGTCTTGTGACAAAATCACAAGCCGCCTCTTCTATCAATTGAGAACCTTTTATTTGTGCGACAGATGGCTTATCTGTAACGGGGATTAAGCCTGATAGTCCCGCCCTGGAAACAAAGTTTTTAGTTGCATTAGACGTAATGTCTGAGGAATTTGGGACATTTGGCAATGATAACAACTTAAAGTTTTTAAGGGGCGCAAAGAAAGCCTCTAAGTTCGTCGAGGTAGAAGTATTAAACTTCTCCTGGAAACCAGCGACAGTCTCGGCCGCCAATACAGTTTGGTTCTGCCCTGGATTCGGGTTAGCTACTGTTTCAGCTTCCGCTGTTAACAAAGCGGTCAAGGGCGTACTTTGAATTAATCCTGCAAGTGTATCATAATCTGTTAATTCTCTCAATCCGAGGAACAAACCGACAGTATCAGGAATAGCCCACGCCGTAGAAGAATCCGTGCAAATGGTAAAACATACGTCTTGTGGTAATTGCACCCAATACATATAGTTTACTGCCTTGAGGCCTTTCTTATTATTAATCCTATTTATGGTAATATTACCGCGTAAGGTTTCTGTTATTCCAGTAAACCCATCTGTATAATTATATTCAAAATTTTTTAACGCATTTATGTCAACCTTATATTTGTCTACACCAGGCTTCCCGCTTAAATAATCCGGGTTTTCATATATGGCACCCGTATCCATAAGCGCGTCCCATATTTCCCTAATATAACTAGGATATTGATCTAGGCTAAACGAGGGATTTAAGAACATCATCATGTTCAAGCTGGCCATATAACCATGCTCGCCAATGCCTGTTAATTTGACCCAATCGCTAGGAAGTTTTTGAAAGGCGACATAATTAACCTCTCTCTTACCGTTCGTGTTCTTAGAAACACTATTTCTTAAAAGATAGGTAGGCTTGCCTTCTCTTTTTGTTTCTAAAGACATACGCTTAAATGTGTTAACAACGTCTAAATGTTGCAACCATTCATCCACATATATATCTTCATTAACAAACGAATCTTTAGTATAATCATCATCCTTCAGTAATTCAGGTATTTTATAATACTTGAACATCGGAATGTCCGCTGCAAGTCTTAAAATTTTATAATACAAAAATTGACTGGAAGATAAAGACCAACCCTCACCGCGAAGGGTAATTTCGGATCCGCCTGGATTTCCAACTATTTTAGTTAAGGTTTCCGTATCCATCTCATTTGGATACGTATTTAACATTTTTAATCTTTGATTTTGCAAAAATGGGTTATACATATTAAAATTAAATATGCCACCCTCCCATCCTGTACCAAGCCCAGTTATGCCAAGCAACGAATTATAAAATTTCGTTAAACTGGTTTGCACTTGATCAACAGTAATGGGCTTTTGTTCTTTGTTAATATCTGTTTTAACAGACATCTCTAAGCGAGTAGCCTCTTCATTTATTTGTTTAGGAGGCTCTTTGCGCGGTCTACCGCGTTGGCGCTTTTGATTCTCTTGGATAACTAAATCCTGTTTTTCTTTTTCAGTCACCTTCGTGAGCCTCCTTCAAATTTGTTTGTTTGTCATCGAGACTATTCCCGCCCCTGTTTGTTTTATTTTCAAGGTCACGCTGCGCTCTTTGTATGTTGTCATACATTTCGCGTAGCTGACTTTGATTTTGTTTTTCAGCTTCGCGGTTTGCATAAGCACGATAATTATCCATAAACCAAGCAGAGATAAAATTAAACTCTCTATCCTTACCTATGGAATCATATTCTATTGGCTCGCAAAAATATTCATTCAACCCACTCTTTTTTAAACAACGAGTCAAATCTTTTTTATCTTTGTCATCATCTAACCAAACATAAACATTACTATTGTCTAATGTGAGATCCGCGATTTTTGCAATATTGTTAATAAACACATCTAGGTCGCCAACCAAGGAAAGATCTAAATGTATTTTAAAACACCTGTTTAGAATTGCCATTTTAATTGGCCCCCTTTTAATCCGTTTACTTTATCTCCTCCTTGCGAAAGGATTAACTCTTCCCGCAAATGGATTACGATTTTGTTTTTGATGCGCTTGATATCCAACCCCCGCAGAAGCGGTTCTACCAGCGTTAAGCAAAGCGCTCATGTCTTGCTTCGGCACCTCTATGTCGAATTGTTCCGACCTTCTTAATTTTTGTAAAAAATGAGCTGCCATCGCTAAAGTATCAATTTTGTTAATTAAATAAAAGAATACTTTTATTTATAATACGGTTCTTCTTTAGCTGGTCTGGATACCAGCGACCATATTTCACAAATTTCATTTTGTTATGTTTTGTGTTCAGACTTTTGCACCCGTGTCTTATATTATGAAGACACGGCCTCTTCGTTAAGTCGTTCAGCGCCAGACATTGTCTGTTCGCCCTCGTCACCCACTGCTGGGCCTCCGAGTCAATTAGAAGAAGTTTAAAGAGCGCTACTTCTGTGACGCTCTGTCATCATGAGCTGATCTTTGCTTATCTGCCTGTAAGGCATATCTTACATTACCTGCTTCGGTTTTTGTCTTACGCATCATGGTTATTTCTTCTCTTAATAAGTCCATTTCGAGAAGAGCTCTTGTTTCCTCTAATGTCAGAGTAACAACTCGACCGTCTATCTCCATCTTCCCGTTTGTAGGAAGTTGTTTAGGCCAAATTATCAAATCCTCTTGTGACATCTCAGAAAGAGCTGCAAACATTTCATTTTTATATTTTTGAGCGGATGGTAAACTCAATACACCTGGCAAAGCCTTGGGAAACTTAACGGCCTCATTTTTCGACGTTTCGTCTTCTTCATCGTAAACGCCGTGATGCCACATTCCAAGTTGATCTTGCCATTCCTGTATCAAAAAGTCGGCATATATACGCCCACCTCCACCAGAGCCAGGGTCTATCGCCAAATGTATCTTTTTATATTCTTCGTTTTCTTTACCATTATAATCCAACATAAGTGAATGTATCTGTTCTAATTGTTCAGTAGAACGCATTGGTCTTTTATCTCCGTTCGGCAATGTTTGTAAAAGGTTTATACCATTTACCAATCTCATCATCCACCCTTTGTCTGGGTCTTTAAAATATTCTGGTATTAAAACAAAGGCGTTATCTGCTTGCAACGCTGGATCAAAGAATATTCCGTAAATAGATTCTGCGTTTCTGTTTGAAAAAACAGGCAAATACGACTGTTCGTTTCTTAATATCGCTTCTCTGGTGACGACAAGGTCCGTTCCCCCCATCTGGTCAAAAAGGTTATAATACTCTCTTAAACCACGATAAGGATTGGATCTCATCATTCTATCTACTTCCGCTCTGTTAAACAATGGTTTGTACGGCTTCCCATCTATTGTTGGGTTAAGCGGTATCTCACAACTTATATCCGCAACAAAAGAATCGTCAAAACCCATAGCCATTCTCTTGGCACACTCTTTGTATACCTTAAACAAATGATCATTGGTGCTTCCTGCTGACGAGAGATATAAGTTTTGGTTCGGCAAATTGTGTGGATAAATCTCCAAATCAATACCGTCACCCGTTGCGAAGTCTGCGCTTTGCGTAGTAAACGGCTCGGTTCTTGCAAAGAACTCGTCTGTTATGATAGCCGCTTCATCGAACACCGATAAATTAGAACGTTTACCTATAACAGATTCTGCTTTACCAACCAATGTCTCTATTGTTGAACCATTAAAAAGTTCTGCACTGTATCCTTGCTTATCATGCAAGAATCCATCCGTATTAGCATTGTTTCTAACAACTTCATTTGCAAAGATACATTGTCCACCCTTGACAGAAGTGATATTGTGTTTCGCCAAGTCTTCAAGTTTGGTAAATGTATCTTGTGCTTGAGCCGCTGTACCAGACATTATCCATATTTTGCAACCAGGAATTAATATGGCACGCGCCATAATATACAACGCCGCTATGAACGATTTTCCCGTGTTTCTAGAACACACTAAACAAACCGTCTGTTTCGTCCATGCTGAGCTAATAATCCATTTTTGGAAATCGGTTAGCTTAACCCCGAGAAAGTTCTGTATAAACCACACGGGGTCTTTTCTTCCACGATTAACTATTGTTGAATATTTGTCAAGCAGCTCTATTTTACGTGGACCAAGGTTTATTTCTGTTTCTCTATTATAAACGCTTATCATAAGGGAGGAATAACCCTGTTTTTATTGTATTCTCGGGATAATATACCGTCCACGTTTTCAGTAGGTATCCTTTTTTCTTTAAGTTCTTCTCTTAATTCTTCCATAAGCTCTTGTTTGAGTTCTTTTTCTTTAAACAATCTTAACTCTTCTTCTTTCATATTTAACAATTCTCTGAGCCTTTTTAGCTCTTCTGCTTGTTCACGAACCATATCCGCATATTCGGCAGAAGAAAATCCAACTTGTTTAAAGATTGATTCAGCGCTTATATCCGACACCTGTTTTATAGCAGCAGATGTTTCTATATCATATTTATTAATTGTGCCAAAATCATAATGGGCGTCTTTCATGTCCCTAATAACAGCACTCAATGTTCCAGACCCCTTTGATTTTGCAAGTGCATACTTGGCGGCAAAACCATGGTCTTTTGAGAAGTTTGTGACCATTGTTGTTTCCTGTGTCTTCGCAGCCGTTAATTGCTTAATCGCATTTGAATTTTGGACCGTATCATTCGCAGTCATCTGCAATTGATTTAAGGTTTCACCAATTTTCTCAATACGATAATATGCTCTAACTATTTCAAGCGCCGCATTCATACGAACGAGGTCGTCTTTCATGGCGTCGTCTATCATCGTAACAAGATTAGCCATCAATCTAGGTCTATCTTTAGGATCATCTTGAGCGAAAGGGTCATAGTGATATGTCGCCCAAATAATATTATAATTATCTTTATCTTCGTCCGACATCCCCTCTGTGCTACCCACATTAGCTGCAGCGGCTATGGTTTTGTAGAAACTCACATTGTCGCTTCCCCAAAAGCTCTGACCTTTAAAGTCGCTATCTTCAAGCATTCTAAAATATCTATCTATCCAGCTGGTATCTGGGGCCATTGGAACGCCGTCTACAAACTGTAAATCATGATCATTAAATACTGCTTGAGCTAAGCTGTGATCGTAATACACGTCAATCAAAGCACAAATTGCATATAACGCCTCAAAATCATCTAACCCATATTTACTCTTATATTCCTCGTGGAGTTTAGTTAAACAATGTATGCAAATAAAGGAAGTATAATATTTTGGTGTTAATTTATCAATATTGTCCCATTCAAGACATCTGCCTTTACGATGAACGTTTACGAACTCAGTATAGTGACGTGTTGTGTTGCAACTCTTGCAGTTACAATGTTTAATACCGTCACCTGCGTTTGATGGTCTGAAATTTAAGCCTGGATTTTTGCTGAATTTTACTTCTGGAGCTACCGTACGAGCATTATCGTCTGCTTGAAGATAATAGTCGTCAAGCTTCTTAATTCTTCTATACTTCATTTCACACCCCTCTCAAATCCAAAAAGCCACGGTCGAACAACGACGTGGCTTTTATCTTATTATTATATTGTTATATAAATTATTCTAAAACAATTCTATATAAGCACTCCATAACATTATTGTCAGATACTATTATTAAGTTCTGTGCTGATTTGCTACTAAGTCTTAAATTCTTAGAATAATCGTCTGTAGAAAGAATACTTGGATTAGAAATTACTAAAATTTGATTTTTTTCATCCGCAGAGAAATGATGGAGATGAGCCGTAAGTATCATATCAAAGTTTTCTCTTGTCATCATTGATAAACTATCAACAACTTTTATTGGAGAATCTTTGTCGCCATGACAACCAGCAATATTAAATCCTTTACATTTAAAGGTTATAATATCTTCTCCATATTTATTATCGTTTATCTCTATAAAGCCACCAACCCTTTCTTTTAAATACCAAGGAATTATTCTGGCCAAACTTTCTAAATCAAGAGCGGCCTTTTTATTGGGTTCTAATCTAGAATGATTATCCAAACAACAATAATAATGTATGTTGAAATATTTAGACAGATCTGTGATCATTTCGGCAATAATTTCAGAAATTTGCATTATCTGAGTAATTACGTCAAACCTGCTTTGATATCTTATCGTCTCATGAATTCTACCTGCTATAGCATCACCAAGTTCGGTTATATACAGGTCTGAAACATCATTGAGTTTACAATATTTTATAACCTTGTCTCTTAATTGCGCTATTTTTTCTTTCGCAATATCGGGATTATATTTATTCCAATAATTATCAACTACAAGACCATAGTGAATATCGCTTAATTGTAGTATCGCTGCGTTATCTCCAGACACGGATAACTCTCTAATTGGAGTTAATATTTTTTTAGAATTCATTTCGCGAGCATATTCTAAAGCTATTTCTTTAATAGTTTCCTCTCTCGCTAATGCGCGAATATATGCGTTAGCCTGAATTCTTTCATCCGAAATTTTTACGCGCTCTTTTTGCAATTCAATTTTCTGCTGTATATATTCAGAAACATTTGCGGTATTTTCCTCATCAATCTCTGCATCAGTATACGTTAAATATTCGCCCTCTCGTTTATTGCGGGGGCGTTTTTGTATCGCGGTGTTGCTAACGCCCAAACAATACGCCTTCCACATTTTTCTGTAGCGGCTTTCAGTATAATTCTGACCAAGTTCAGTGTTTATTATGGCCGCAATATCATCCCAGGATAAATCATATTCATCATGCAAAGAACAGATTCGGATTTCATACTCGTCATCTGTTTCGGTTTTTTTCAATCTAATTTCGTTTTTTAATTCTTCTGTCATTTCGACGCTACTCCTTTTATATCCTGCGCTCAGTATTATTATACTGCCTTGTAATCTTTTTGTCAAGCGTTTCCGCTATATTTTCAAAATTTTATTAGAAAATGAAAAATCTAATTTATTTCCTTTCTCTATTAATAAAATTTACAATGGTGGTGGAATTCATCTTTTATTTAACATGTCGATCTTTTTTTCTATTATTTTTATAACAAGCATCACAAACGGTTCTTTGCGTTCTATTGTTGATTTCAAATTCTCTACCACAAATATCACACCTATATCGATTGTGAATAATGTCAAGATTTTTTATCAAATCTATTTGTCTGTCGAATTGATAAGCGATATCTCCACCCTGTTTTACTGGCAAGGAAAATCTAAATTTTATATCAGAATCTTCTTCTTCTTCAAAATATTTACTACTCGTTTTTGTTATAACAGTTATTTCTTCCCATAAACCAAGCGTTTTTAGTTTATCATATATTGTCATTGTTATAGCATCGCGATTTTTGGTGTGCAACGACAAGTATCCCATGTAATCTTTCGTTGGGGCATAATCGTAAATATAATTTTTAGTTGTTTTGCAATGACCAAGAAAAAGAAGTATAAATTCTCTAAACCACTTTGGAGCGGGGAGAGAGTTTATATAATCCAATTCGTTTTGATATATTATAATTTTAGAAAGAGTTTTATCCAACGAAACGTTTTTCCCGCGATTATATACCATGTCAAAATGTTTATTGATATAATAATTATAATCGCCAATATCTTCTTTATTATAACGAGTATTGTATATTGGCTCCCACTGTTTTTTAATTAATTCCTTAAATTCCTTGGGGGACAAACCTTCTTTTTCATATTTGAGTTTCAAATATTTGACAAGCCACCAGTCTTCTTTGTTCTGATATCTTTGTGTTTGATATTGCCCTGTAGCGAGCATCCTCTCACAGTTATCCTTTTTATCTATTGGTATCAAACTTAATTACCTCTTCGAACATTTCTCTCGCTTTGCCATCAGCAAACTCGAACACAACTTTGCCTTCGCCCATATCTGGTAGTTTAAAGCAAAGAACTGGTTTTGTGCTACCACGCACAAGGGTTTCAAATCCATATTCTGTACATTGTGAATAAATTTCGATTTTAGCCTTTCTGGCTTCCTTATTATTAAGGGCGTAAAAAATTGTATTCTCAAAGTCAAGTGAAATCCATCCCGAGACATGTGGCTTTACTTTTGCCCTAACTAATAGCGAATAAAAAAGTCTTTTTATTAACTCGTTTGGCAATGACTGAAGAAAAGCAATTTCGGTATCTGTTATAGAAACATGATGGTTACCCTTGTCAACGTCTCGATTAAGATATTGTTTATAAATCTGGTTAAGTAGTCTAATTTTATATTCACCCTGTGGCATCGTCGGGAAAAAGTTGTTATAATTTTCTTTTATAAAATTTCTTACGACGTCAGGATCGTCTATAATATTTTTAATTTGATCTAAGAACTCTTGCTCTTGTTTTTCAAATTTCAAATCTTTTCTCATTCTTTAATCTCTTGGACCCAGCTTGGCTTCTTGAAATTTTGTTTATCAATATTCGCCACATTTGTTTCAAATTCGACCCAACAAATTTCAGGCTGATCTTCTGGAATATCAACGGTTATAATATATTTATCATAAAAGCTAGAATTGATCTTATCAACCACATAATACCGCTCTTTAACCTGGAGTTTTTCATCTTTATAAAGATTGTCAAGTAAATCATAATCATGTTTTTCGATATCAGTTGTTATCTCATAATCAACACCCTTCTTTACATGATGTTTGACAGTATGTTCATAAAGCGGTTTGTCTTTTTGTTTGTTTGCTGGCATTATGTATGTAGTTTCCCTAATCCTACCTGTGTACTTATCACCGTTCATAATCCAGCGCTGTTTGATTTTTAGTATTTTATATATTTTAATCTGTCCACCCTGCAGAGCATTTTTGAAAGCGGCTACTTTCATAGTAAACCGCTTTTCGCTCTCAGGAGTAACATCAAACATTAAACGTGTCGTCGTATTCATCTAAAGAATCGTCCTCCCCAAATAAGTCTTTTAAATCTTCAAAATTAAGATCCAAATCTAAATCAAACGCCGAATCCAAATCTTCGCTTGTATCAAAATGAATTTCGCCCGTCTCAGCGTCTATTGTGTATTTTTTAATATTTTTAGGAATGCTTTTTAATATATACTTTCTCCCAAGATACTCTTCTCCATCTTCGCGTTGAACAGGGGCGAGAGCATCGTTATCATCAATACAATCTAAAATATCCGCATCAATTAATTCCCAGGCGAAACCCCAGTTGAATTTTGCATATGACTGAGATAAAGCTTTAATATAGGTTAATCCTTCCATTGGAGAAAGATTAAGGGCTTTATATTCATTTTGAAGTTCCATTCTAACAGCGTCTAAAATACCAAATCTACATTCTTTATAATCAAAATCGTCCTCATTGTTAAAAACATTGTCTATGTAAGATAGTGATTTTTTATTGTTCCACTTTTGATACATAGTCCTAAATTGCTTTAAGATCTTCGGATCAAATTGATATTCATCCAAGTTGTAATAAGGTAATTTGGATTCTTCTGTTTTCCCCCACTGTATATCAAAATCAATTGATTCAATGTCTCTACATAGTAAATTCATTGTGCAATTCGTATTGATTACAGGTGAAAATTTATGATACCTTCTTAAAAGCGTTTTCTCTGCATCTGTTTTGTTCTCTTTTGCGAATAACTTTTTTAATTTAATTCCGTGCGCCGCTTTTGCTTTTTCGTTATATTGATTTTCATACTGTTTATATTTTTTGTTTAACTCTGGGTAGAGATATCTGAAGAAGTATGGTTTCTTAGAAATTACAAGAGAGTTATGATAATATTTCTCTGCCTTTGTCGCGTCGTCATCGTCTTCGTCTATTGTAACGAATTTTGTAAAGTACCACGGCTCCTTTGGTTTTGCCAACCCTTTAGCGGAGTCAATTTCAGCGCCAACAACTTCTCTTAATAATTTCTTCCTTCTTTCTAATTCATCTCTTTGTCTCTGTTTATCCTCGCCTACATATAAAGCTTTAAGCGCTTCTATTATTGTAGCGTGGTTGCTATATACACCAACCTTACTACCGAAGCCGTTTATATACCCCTCTACAAGATTTCTATGATTGATCTTATGAGAGGGGGCAGCGGGTTTGTCATACATGATTATGTTGGTTGTTTCCTTGTGAGCTCCGTTTACAAACAACGGGTTATCTAAGCTAGCTACGATATCGCCATCAAAATCACTATCAGAGTGCCTACACACAGCCGTATCGTATATGCTATAGATAATTCCTGATTTAAGATGTTTATACCAATAATCAGTATTCTCATCCCGATAGAGTGTGCACGGATTTAATTCGTGCTCATCTATACAGGGATTTCTTCCTAACATAATCTTGCCAGAGACGCCCAAATTATTCCAGAATGTAGAATAAACATGATCTGCTGGGATCGCACCTTTAACGGGCAACCCAAGAGCGCTCTGGCATTGCGCAATCGGGTCGGAAACCATAAACTGATAATTACCTCGAGCCCAGATCTTACCAATCTTAGCTCTGTTTATTGCTTCCACGATATTTCTATATATCTTCCTTTGGACATATGTGTCTTCAAGGAATTTTAGATCTTTTACAACTGCCTTCATTGCGAGATTTTGTGCTCTCGTGTAGACATCACTGTAAACAATCTCATCATCTTCGTTAAATCCGCCAAAACAATACAAGAGAGAATATAATAAATCTCCGCTGCAAATCTTTTGTATCCAGTCAATTGTAGGCTGTAACAACTCTTTTATTCCATCTTGATCAATGTCGAGCAGTTGAATGAATTGATAGTTGATTTGCGACCATATCGGATCTTCTTTTTTATTATATCTTGCAACGCCCCATTTAATACCACCAGCTTCAGTATATGATAAATATTCTTGCCAACTCTTATAATATTTGTGCATCTTAAACTGTGATTCGCTAACCAGACAGTCTATTTCGTCAATATTATAAGTTACACCATATTTGTCTGTGATCGTATTAATGCCATGAGCGTGTGCATATTCTCTAAAATCAAAAACAGGGAAATCGCCTTTAATATAAGCGCTCCTCACAACAAACTCACTGGGTGTATAATCTAAACCCATATTCTGAGCCCATCTTTCAGCCATTTCGGGACAAATAAGCCCTTGACCATCGGCGCTATTTAAAGGTACATCTAAGATTCTCTCTTCAATATACCCTTCTCCGCTTTCTTTTTTGCAAATCCAGTCAACTTTTTGCTGCGGTATAATTGTTTCGAAATCTTTAATTACACAACAACGAGGTGTGTCAACCCACATTATCGAAGAAGATGTTAATGCGAAATAAGCAGAGAATTTTGCAATATTTATTTCTTTTACCTTTTCATCGATGCCACAACATAAAAGTTTAAACATCGGTTGATATAAATCTTCTTTGATGAACGTTACCGTATTTCTTCTGAGTTGGCCAGCACCAGCTGTGAACGTAACGTATCTGTTACCGTTTAAGTAGAAACCAGCTTTTGCAACTTTTCTGAATTCGGTTTTGGTTGTTGCTTCGACGTTTACTATATCAGAAACGAAAAGTGTTTTAAGAAGAAATTGGTTTATGACCTTCGCCTTCTTCACATCTCCGTCTGCTTTCGCGCGTTTCATTGCGCCACGCATGTTTTCAACGTCACTAAAAATTTCTTTGTAGGATCTTTTATCGCCGCGATAATTTCTTATACGATCTAATAAAATATTGTCTCCTACACTAACCAAACAACCGTCGATACCAGCTTGTTTTAGAGAATATTTCTCAATATTTAGATTGTTTTGACAAATAAATGAAGTGGTGAGCTTGTAAATTGTATAAAGGACTTGCTCACGTGCTGCCATTTATTACTCCCTTCTAAATATTTACTTATTTATTTTATCTTGTTTATCTTTGTATTTAAAAGTATAATCCATTGTGTGTTTTCTTTTTACTTTTAATACAGCAGCAATATTTCCAGTGCTACTTTTAATTGCTTTTTTTATAATCTGGAGTGCTTTCTACATCCACTTCCGTATCAAGTTCTGTGATACAAGCACCATATCCGATTAAATCTAAACTTGAATCAACCTTTCCTGATGTTTTAAGTCTTGCTATTTTTAAAAGCGCCATCATAATGCCAGCATCTCTTGCTTTTAAATCAATCCCTAAGTAAGCAGACCATAATTTCGCAATAAGCTCAAAAGAACCTTTTGGTGAACCATAATCTCTATCCCTATCACCACATATAAAAGTCTTTGCTTTATCTAATGCCTCGTCTCTCTTCATACTTAATTCCCTCACGATTTCTTAAATATACAATGTTCATTATAAGCAAAATCAATGATTTGAATCGCTTCATCCCAATTTGTCACAACATACAGATTCTGAATTCCAGCATAATCTTCAGGAAGATTCCAGTAGTGGTCACCATACATTTTTATAAGGATTTTAATAGGTGCATTGGTACTTTCCAAACAATCGATCCTGTCATCTACTTGAATACCATGACGCATATTAACAGAAGCTTTGCTGAATTTTTTTTGTTTATCTTCATTTTCTTGATAAGTAATTGGTAATCCGATATACTCGAATGTTTTTCCAAGGTGTTTCTGAAGATATTCTTTTTTCTTGTTAATATTTTCGGTTGCTCCCTTTGTTACAAACACAAAGTTTACTTTTTCTAAACTTTTTTTGTAGAAGTCAAGAAATGAGGGTGCGAATTTAACAGCATCAAAGAACTCGTCTGAAGAATACATGTTTTCAACATCTTTGATCGTAACGTGACCGTAAATAGATCTGTATCCCCAATCATTCAAGTCGTCAATTGTTTTTTGTGGGTTTATGCTGTGTTTTTTGTTTAAGATTTCAATTATTGCTTTAGACGATTCGAGAACCGTGTCATCGACGTCTAAATAAAGTGTTATTTTAGTATTTTCCATGTTCGCCCAGTAATTAATTGCTGATTTTTAATTCATACAATCTCCTTATCTTTTTTAATTACACCAAGATTATATCACAAGATATAGCGTGTGTCAAGTAAAACAACCATATTTTTTAAAAAAAGTTTAAATATTTTATATATTTATATATAAAAGGGAAATTTTGCATAAAATCAACTGTCATATAGCAATCGGCTGCCAACACGATCACAAAGAATGTAATTTACATTTGGCCAACCTTAAAACAGGGTCAATATTGGGTCTCCATTGGGTCCGCGCGGTTAAAAATGGGGCGCCTTGTTGCATTTTTATTATTTAGGTGGATTTTTATTTATACTGCTGGCTTATTTTATAAAATAGGTCTTTTATTATGTTTTGGCTCTTTAAGATTGGATAAGAGTATACAAACCCCGCCCTGTTTTTGTTTTTTAAAAAAATAATTTCCTCTTTTTAATTTTTGCTGTTCTTGTTTTAGTTCAACGAGCGAAGCGAAGTTGCTACAATAGGGTTATAAAAACAATTTTGATGTCTTTAAAAAGCCCTCAGCTTATCTTTCAATTATGAACAAGATAAAACGTAATAATGGCCCCGCAGCGGAGCGGGGTAGGGGGATACACACTCATACTCAAAGAGGGAGGGGGATAAACCCCCTTTCTTTTCTTTATATATTTCTTTTCTTTAGGGAATTGGGGGAGAGTGAATTGAGTTGCTGTGTGTCGGAGGCCCTTGGGCCGTAGCCAACGCGGGGAAAACTAGTAATTATTAAAAAGAAAAATAATATTAAAAGTAGAAAGTAATTGTTAAGAGTAATAAACGCGTGTGTGCGGGCGCGGGCGCGCGCGTATGTATGTGTGCGCGTATGTATATGCGTACGTATGCGTGTGTGTATGCGTATAGGTGTATAGGCGCGTTTAAAAATATTTTATTTTTTTATAAAAATATGGAAGTTTTCCTTGACAAGAATGGAAAAGTGTGATATAGTATGTGTGTATAAAAAATAAAATGGAGCAAAGTAGATGGAAAAGCATCTGGAATATTTTACCTTTGTTGAGAACAACGGCGAGATTAAAAGTTATAATATCTTCAATAACTTAAAGTTCAGACGTGGATTGTTAGAAATATACGAAGACTATAAGAAAGAGTATATGAAGTATTTGAAGAGCGCCGAAGTCGTAAAAGGTGAAGGTTTAATAAACGAAGAGTTGATCACGACTTTCAAAGAGGCTTATAAGAAAAATATTTTCAAGCAGAAACTGGTAAATGAATTGAGATATTGTTTCTGGGGTAAATGTGAATATGAAACCATAATCGCAGACTGGCCTACAATGGTTGCGAAAAAAGAGGTTGTAAGATTGTCTGAAGAGTTGTCTAACAACAAAATCATTTATCGCACAACCGTTGATCTCGATATTAAAAGAAAGGTTAGCGTATATGACTATATAGCTTTGAATCTCGATATCTTCGTTGATTATGTATGGAACAACATCGATTTAGTAAAGGAGTTTGATAATGATTAAAAAAACAATTGAGAATAAGAAAGACGTTGAGAGGTTGAAGAAAGAAGCTGAGAATCTACATAAAGAGACAAATGCTTCAGTAGATTTTGTTGTGGGAACAAGTGACACGGCCACTACGACCTCAGGTGGTGCTTCTACGGCAACAACCATCACACAATATGGTTGGGTGTGTCCAAAATGCGGTAGGGTTAATGCTCCGTGGAAAGGTACTTGTGACTGTTCCAAGGGTGTAGCGGCGCCTAATATTCAGCCAAACAAACCATTCCCGCTAGCGCCATATTATGAGCCTTATATTCCGCATATACCTTATTATGAGCCGCCGATAAAAACACCTAATCCGTATGACCCTTATGATCCGTATAAATGGGGTGATGCTCCAGGCTGGTGGAATAAAGGACCGACGTGTGAGGGTGAGAAAAAGTTTGTGTGGGGAATTGAATACCCCGATGGTCATATAGAAAAGTGCCCTTCAAATTATTTTGCGGGATTAGGTGATCCCATCCCTTGTACTCTAACGCCAGGTGATCCAAATTTTGGAAGGTCAACTACTATAAGCACAAAAATAGATACACAAGCTGGTGGAGATTCAAATATCAAAGCATATAATTAAAACAAAATCAAAAAGAGGTAATAATGAAATACAGCGAAATTATAAAAAACGTGAACATATACGGGCTTGAAGAATCGATCCGCGGAGCAAAATTTCCATTTGCGACCGATGTGGATAAATTAAATTGCGAACTCACGCCTGGAATTAGATCTTTGGCATCGAGCGAACGCGGAGCAGGACACGATAATTGGTTGAACGGTGTTGTTGTGCAGTTTGATTTAACATTTACAATCAAAGCTTGGACTGAAATGGAACGATATCATTTTATGGATTTTGTTTCTAGTCAATCAACAATGCACAGGATTACAAAGTTTGATTTAGGCAGGTCATATATAAAATATGTGGATCCTAGAATTATTTCGATAATTAAAGAAGAGGTTGAAGAATATAATGCCGTTGAAGATGCTCTTAAGAACCACGCGACTGGATTTGCTCAATCAGAAATAGACGAGATGACTAAAGAAAATAAAGAGCGTTACTTAAGAATTCTTTATTCAAACCCATGTGGTATGAAATTAGCAGCTCGTATGACGACAAATTATCGTCAACTCAAAACTATTTATGCGCAGCGCCGCAATCATAGACTTCCCGAATGGCAAATGTTTTGCGATTGGATTGAGACGCTTCCGCATAGTGATTTTATAATAGGTAAGAGCGAATCTAATGCGTAGACAGGTTTTGTATTTTGATGGGGAATATCACCCTTGTTATTTTTTCTGGAAAGAAGACCAGCAAGACGGATATTTGTCCAACTGGTATAAAAGTGATTTTTTTATAACAAACTTAGACACGCGCAAACAAATTTGGTTTGATTGTTCCGAGCAGTACTTTATGTGGCAGAAAGCGAGATTATTTCACGATGACGAGATAGCTGATTTAATTTTAAAGGCTGCAGGCCCAGCTCAATATAAATCCCTGGGGCAGCGAGTTAAGAATTTTGATCAGGCGCTGTGGGACGAAAATAAGTATCTGATCATGTATGATGCGAATTATTATAAATTCACTCAGAATGCCGATATCAAAGAAGAGCTTTTACAAACAGGGGATGCAATACTTGCCGAAGCAAGCCCTTATGATAAAATATGGGGAATAGGATTGTCAACACAAGGATTGACATCCGTACAAGACTCTAGCAATTGGATAGGAGAAAACCTTCTTGGAAAGGTTTTAATGCATTTAAGAACAACCTTAAAAGAAGAAGGGTTAAATCAAGGGGTATAATATAGGGGTATAATATGATTATTAAATACAGAGTGAATCCGAAAGATAAACAACTTGAAGAAGCGTCGTTGCTTGGTTATGGTAGTCTTTATTATTTGAAAACTATTGAAAAACACGCGCATGGAATCGAGTACGTGCATTCCGAGTGCGTTGGAACTTATATTTATGACGAAAAAAAGAATGAAATAATTTTATATTCAGTCGTAGATTTCGGCCCCGAAATTAAATGTGAGTATATGATTAAGGATGCCAGCGATGTTTATTATTTGTCTGGGTATTTAAAATCTAAGGTAATAGATGAAATACGCATATATCGTGTAGACGATAAGGCCGTAGATAAAGAATTTGATTCTGCTTTTATAATCAACGACTAAAATAAAATCAAAAAAATCAAATAAATCGAATAAAAAAAAACAAATTAAACGAAAGGGAATATAAAATGGGTAAAAGAAATCAGCTTTATGATGAAATAGTGCTCTGCACCGCAACATGGGGTGAAGATAAAATTAACGAAAAGCTCGGCTCGATAATCACGACTCTCACGAGAGAGGGTGAGTGGTGCAAGGTGTATGATGATGATAATGGCATTTATATTATTCAGCATGGACACAATGAGGGTTTAGAATATTGTGGAGGCTCTGTTCTTACGTGGCTTACAGATGAAGAATATGAACAACTTGAATCTTTAAGAGAAGCAAGCGACGGCGGGAGTTCCGACCCCGATAAAAAAGAGGGTAACGAAAATGATTAAGTTTGAAAAAGTTTCTTTTGAACAATTTGAAAAAGATGTCATAAGTCTATATCCTCTCTTCACAAAGGAGTATATAGAAGAAATTTATAATAATATAAAATTACCTAGACGCTCTACGTCTGGTAGCGCGGGCTATGACTTTTTCGCCCCGTTCGACACCGTGTTGTTGTTCGAAGATAGTGACTTGGCAAAGAGTTATCGGGTAATTCCAACAGGTATACGCTTTATTGTGGATAATAATGAAAATGTCTTCTTGAACATCTTGCCTCGAAGCGGTATGGGTTTTAAGTACGGAACTAATTTAGCTAATACATGCGGCATCATAGATAGCGATTACTTTTTATCCGAAAACGAAGGCCACATTATGGTTAAACTTGGAACGAAATTTGCCGCAGCTCCGATAATACGCGGGAAAGCTTTCGTTCAAGGGATTATTTTGCCGTATTACACGGTAGACAACGAGGAAAATGTAAAAGAGACTCGTAACGGTGGGTTCGGCTCCACAGATGCGAATAAAGTTTAGATTGGAGACAGGTGAAATGGGATATTGTAAAAGAATACAAATGGACTGTATGTACACAGACAGGGACAATAATGACAATTGTTCTCTCGCCACTTGTAAATATATGAGAGAATTAATATATAACCCTGATGGGACTCAAACATTAAAAGAGATTAAAACAACATCAAGGAAGAAAACAAATAAAAAGGTGGATATAACAGATGGGCAATAACAATAAGGGTAAAATGATCGTATATGGAAACAGAAATACTACGGGCGCCATGGCGGCAGCTATGGGGCTCATAGATAATAACAGACAGAATAAACCCAAACAACCGAAGCAGAAAGAAGGTGGTTTTTATAATGGGGGGAAAAATAACCCAACAACGCAAAATAAAAAAATCCCCTATACCACTTCGAACAGACCGAATGTAAAATGCGATTCTAAAAACAATTCAAACTATACAGAGAGAAAGGGTAAGCCTTTTAAAAAACAACCCTCTCCAGAAGAAATAAAAGAAAAAGAGATTAAAAAGACACTTGGTGAATTAGAAGAACATTTACGCCTCGCAGATGAAGATTATAAAAAGGTGTATGGATCTATTTTCTATCTTTTAACGGACAGGGTTGCTCCTTCTGGCGAGTTGATCTCACTTTCCGTATATCACGACCCTGACGACGCCGCTGATGTATTAACGATCTCTGATGAGGGCGACTCCTTATCTGAGTTTATATACTCCGCAGACGATATCGCTTCAATTAGACGAGAAATAATGGGTCTTATGTCAAAGAGCAAATGGAGAAACAACCTTCGTTTTACGGTAGGACAATATAACAACACAACCACTTTGAAATATGGATTATCTGCAAAAGGTAATGTAAAAGATATAATTTACTTAAAATGGGCGCTTATCAATATGTTGGAGAGTTTATATGATACCGATGAAGAGTTAAAGGAGGCTTTTGGCTTATGAGCGCGGGGTTGTCAAACGGAGATAAGAAGACTTTAATTGTGAATTTGTTTGGGGCCGCAGGTTCAGGCAAGAGTACAGGTGCCGCTTATATTTTTACAAAACTTAAAATGGACTACATAGACGCGGAGCTTGTTACCGAATTCGCCAAGGATAAAACATGGGAACGTAATTCGATGGTTCTTTCTAATCAATTCTATGTGTTTGGCAAACAGGCCTTCCGCTTAGCTCGTGTGGCAGGACAGGTTGATGTGGTAATTACAGATTCGCCCCTTCTTCTTTCGAATTATTATGCTGGCAACGATCCTGTGATGGAAAATTTTAAAAAAGCCTGTGTTGATGTGTTTAATACTTATGATAACGTTAATTTCTTTTTAAACAGAGTTAAACCTTATAATCCGAATGGCAGAAGTCAAACCGAGAACGAAGCGAACAAGATTAGCGCTGAACTCAAACAGATGTTAAATGGGTATAATGTGCCTTACGAAGAGGTTAATGGTGACGAAACAGGGTATGAATCGATATATCAACACATTAAGACGTTATTGACTCAGCGTGGGGTTGAAGGCAAAGCAAATTAAAAATTTTAAAAAAATTTAAAAAACATAGAACTTTTACTTGACACGGTAAGAATTTTATGATATAATACTCCACGTAAATAAGAAACAGGAAAGGAAAGAAAACAAGATATTAGGAGGCAGATTATGGACAATAATGCTCACACAAACTTTATAGATCAGATGAAAGAAACGGCTAACGGAAGCGTGGAATTTAACGGCACGTTCACCGAGAACGGCGCCGTCGGTTATAAGACTACAGGCACCAAGCTCCTTGATGTCAATTTTAAGGTTGCTTCATATCGCAATATGAGCGATGGTGAAATTGCTAATGATTTTATAGCTGCCTTCAAAGAGGATCCTGCTCTTGCTTTTACTTGGCTTTTCTTTGCACGCGACATTCGTGGCGGGCTTGGAGAGAGAAGACTTTTCCGTGTCTGTTTGAAAAGCCTTCTAAAATGCGGGGCTTTGGATAGTGCGGATATTTATTCGCTCTGTGATCTTATCATGGAGTACGGCAGAGCAGACGATATTTATACTATCTTTGATTGTGATGATAAATCTTTTGAAAAACTCGCCGCTATGTGGATGCAGAAAAAACTTTCAAAAGATCTCCAGGATATGGCGTATGGTAAACCTGTCTCACTTCTCGCAAAGTGGCTAAAGAGTGAAAGAGCTTCTTCGATTGAAAGTATGGCGTTGGCGAAGAGAACTGCCAAGGCGCTCGGTATGACATCGAAACAATACCGTTTGGCGCTTTCGTCGCTCCGTCGTTATATCGATGTAACTGAGTGTAAAATGTCTGCTAATAAATGGGGCAAAATAGATTATTCTAAGGTTCCCTCTAAAGCAGCATTAAATTATTCTAATGCTTTTAGAAAACATGACGAAGAGAGGTATAATCAATTCCTTGCCGCCGTTGAAAACGGCGAAGCAAAGATCAATGCTGGCGCGCTTTGTCCTTATGAGATAGTAAATAAATACGGCGATTTTTATGCGGAAGATATTAATCCGTTTGACCCGACGCTTGAAGAATTGTGGAAAGCGCTGCCGAACACTGTAAACGGCAAGATGGCAGGATCCACTCTTGTTGTGGCCGATGGTTCTGGTTCGATGACAGTCAATGTAAGTGGCAGGACCACCGCACTCGACGTAGCAAATTCTCTTGCAATTTATTTTGCGGAGAGAGCAACTGGCGCATTTAAGAATAAATATATCACTTTCTCGGAGCATCCTGCTTTTGTAGATTTTGATGCCGCTGGATGTCAGACTCTTAGGGATAAGATCGTTGAGGCGTTGCAACACGACGAAATAGCGAATACGAATATTGAAGCGGTATTTAATTTGATATTGAATACTGCCGTAAAGAAAAAACTTCCTCAGGAAGAGACACCCGCTAACATTTTAATGATTTCTGATATGGAGTTTGATCGCGCGACCCGCGGGCGCGTTGACAGATCTTTATTTGATGGAATTAAAGAAGGGTTTGAGGCTGCGGGTTATAAACTTCCGCGCTTGGTGTTCTGGAATGTGAATTCGAGGACTTGTACGATACCTGTTCGAGAAAACGATTGCGGCGTTATGTTGGTATCTGGTTTCTCGCAGAACGTGGCCGAGATGGTAATGAGTGGCGAGTTAGACCCAATGAAATGCTTGGTTGACACGCTTATGAAGGATAGGTATAAGGAAGTTAGAAAGTTTTTCGATATGTATATAAAACAAAGAGTTATTTAAACAAGTTAAATAGTAAGGGCGCTTTGCAGCAAGTTGTTTACTTATGGCGAATATAATAGGCGCTCTGTGAATAAGAGGTCAGTTACAGCAAAATTGATGAGAGATTTGGTCATGGTGTGGTCCGCCTAGAGACTTTGACCTCTGTATTTAGAGCACATCACAGCAATTTTTAAAAATAAGAATTTACATCTTACAAAATTTTTGGAAAATAAGACTTTTGGTTTAATTTATTAATTGTGCTCTGTGAGTTGAGGCCCCGCTCGCGAGGGGCCTCTTTTTTTGTTGTTTATTTTATTGTTTTTATTTTTTGTGTGAAGAATGGTGATGGGGAGGGAAATGCGGTCCGACCGTTAGGTCGGGCCGTTTTGTTTTGGGGTGATTTTGGGGTGTAGGTTGGAAATGTATAGTAATATATAAATTTAAAATAAAATGAAGACGTAATAATGTAAATTACGTTTTCATGAGGTTCCATTAGCCTCAAATGGGTTTCATTGGCCCAAACGATAAAGGAAAAGCCAAAAAGGAGGATAAAAAAATGGCGCTTTATAAGTTTAGTAAAAATTTCACCCCCGTACTCAGCGATGGCTGGGGAGTACTTGACATAAGAGAAATCACGGTAGAAATACCTGATTCTTATGGGCAAAGTTCTTTTGAAGAATTAATTTCTTCGAAGAATTTTCAAGCCATAAGATTTATGTCGGCGGCCGAAGAAGGCAGGGATTTACCTGAACTTCTTCAAATTTGGGAAACCAGAGACAGGCGAAATGCCGAAACCTGGGGTTGTTACCACAGGCTTGGCTGGGAAAAAAGAAGTCTCGAAGAATATCTTTGGGACTTGTATATCGCTGATGGCGAAATCAGAAGAGCAAAAGCTCTTTATGAAAAAGTCTTTAGCAAATAATTCCGCAAGGCCCGCCCAAAAGGGTGATCGGTGCAAGTCCGATGCGTCGAAAGACGTGGCGCTCATGGGTTGTTTTTATAACAATACCAAATATAAAGGAGGAAAAAAATGAAATATATTTATGTTATTTCATTTTTAACATTTGGTACAAACATATACCAAATGTTATCAAACGGGTATAAAATCCGTAAAGAGGCGGAGGTGGTCGCAAGACAACTCCGCGCCTGCGGGCATAAAGATGTCCGCATAACAAAAATTGATCTGCCTGAATAAGGCAGATTTATAAGGACTGGTAGATACAGTCCGCCCGAAAGGGTCAAGAGCCAAAACCGTAAGGCCACACCTGGGGTTCCAAGTCCCAGGCACTCGAAAGAGTGAGCGACCGAGGACGGTAAGAATCTTGACGACGATCGAGTCAAGTACCGCAAAACAAAAGCAATATTTCTTCTAAAATATGGCAACGAGTGGTTCGACTCCACAGGTTGACTATTTTAAGGAGGTTCCTCAAAAATGAAGGAAGGAACTATAAAATTAGAAGAACTTATTGCAAAAAGACTCGAGGGGGATAAAACCCCCTATTACTTCGCTGACGAAGATGCGATTTGGTGTGTTAAGGGGTTGAAAAACACCACTAAAAACACATGCGGACTCGCGTTCGTATGCACCGTGTACTCAGTATATGGCAATACTAACGGATATAGCTATGGCGAAGAAGAAGAATTTATCTACACAAAAGAAGATAAATTTTCTTTTTATGATTTTGACCACAGACTGCAAGCCACTGCAGACCGGGCCAAAATAATAGCCAAGCAAATGGCGTCAGCACAGTGGATAGACGAAGAAGAGTAGACGGTTCTACTCTTCTATTGTTTATCCAAAAAACTTAATCCCACTATCGGGACGGCGCAAACCTTAGTATAGAGTTTGCATTAAGCCGTCCCAATAATGTATGGGCGTCATCAGCGGTATGCATGACATAAAACCGCGTACCGTACCATTAGCCCATTCCATAAGTGGGCAAACCCGCAAAATAAATTAACTTTCCGCGAGTCGGGTATCTGTAGCGGCAGAAGGGAGAAAAATTATGGATAAAAAATTTGTTTTTGATTCTTATGAATCAGCTTGGCTCTTTGCCTCTGAAAACGAAGGCAAAAAACTCTTTGTTGTATCCAAAGAAGAATACGACGATTCGTATGGACACTATGAAATAAAATTTATAGTGTGTGACGAGGCAGAAGCAAATCGCTTAGTTGGATTGTCACATGACGATCCGTATTGTTACGGAGAAAGAGGATCTCACCAGGGAGGAGCAGGAGATATATTCCAAATTGTTTATCGTCCCGAAGTACTTAAAAAATCCAAATGGATTCCTATATCATTTGTGGTGGGCGACATCAAAGGCAATTTTGAAGAAGATAAAATCTATCTGGTAGCCGATGGCGCAATAATAGGCTATGAGTATATATTGGTGGGCGGTATCGAACACACCATTAACGTCGTCTCCGAATTTATCGATCGCGAGTTTGAAGAAAAAGCTGGGAAAGACGCCTATAAAATGCTTGTCGCAATAGATAGAGGAGTAAAAAAGGTCTTTGTCCAAAAATATACAGACAATAATAAAAACATTAGACAAAATTCAATAGAATTACTAATAATTATTGATAAAGCTATAAGCGGGTCTGGATATTTTTCAACAGATGTAAAAGCTTTGGAAACGGCTCAAGAAATTATAAACTTAGGATATTATAAAATAAAAAACAATAGAAAAGAAGAATTGCTTGAGTTGGCAGGAATAATTGACTCAGCTTTATGTTTCAATACCTATTTTAGAGCACGGAAAGCCGTCCAAAAAATTATAAATTTGGGCTATCATAAATAAAGGAGAGAGATCATGAACTTAGTAATCTTAGAAGGAACTTTGTATGGCAAACCTATAATTGTAGAACCTTATTTATACAAAGACGGTATGCTTATAGGGGTTTGCAAATATACGAATGGTCGTGAAATATTTGGTGGTTATGGGATAGAATATAATTATTCAAAATCGCTAAAAGCAAATTTTGAGGACTTAAAAAATAATTGGGTTAAAAGAATCGAGGCTGAAAAACCTTATAAATTTTTAAGTTTAACAAAAAAATAAAATCGCTATTTTATATAGTGAAAAATAATAAGGAGAAAATAAAATGAAAACAAAAATCAACAAAATATATCTTCCGCAAGAAGGAGAAAAAATAGTGTTTAAAACAAAAAACGAAGAAGTTTTTATCGGACAATTTGGATTACCTTATGACGAAGATAAATACAAAGAACAATTCTGTTTCACCGTAGACAGAGAAACGGAATACATGATAGAAGAAGTGAAAAGCTGGTTTAACGTTTGTGAATTAGAACATATGAAATTCACGCACACGTTTGGAAAAGATTTTAAAAAGACGTTTAAATACACTGTTCCTGAAGATGAATCGTTGGTTTTGATGGAATTTGATAAGTCACGTAAGCTCCCGTTTCGTTACGGCATTGGTTATTACGATAAAGAATACAATGAGTTTTGTTTTAAGCATAATTCCGATAGGTTGTTTTTACATCCATTTTACATAACAAAATGGATTAAGATAGCTGATTTATTAAAAGAATTTAATAAATAAATAAATAAAATAGCCGTTTTATACGGCAACGAGGTGTGCTATGAATAACATAGCAAAAAGTAACTACGGGTTAACGCCCGAACAACAAGCAAGTGTCAGAGAAGAATTTCAAAAACTTCTTGACGACTTGAAACAACGCAACTTGGACTATTACGACGAGTATATGTCTGCTCCAGCTGCAAAAAGCCATCATCAAAATTATTACCGAGGATTGGTTGAACACAGTGGTAAATTCGCAATGTGGTTATACGGGCGTTCACTCCGTGGCGATATAGACATCACTTTGCAAGAGTGTGCAAGAATAGGATTTATGCATGACTTTTGTAAATTGTTTCTGTATGAATCGGATGGTGTCGGTGGATACGATATTGATTACAGTATTTACGACCACCACGCTAAACGCAGTATTGAGCTTGCCGAAGAACTTGGATACAAGCTTTCTCAAAAAGAAAAGATATGTATCCTTCTCCATATGGCTGGCGGTTGGTGGAACGATGAAGATGAAGAACTTCTCTCCGCCGAAGATCGTAAGTGGATAGGCGAAAACATAACACTTATTTCCGCTGTCCAATGGGCGGATATGAAGGCTTGCGAATAAGGAGGTGATAATATGAGCAAAATAGAAAGATTGTTAAACCGACGGAGAAAGGATTTAACGCTCGGAGATATAATTAGAGCGCTTAAGGCCCTTAATTGTATCTACGGTAACGACAGCGTCGAGCTCGCTAGAGCTGTTGGCCGTTTCTTCGATAACTTCTGTCGCAGATAGGAGTTATCACGCAGCGATGGTGGGAACTGCGCAACAAAACTACCCATCACCAGCTCGATAAGAGCAATATTAAAATAGCCTCATGTTCATAAGGGCCGAAAGCCCGAGGCGAAGGAGAAAATTATGAACACAAACAAAAATAATGTAACTACCAAGACTAAAACAAATGAAACTGCAAGATATATCTTGCATTCGATCGAAGACTTTAATACCTTTCAGAGACCTTATGCTGAGGCGCTGCCACAGGCGGTAAACAAACAAGAGTGTACTCGAATAAAAGAGAGTTGTTGTCTTAAATGCAATAGGCCAAATAGCCCGAAGGGTTGTGTAGAAAGCGAGTGCTGGTTATATCACAACTATATGTTCTGGTATGGAGTTATGGGCGATGGCCCTAGGATTATTTATAAAAATATGCCCAAGCAAAAGAGAAAATAGCTTTCTCGGGGCTATGAAATATCTAAACATAAAAAATGCGGGCAAAGAATAGGCATATGCGTCTCTAAACTTTTGTCAAAAACAGAATTTGCTAACAATGCAGCTCTTTTAAAAATAAGAGAACAATTGCAAAACCGCAACAAGAATGGCAGCGTTAAAATGGCAAGTATTAAAGAGATAGGCAAGGTTGCAGCAAAATATAAGTTTGATAAAATTGCCGATATAGTCGACAAATTTATAATTAAAGGTAAACTCGGAACCGATAATTCCGAGAATAAATAAGGGGGAAATGAAAATGCTATTTAGATTTAATGTTAATAATCAAAACATTGAAGACGCTGATGATTATATGGATTATGTAGAAGTTAGCGTTAGGGTGGATGTAACCCGTAAAGGCTACAATGCTCATAGCAAAGACGGCAAGAAGAAAACGTTGGCTCGCAACAGAGCGAGAAATGCCAAGTTTGCTCGTCGCCCGCAGTAACCATCATAAGCGTTTGTCGGCGTTAGCATGAATAACCGTCAAAATTAATAAAACAATTTTTAAATAAAAGGAGAAATAAAATGAAAAAATTCTATAATTTGATTACCCCTTGGGGTACAACAGAAAAGGTTTATCTTAAAAAGCATGAATACTTAGCAGATAAAACCTTAGCAGTTTCGGCTATTTGCGAAAACGAGGAACCGTGGGCCATGGTTACCATCAACATCGGTGAAAAACCGTTAAACGAAAAATGCGCTTTCGTTAAAGATTATTCCGAAAATGAAGGTATGACCAGTTTTCTCATTAAAAACGGAATCGCCAAACCAACTGGAAGAATATTCCCCAGCGGTTATGTGTTGGTCCCCGAATACGAGTTCGATTTAAGCAAACTCGAAGAATAAAAAATAAAATTTAGGAGGTAATAAAAATGAAAAAAGAACTTTTTATAATCATCTTTTCCGATGATGAAAGATTTGAGATTATGGCGTATTCTCTCGAAGAGGCTAAAATTCTTTCTCAAGCAGAGAGAATCAAACACGGCAAATCTTATACGGTTAAAAGTTGGGCTATGGCTGAAAGGTACAGCCATTACGGCAACTGCGAGGGTTATTGCGATACCTGTAGCAGACAACACATTTGCTTAGACTAAATAAAATTTTGGAGGTATTTTAAAATGAAAAAATATAACGAAAAAGCAATAAAGCTTTATGAGATTGCGAAGGATTCGGGTTTAGAGGATATTGCAGAATCGATTAAAACAATATATAAAATTAAAAAAGAGAAACAGGCAAAACCTATAAAAGAATGGTTCGATGCATCAGACTATGTTCCGTTCAGTTTTTATCAAATAATATGGAGCATTAGACGTAATGAAATAGCACCATGTGCATGTCTTACAACCGAAAAAGAGCAAAAAGAAATAAACAAAATTAAAAAAGAGTTCCACGATGTAATCAAACACAATGGTTTTAAAAATGCTGACGTAATAGCAAAAACCAAAAATGAGGCGTATAAAGTAAAATTATGGAACACGGATTTTTTCACAAAAATAATTAAAGATGAACTTATCAAAAATGGTTATGAAAAACAAAAAATTAAAGATATAACCATTACAACAAAAAATTGCTTTCATTTAGCGGTAAGAGAGGATCCTGCTATGCTATATTTTGAGCACTGCTATTATTTCCCTCTTTGTGAAGTTTTTAAACTAGGGGTAAAAATCGAGGACTCTAAAATGTGGCAATTTAACGGAGACACAGAGGTTTGGATGAAAGACTAAATAAAAATAAAATTTTATAATTAGGAGGATTAAGCTTATGTCAGGGAAAGATCAATTAGAAGCAGTAATTATTACACTAGTTATTATCATAACAGCAATATGTATATCGTTATTGATGGTGAAACTCAGTTCGAGGAGAGAAAATAAAATATTAAACGAGAAAATCGCACAAAAGAAAGAACAAGGGTTTTATCCTGTTTTCAGTGAGTTCGGCGTTTATTTTGTCAAATTTCAAAAAGGACTTTATGGCGACAACGCTAGTCTCGGGGTTAGATGTTTTTCAGACGATGGCCTTATAGACGCGTGTATAACGATTGATTTGTCTCACTGGAATATTTATCCAAGCAATCAAAAATGTGCTTTTATGAATCCATATAAATGCGAATTTACTAATGATAATTTTTTAATAACCAACAACATAGCAACACCAACAGGCAGATGGGCAGACGTGCCAGGCTTAGGTGTTATGAAAGAGTTTGAATTTAATATTTAACTAAATAAAAAATTTATTTTATCGGGAGGTGCAAGATGCAACCAATAATCAAACAAATATCTAAAAATAAACTATGTATGTATCTCGGCAAAAAGAAAATCGGACATGTCTTCGTGTCTGATACTGGATATATATATGATTTAGATATTAAAAAAGAATATCGGAATAAAGGTTATGGAAGAACGTTAATGTTAACAGCCATCAACAGAGGCGGTTACTGGCTTCACATCGAAAACCCGAATCTTGGTGCGAAAAAATTCTACAAACGCCTTGGTTTTGGAGAAATCCCGACATCGAATTATTTAAGACTTTATGTAAAATTAGATAAACTATCTGATTTCCATCAATTAAGGCAACTTGGCTCCCTTCATAAAATGCTCGGAAGCCTTAGTCGCGTAGAAAAAGAAATTCACAACTATAATCACGACCAAAACGTCAGAACAAAATACGACGAGAACGGTTATCAAATCAAATAAAAGGAGGTATAAAATGCTTTTTTCAAAATCGATGAATTTCCATAGTTATTTATTCGACTATGAATTTTTCAAAACATATTTTCCAAATCAGAGCCGTAAACACTTTAAAACAACTTTAATGGTTTTGTATGGAAAGAAAAAAGACAGAGGGCACATTAAAGCTAAATATGAAAAAGCTGCTAACGAATGGCTTAAAAAGAAAACTTTACTATACAAAGCCGTTGCGCAGCATTTTTCATTCATAGAAAACTATTTATAAAAATTTATTTAAAGGAGGTCATTATATATGGCAAAATCACCAATACTTCTCCCCGATACGGGCTAAAACAACAGGGAAACCTGATTATATAGGGTTGCTTGGATAAAACCCCATCAAAACCAAGAATTAAATCAGGCTCGTCCTTACATTGAGTTGTAAGTGAATCTTATCATATCAAGAAGAGCACAAGTGGATATGGAGTAAGGTTGTGACTACCTTTCTAAATAATAAAAGTACAAATAAAAACAGCCATAGGAGGATTTAAAATGGCAAACAGATTTATGAAGGAAATTGACAAGGAAAACAAAGCAAACGAACAGGCAATTATCGAGGCTCAAGCCGCAGAGGTAAGGGAACTCAATAAAAAACTTATCGAAGAGACGGAACCGAATACGATAATCGAAACCGTTAGAGACGTCAAAAACGGCGCCTACCATATGGTAAGAACCGAAGATGGGAACCCCGTTGACATCGGAGGCAACTGCACAAGTAAAATCGTAAACATTAACAGACATCAATGTTACGTTTGTGGATCCACCGAAACAGAGCTTGAACAAGATATCACTTATGTTCGTTTGGCGCTTGCGAGAGGGGATATAGCTCTTCCTAAGTTTTGCGGATATATCATAAGCGGTAGATATATCACCAAAGTTGTGTATATTTATAACATGCCTGTTCTTACTTGGGGACACACCGAAGAAGAAAGGGCAGAAGACGAACTCAAGGCTCGTATATGCTACGCAAAACTCCGCAACGGAAGTAGATGGGACGTGTTAACCGCCGAAGAACTTATCGAAGCAGGTCTTAAGCCTACCAAAGAATTCGAAAAGAACGGCAATCGTTATATCTACTTTGCAGATCAAAGCTGCGCAAGAACTTATGACGGGGTAAAGGTTGCGGATATATCAGACATCAAAGAGAAGTTGAGCGTAGATGTTGCAATCGAATTGCTTAAGGCAAGAATAAAATAATACATCAAACAGGAGAAGGCCGATAATATATATTGTCGGCCTTCTTTAATATTATATTAAGGAGGTACTTAAATGAAAAGTAGAAAGAAAACAAAAATTTTGATACAATGGTTTGAGGTGATGCCAGACGGCAGGCCTGTTATTCAAACAAGAAAGTATACAGACGACAGTAAAGCAGAGGCGTTCGTAGATAAATTAGGAGAACGCGGAATAAAACAGTGTCAGAAAAGAACGACAGAACAAATAGATTTTGAAACTACCCAATTAAGCTTCGAAATTTAAATAAAATATTTTTAATAAAGGAGGACATTATATATGTCAAAAAACGAAAACAAAATAGACAAGAATTTTGTCAAACAAGTAATCAAAGAGATTGATTACATCAAAGGCGATGAGTTCGCAAAGAGACTTATTATGGAAACTCCAAGTGGCAGATATTGGACAAAAGACGGTTTCACGTCTTCAGATTATTTGGCCACACTTGATCACAACGGAATTCGTAGCGAGGATGCGATTACTGTACACAGCGATTCAAGTTGGGGAACCACGTATTTCAACAAATGGTTTTTCGAACCGAATGGGGAATATATTGTCGTCTTAGAATTTTTAGTTGGCAACAGACCGTCTGGGAATTATTATATAGACAGATTAAATGTTAATTTTCAAAGAATTATTCGATTGAATAAAAACGCCACTTTTAATGTTGTTTCGCCAGTAGCTAGCCCTTATTCCTCTGTAGATGATTATGACGGTAGAATAGAAGAATTCTTATCAACCAGGACAGAAGACTTAACGTGCGTAAGCATAGACAGAAGAAAAATATTCAGTTATCGCAGAAACGCAAGTGACATCGAAACCAAAGTAATCACCTCAATGAGTGGCGGCGGCCAATATGAAAAATATATTACTACGGAGACGTGGAATAAAGTCACAGAGTGGTTGATGGAGAGTGGGGTTTCTGAGGGGGTAATTAAAGAAAATTATTTTACATTTTGCGATAAAATACAAACAAACTCTGTTTGGTCATGTTTTAGAGAAATGAAGAAAAGGATAACAAGCCAATCGAAGACCAAAGATGAGCTTTTATCAGATGTTTTTACCCCGATCGTAGAGGCTATAAATAAATGGGTTGTCGAAAAAACAGCTGTAAAAGCGACTCCTCTTATTGATTTTATGCGTGGTTTTATGAATAATAAAGAGAACGCGGAATATAGATATAATTACGAAAGATGCCAAAGGCCGCATTATAATTCGTTTATAGTCAGAAATAATGAATGGCTTATATATAGCGACGGATTAAATTCAAACAGCATAATATTTTATAATATCGAACAAGATAAAAAATATCATATTACAACATGTCGTCCTTGGGATTCTGACGTTAAAAACATAGAAATTAAATCTATAGGCGTTTTTAATATAAACAGAACGGATTTAACATCGCAGGATATACCATGTTGTTACTGTTTTATGGCCAATGAAACTTATCATGGGTATTATGATGACGTAGAATGGTGTGATACTTGTAAAATGTATGATATTTTAGGAAATGAGCTAACATTTGATGAATGTTTTGATGACGTAAAGATGCTCGCAAGCTCTTATGAGTATATTAAAAACGAAACGTGGTTTCCATCTTATAAAAAACTCGGGGAAGAGGATAACATCTCGAACTACATCAAAGGGCAAAAAACAGTGAAAGATTATAAAATGGACGACCACACAATTGAAGCTTTAAGCAATCAACATAGGGTCCCGAGATTATTTATGTCTATAATTTTGCTTAAAAATAAATACAGGACTGCAGCAGAACAATTATTAAAATCGAAGTTATTCGGATTTTTACAAATATTAGGGACGGACCAAAACGCTTTTATGCCAGATGTCAGCAGTGTGTATAGTTATTGGAGAATGGCAGTTAAATTTGATACCTCTAAAACCAATCTAAAAGATTGTTTTGCAACAAGCCTCCCTGTTTTAAGAGCGATAGACGAGATTATACAAAATACGCAGCCCGAAGATCGGGCAGAGGTTGTTCGAAGCATAGCCCTTCCTGCTATGATTTTAGGAGAAGATAGAGCTAGAGCTTTAAATGTCGACATGTATAAAAAACTTGTTTCTTTTTGTGTTGACCACCGTATTCACTCTCACACTATCGAACAGATAAATCCTGATGCGCGAGAAGTCTTATCAAAATATTATGACAGTCCAAATATACTACTCAAAGTCTTTGAAAAGATTGGAGATATAGGCATATGGTGTGATTATATTAGAATGAGGCAACAATTAAAAACTATCGTTGCAAATGCAAATTTATCGTTTAATTTTAAAGAGTATAAAGACATCCCCGATAAATCTATTAAGTTCGTAACACTAAGACCAAAACTCAATGAATATGCTTGGGGTGAAGAGAATAGATGGAAGGATGAATGGCAACAATATAAAGAATTAGAGGGTGTTTATAGAAATATAACCCAGATATTCCAAGACAATGACCAGTCTCGTTCTAAACCAATAGCCGTTATCTTAGAAATGGACACCGCCGATCATATCAGATATCTGCATGATGAATTAAGTTTTTGGATATCATATTATAGGAATAAAGAAAAAGACGTTTTATTCGGAACAGCTGTACAACGCGTAAAGAAGTATGAGTGGAGCGATGACCAAATTACGATTATTGCACCAAAAGTTGCGAATGACGTTCAGTATGATGCTGGAGTTCTTTCGCATTGTGCTGCTTCTTTCATAGATCCTATTATTAATGGGACCGAAAACATCATGTTCATCAGAAGAAAAGATATGCCCGATATACCATGGTTTACAATGGCTATTGACAATCACGGTAATATAGAACAGATCCATCTTTATAGGAACGGAAATCTGTCCATGGAAGATCAAGCAAAAGCTTATATAAACAGCAGCATTCCGTCTTATTCAAAACCTGTTGACGTCATGAAATCATTAAAGAAATGGGCAAAAGAAAAAGGTATCAACCAAAGCACTTTGTCAATGAAATATGGCGCTTTATGCGCAAGGAGGTAAATAAACAAATGGCAAATTTTTTCAAAGGATACGGTGTAAAAGCTTATCAGGAAAAACACAAGGGTGAATCTGTTGAAGAAATACAGACGGCTAAACTCAAGGGGTTTACAGCCCCAGATCCCAAAACGCTCAAAAACAAAAAATCTAACAGATATGAGAGCAATCCCATGTCTGAAGATGAAAATATTTAAAGGAGGTTCTTATATGGAACAATATGAAAAGGAGTTTTTACAATATTTGCGAGACAATGGCTTTGTACACGAAGCTTATGTCTATGACGGGTGTCTCTACATTGAGATTCAATGGGGAGATTGGAAACACGACCACTTAAGAGCTACGTATCTTGTGGAAGATTTTTTCCATAAGAAATCAGAGATCGAACAAATAGTTGGATTAGAACAAATTACAGAAGAAGATGGAAGCGACTGCTACTCATCTATTCATATGTACAAATTGATCAAGAAATAATTAAAGGAGGCGTAATATGAGAGAAAATTTACACAAAGAATATCGTAGCAATGAAGAGGGAAAGAGGAGTTTCGTCGATGAAGTAATTCTTCCTCTTGTTATCAATGAAAACCATTTTGAGAACGCCGTTTACGTGACGAACGATGTGGGCGAATACATTATGTTATATCGTTACGGTGAAAAGAATGCCGCTTATGCGATCAACGTAACGGCAGACAGCATTGAGGCGCTCGCAAGAGATTTTATGAAACAGTTTCTCAAATGTATCGACATGGAATTTTGGGGCGCTGAATACGAGAAGAAATTTAAAGAAACCATATAAGGAGGTAAAATAATATGGGAGTTTTACAATATGATAGAAAGAAGTTTTTTGAAGGTGTTGGTACTGAAATAAGCGCCAATCAGCAGCACAATCTTGACGAGGTGATCAAACTTGCTGGGCTTGATTACGTCGTAGAAAAAGTAAAAAGCTACGACGAAGAAGGTGAGGAGATAGGTTCATATCATACAAGATATATCGATAAAGACGGTATCAAACATAATCTCGGCGCTGGGCTTAAGGAACAATATACGGTTTTACAAAATTACGAAGCGTTTGATTTCCTTGATACGATATTAAACAAGGATGTCAAAGTTGAATGTGCGGGGCCCACCGACGGTGGTAAAAAAGCATTTATATGCGCTCATACTGATCCGATAAAGGTTTTGGACGAAGACATTGATCCTTACATTGTGTTTTCGTCAAGCCACGATGGTAGCTCGGGTGTTAAGATAATGCTTACCCCCGTTCGCGTATTTTGCAGCAACTGTATGGCGAGGGCGTCGAAACAAGCGCAAAGCGTGTTTACAATTAAACACTCGACAAACGTCCATAACAAACTTTATATCGCACAGAATATTTTGTTACAAAATACAAAATATCTCGAAGCTTATAAAGAAGGCATCGAAGATATGGCGGCTGTAAGATTTACACGTCGGCAGTTCGTAGATAAACTCGTCCCGTTTGTGTTACAACAAATGGGATTACTCGATGAAAACGGACAGCCGATAGAGAAGAAACGTAACGCCAATATCGTAGAAGTTTATCGCGAACAGTTGCTTGCAGAATGGAGCGCAGAAGATACGAAAAACCAAGAGAACACTTTGGTCAATATGTGGAATGCTATAACGGCATTTGAAAGTCACATGAGACCTATGAGAAACGCAGATAAACCCGAAACAAAGTTTCGTCAGGTTCTTGCGGGAATGACTCTCTCGAATCTCGCACTTGATTATGCAGCCAATATGGTTGGACATAAACTTGCGTTCTAAAACTAAATCGCGGGGCTTGAAATATAGCCCCGCAAAAAAATAAAATTCAAATTTTATAATTTAGGAGGTATATAAAATGACAGAGGAGAGATTAAAAGTTTTATTATACAATTCAATTGTAATGCTCGAAGAAGATTTAAGATTTGGTAATGATATAAAGCAAGAGCTGGGTATGACAGAAGAAGAATATAATGAAATAATGGAGGGTTAAATATGTATTATTATTATGGTAATGATTACATGGAGGCTATATCTAATGAGCCGATTAAAATATCTAAAACAAAAACCTTAAGACAATATGAGGAGTGTTATAATTTCATAATCCCAATTGATGAAGTTTTTGAAAATGAAGATGATTTCGAAACCAAAAAAGAGCTAAACGAATTTATAGAAGAAAATAATTTAGAAAATTTTTTCTTTTATAAAGATGGCAAATGGTGGGTTCTTTATTATAACACAAAGGAGGAGATAGCAAATGATTATTAATATGCAACTACCTGTAAAAATTGGCGATTCTATACGTTTTTTAAAATCAACGGATGAAATTAAATCCGCGACTATCACCGAAATTCATATTATCATATTTGATGAAACTCATCCTGTTGTAAAACTATTTTGGCAAAAATATGAAAAAAATATTTTGAAAGACGAAGGATCTCTATATTTAGATGATTTAGGAAAATACTTTTCAATAATCGCACAAAGTAATAAAACTTAATTTTTATTAAAAGGAGGATATTAAAATGAAACAAATACATTGGTCTGATGCTAAAGAAGGAACGATAGTTCTCGATACTAAAGTAGGTAAATTTGGAACGCTAATTGGGTTTGGGCAATCAGGAAATTATAATATACATTATGTAGATTTTGGTAATGGAAAGCGTGGTTTTAAACCTATGCTGGACACTTTTGAAAAAAGATACTTGTATTATTCAGCAGACGGCAAAAACCCCGACATAGAGCGTATCGTTATAAATCTGAGCGAGGCAATCGAATTCAGAGATTGTTACGTTTCCAACACAAAAATTCGCAATCTCGTAAAAAGAAATTATGACGAATTAAAAACATGGACGTTCGCACAATTCGTTGATTTTGCGAGCGATCTCGAAGGAAGCGACTGCGATTGGAAAGAAACGTGTCAAGAATATGATTTAAAATAAAGGAGGTAACTAAAATGAAAAGTTACAAAAACAAAATCAAAGAACTCAGAAACAAATGCGACGAATTCTTACAACAGGTTAACAGCCTGGGCAACGAATGCGCCTGGACAGATCGTAAGCTCGAAGCCATTCTTGAGCTTGCGAGTAAAATCGAAGAAGATTATGAGAAAGAAATGCAACAGGGAGGAATAAACATATGATGTATTTAACGAACGAGCAATACGAACGCAAAGTCGAAGCTTTGAAAAAAGCCGCAGAAAAGGTTGGATATACTTTAGAAATACATGTTTCTGAAGATTATATAAACCGTAGGTCGAGTTTGTGGCATGGCGGCGCTATAGCCACGCTCTCCAAGAATAACACTCTCGTGTCTCATGGTAAAGAAATCGTGGAAGAAGATCTCAAAATAAACATCGACGCTATTGGCGATATATGTTTAGAGATCGATGGCGAGATGTTCAAAGATAAAGCAAACACGGGAAGAATGTGCGGGGAGTTAATCTCTGCAGGATACGAAAACGACGATGAGTTATGGGAGGCGATTGATAAAGATAAAATTTACATTGATGCCAATAACTGGTATGAGATTAGCGGCAACTATCGTGGATATTTTGTAGATCTTGAATGTGTATCGGATTACGACGATTATCTCGAGACTATACAAGAAGTTATCGACAACATCGAAAACTTTGAACAAGACATAAAGGATTTAAGTTAAAAGGAGGTATAAATCATGACAAGATTTCAAATTGTAGGTATTTTCGAGGATAAGATCCTTGCAGCAGGTGAATTCAATGGCGATGGTTATTTTGAGGGTGGGCACGGAGAAGAACTCTGTGCTCAGTTTCCCAACATAAGAACAGAAGAAGATTATCGCAAGATGGTTAAAGATATGAACGATCAATATTTCGAATACGAAGAGAACTTGATTTATCAAGTTGAAGATCCAGAAGATTTAAATTTTTATAAATTAAAACAAGAAAACCTCTATTACAAAGTTTGGTTTAGCGACTATCTTTACATTATTAATCTCTCGGGTGAAGACAGAGAGATAATCGACGAAAATCATACAAATATTACCTTAAATCCGGGTGGATGGGTGACTATTAATTTCGGAATAATATACGATCAAGACGATCCTGACAACAAAATTAAATGTAGAAATTATTGCGAAATAGATTGTTTCAGTTGGTTCGAAGAAATCTGTGAGGAATGCGGCTGGAGGGTGAATAGATCGGGAACTGAAATAGAACTCACCAAATATTCCCCAGCTGGAGAGGATTTGTATATCGTAATAGACGCGAACGATGATTTAGCGGAGCAAATTCAAGAATACGCAAATGATTTCGACGTTGACGAACATGTTAAAATGTGGATAACGTCATCTAGTAGCGGTGTTCCTTCTGTCAAAGAATTGCTTGAAGACGCAGAGTGGATCGAAAACGATTTGCAAAATTTGGCGAAAGCCTTAATAAAATAAAGGAGGTGTAGTTATGAAAAACGAGAACTACAAAGTAATAAGCAAAAAGGAGGCGCTCACAAATTGGTGGGATAAATACATCTATTTGCGAGAAAAAGAAACTGGCGATATATATCGTCTAAAAATAGAGTATGATGATATGCCGCTTAACCCCAGGGAAGATTACGACGATGGTAATCTGTGTACAATATTCTCACAAAAAGGGGCCTGGGATATCGGAGATCCTGGTTATTCATATACAAGAGACGAAGCTCCTAAAAAATATGAGGAGTTTAAAAAGCGTCAAGATAATGGCGAAATATTTATGTTGCCGATTTATATGTATGACCATTCTGGGAAAACCATCTCTCTCAGGGATTTTCAGGACCGCTGGGATTCGGGCGTATGTGGATTTGCATTTGTTAAAAAAGACAAACTTTTTAGAGAATGCCCCGACACAACCGAAGATAACTGGAAAGAAAAAGCTTATAAAGCCATACAAGTTGAAATAGATATATATGACAAATATATAAAAGGTGAAACTTATGCGTGGCTTTTAGAAAAGGCAGAAGAGACAGAACATAAGCGTAAATCTGATGGACATGTTTGGACAACCATAGAATGGGAAGTGACAGATGGGGTATGCGGCTACTTAGGAGAACCCGAAGAATCGAATCTTATCGCCGACGCTGTTGGCGACAGATTTGAATATATCGAAGAAGTAGAAGATTAAATGCATTAAGGAGGTAAATATATGCATAGTAGAATTTTTGGTATTATAACAAAGGAAGAATACGAAGAGTATATCGAATGTAACGGTGAGCTTGAAATGCCGAAATGGCAATTTGAAGAAAATCTCCCGCCTGAAATGGATTATGTTGACGGCGATGTTAACTTCGAAGAAGATTGTCAGTGGCTTATTAAGTGTTTAAAACAAAACTCAAACAAGTTAGAATATGACGAAAATACACACGTTATCAAATTTTTAAGTGGGTTTAAAGAAGAATATTTCAAGAAAAAATGGGATACTCTTCATTCTTTTATCCATCAACCCGATGCGTTTGATCAATTTTGCAAAAACACAATGTTGCCGTTTCGGATGTCTGAAACGATTAACGATCGTTATGGTTTCTATCAATGCGACGAAAATGGCGGATATGAAACTTTTGATAATTTCGTCCGTTACTTAGACACAAACAAAGAATATGTAATATTTGGAAGTCTCGATTACCATTATTAAAAAGGAGGATTTAAACTATGGAAAATCAAAAGGTCGACGAATGGTGCAGCTATTGCAAACAAGATGGAGAGTATAATCTCAAAGATGGGATGGTGCAAACTTGCAAATATTGTGGCCATAAGATTATATTATGTGCTGCATGTAAATCAAGCGACGGTACTGGCAGTTGTAATAATTGCCAGTACGAAAACTAAAACAAAAATTTATTAAAGGAGGGTTAAGATATGGAACTTAACAACATCATTAACAAACTTAACAAACAACACAAAGGGACTTTCATCCGCATAGGATGGAAATCAAACATCGAGTCCGCAAAGGCTCGTAGCGCAGGTATTAGCGTCGTAAAAGAAACTGATGCGACGGTGAGGTGGGGAGTTGCTTACGATCACCTCAAACGCGTCAAAGAAATCAAAGCAACGGCGCAACCGTCGGTCACCAACTATAAGCCGTGGTATAAACACGTTGAAGGTTGCCCGCACATTATTGAACATCTTTCAGATCCGTCAAAGACGTATCTCCAGCTTTTCACTATAAACAAAAAGAATTCAATGAAAGCCAGATATTACATTAACGGTGTTGAAAAGACAAAACAAGAGGTAATTGATTCGGGTTATGTGAATAATTCCGAATGGGCGCCCAAAGGAGAATGTTTGATTATGAACATTCCTACGTCAAATATTAGATTCATAGGAAGGGAGGTGTAAAACTATGAAAAAATATTACATAGAATTATATCCAAACAATAAAGAAATAGAAAACAACATGGAGAACGGTTACATTCTCCAAAGTAGTTGGTTCGAAAAAGAAGAAGATGCAATTAAATGGGCAGACTCAATCGATTACAAAGATAAAACGTGCGACATTTGTTTGATGTCTTCAGAATGGGACAATCAAGAGGATCGTCCTATTGATATAAAACTAGAAAAATTTTTAAAATAAAGGAGGCGTAATAATATGAAAAAATATTTACTTATCAATCATTATAATTGGGACGGAGACTGGGGCATTTCCCAGTCTCAAGTCTTTGGCTCAAAAGAAGAAGCCCACATTAAGGCGCTACAGCTTTTGGGATATGAAATAGAAGACCAAATAAACAACGGGAATACGGTCGTCGAAGCAACTTCTAAATCAGGCGAAGATCTGGAAGAAGAATATCAGAAGCTTGACAGCGGCGACTTGATTTATTGGGAAGATTTTGACGACTCTATAATACTCGCTAAATATGGTTGGTCATCAAGTCATCACATCGAATGGACAATCCAAGAAATAGAAATTTAGGAGGTATTGTATGAAAAAAGCATTATCAAAAGAGCAGGTTTACGAATACATGCTTGAAATCGCAAAAACAAGTAGTATTATAGGTCGCATTGACACTCTTGACGAACCCTGGATATTAAATTATTTAATCTATTGTCTTGAAAAATTAGACAAAGATTATAATATCCACGTAGACATAAATATAACTTCTGGTTATTATGTCCCCGTAAGAGAAACAGGTGGCGATCCAACATTTGTGACTTCCGAGATAAGACATATGACTGTAAAAATTTCGGATTTCGAAGCGTATTCAATAAACGAAGACACGCCATATGAGGAATGGAAATATTTATTGATTGTAGAGGAGGTATAATAAAATGTTCAAACAAGTTAAATTCTCATGGGACAAAGAACATGGGTTATTTTACCCAGCAGATAAACACACCGCCTTTTATGTGGAGGGGCGTGATGCTTTTTATTCTATTATAGACGTCGTAAGTTCTGATAATGAATTATTCGCTATGTTGGAGAGCAATACATTAGGAGAAGAAGACATCATAATAGTAAGGTTGGCCAATGGGGTGAAACCAAATGTTTATCTTTTGGAAAAATACAATCATGGGCAAATTGCTTCTGGGCTAACGGGAGGCTCAAGACAAGTTATTTTCCTCTTTAAAGAACAAATTGTTACCGATGAAGTTTACGACGATTTAAAAACTGTTCTGATAGAAGAAGAAATAACCACTCCGATGTATCATCACATCGAAGAGTGGACCGATGAAGATATTAATAAAAAATCATTTATAGGAGGTATAATAAAATGATTGAAATTTATTTTGACGATTTAACAAAAGAGGCGCAAAAGAAAATACTCGAACAGGCGGGGATAACCGATCCCGCAGAAGCAAACTGGGATGTGGTTCCTATCTGTGAAATTGAAATCAGTCCCGACAACGAGATTTAAAAGAGGCGTCTTATGGTAAAAAAGAAAAGAACTTGGCATAGGTGTACAGATAGAGAAATTCTATCTGTATATCAAGAAGTGCTTGAAGAAACAAAGCGTCTTTACCCTCAATATTTTGATTGTGATGTACAATTTTATATAGACGGATCAACAAAATATTTGGGGCATTGCGCTTACTCAATTAAAAAAGAGACCATGTATACCAAATTCGGCACAAAGGCACATTTCGGAGACTTAAGATACGAAAACGTATGTATAATACTTAGTAAATACGTCACGGATAAAGAACAGGTGAGATCGACACTTGTTCACGAGTTTGGGCACATGGTCACACCAAAGGAGCATCATTCTTTTTATTGGGAAACCAGAGCCAACAAGATAGGTGAAAAATGGGGGATTGAATGTCAACGTCTTGCGACAAAAGAAGAAACGCAGAGTTTTTTGTCTAATATTCCCGTTAAACAAACTAAGGATTATACTGTAAAGTGCTCTGGGTGTGGTAGACTTGTACATAGAAAAAGAATATGTGATATTATTAAACATCCAGAGCTTTGGAAATGTGGTGTGTGTGGTTCTTATTTCGAAAAAACAAATTAAAAAAATAATTTTATAGGAGGTACAATATGTACAAAATTTATCATTTAGAAAACACAGAAGTAAACATCATTGATAAACTCATTGAAATTTATCAATTACCTTTGGAATTCATCATTGGCCCCGACGAAGGCGTTGGCTGGGATTCGGATTATATATACAATACCGACACAGACGAAAACCTCTGGCTTGAAGACGGTATTGATTACATTCTCGAAGCAGTCAACGCAGACGATAGGGAAATATTCCAATCCAACCTTGAAGACTGGGAACAGGTCGAGTTTTTGCGTTTGGCCGCTGAGCTCGGCGTTACGACAGAAACAATCTGGAAAGATAAGGATCTCCGCCTAAATATGCCTAAATGGCAAAAACGAATTGAGCTTCCGCTGGAAGGTGTTGGCAGAAACGGCGAGCGCTATAAACTCGTTGCTGAACGCTGCCATACAATGCCAGGTCATGACGAGATAGATATCGTAGTAGAGGATCAATACGGGGCGGTGATTCAAGATATCGTTCGCGTTGAACCTGCCGTAAAAGCATGGACAACAAGCCCCGTCGAACACGAAGATAAAATGACATCGGTCAAAGTGTATTCTGACGAAAAAGACGAAGATTATACTTATATATACGACATTAAAGTATATGATGGCGCAGAAGAAAAAACAAACAATTAAGGAGGTATATTAAAATGAACGATCAAATGACAGTAAGAGAACTTTTAAAGCTTTGTCAACAGGAAATCGCAAGAGGGAACGGCGATAAGCACATCGTCATTTCTGATGACAATGAAGGAAATGGTTATCACGGAATGTTTTATGGATTTACGCCGTGTAAAAGAGAGTTCCAAGACTATATTTATGACTCCCGTTATTCCAACGAAAACGACACAATTATCTTAGGTTAAAACAAATGCATAAAGGAGGTATTTATATATGCATAATAAAACAATAACAAAGTATCAAATCAAAAAGGCGAGGTTACATATCTCGAAAGGAAACACAAAAATCGGTAAGGGAATTTATTCCTTTTCTACGCTTCCCGGGAATAAAAAGCATATGATTTATGCTAACGACGAATTGTTAACCGACATTCCTGGGACTTGTACAAAACATTGTGAAAGCTGCGCAAATGCATGCTATGCATTTTCGTCGGCGAAGCTTCATCACAATGCAGTCATTCCTGCATGGGGTGAAAACACCCTTCTTCTTCGTTCGGGTAAACTCAAAGATGAGATTGACAAATATATAACGAAGAAAAACAAAAACAAAGTATGTGTCAAAACGCTCAGGATCCACGTCTCCGGAGAAATAAGATCTGAGAAAGATATCGAGATGTGGAACGAACTTGCAAAACTTCATCCCGAAACCGTGTTCAGCACCTATACTAAAAATTACGAAGCTGTCGATAAATTTATGCAAACACACAAAAACACCGAACCTAACTTCGTAATCAACATTTCACAGTGGCACGGTTGCGCAAATAAGTTTTTGGCAAAATATCCCGGAAAGTTTAACGTGTTTACTTATAACGACGCGAATCTTAAAAATAACGGTTTGTCGGAAAGTGAAATCGAAGCTCTTGCAAAACTTCCTAAATGTCCTGCCGTTACTAAAGAAGGGAAACATGCCAAAGACAAAAACGGAAATCCGATCCTTTGTGAAAACTGTATGAGATGTTATCGCAAAACGGGTAAAGAAACTGCCGTTTGGTCACATTAAAGGAGGTAATATGAATAAACTTAAATTTCTAAAAGAAGGCAATAGATTCTATCACTTCATCTATACAGAAGATAAAAAGTATATGATAGAGCGAGAAGAATTCGAAGGTCCTTATAAAACATGGTGGCATGTATTTAAAAGGGAGGCGGACGGGCTATACTACACGATTATGAGTCCGTATTTCAAACTTCGTGCGGATGCAATGGCCTGGGTATGCGAACATTATTACCCTGGTTGGAAGCTTCAAAAGAAATTAACAAAATTTAAATAGGAGGTGACAAAATGTTAAAAACTTACGAAGAACTTTATCCATCGAGTATTACCAAATACTTAAAGAAACACGATTTGCATTGCGTGAGAAAATCGAAAGGTGTATTTAAATTTATACCCAAAGTAGAATATTCAGCGGACTATAAATTTATAGTCCACGTTTGTGACAGTTATACCTCAGAAGAAAACCCTGTCTGTATCAATGTGCAAGTTCACGCAAGCAGTTGGGCAAGGTCAACGAGCTTTTGGGCGAACCAAGAAGAGATAGAATTTATGAGTGCGTTATATTCATTCTTCTGGGGATACCGCGCAGAAATAAAAGAGGAGGAGAAGTTATGAAAAAACTTTACAGGAAAATTTTGGGAGACGAATCGTTGCAAAAATTTGATATATATAACGCTAGTTATACTTATGACGAAATGAAAATTATATCGATATTGCCAGAAACAAAAGGATCACTTTACGAAGAGATGTGTTGGTTAGCACATATTATTTATCAACTTTGGAACGCCGCATATAATTACAAATATCGCGACACTGACGATGAAAGCGCAACAGATTGTTTCATGGAACTTATATGTGCAAACGAATTTTATCAAATTCAATCTCGAGAAGAAGAGGGATATTCTCAAGCATACGCTGAAAGAGTAGCGCCGAAATTAATTGAAGAATATTTAGAAATTATAAAATAGGAGGAACAGACAATGAATTACAAAGTAAGATGTTATGATATCAAATGGGACACCGACGGAGATATGAGAACTTTTAAGATGCTTCCGCAAGAAGTTATTTATGAGGATTATATCTGTGAAGAAGACGAAGATGAAATCGATGAAATACTCGGCGATTATCTTTCAGATAATTGGGGGTTCTGTCATTATGGATTCAAATTCGAAATTTTAGAAAAATGGAATTAATAGGAGGATTAAAACCATGAGAGAATTAACAACAAAATTTGGAACACTTTACATCGAAGAACCAAGTGACCTTCGCCCCGACGACGATCGTTATGTTATCGAAGATAGTAAACACAGATGGTTTGATTATTTCACTGCTGAAAGCGTTGAAGAGAGCTGGGGCGATTACGAAAATTTCTATAACGAACTTAAGGAAAAATTTGTAACCTTTGAAAAACCAGACGATATTCTTGATTATCTGGGAATCGATGCTTATACCATAAGCAAGAATTGGGAAGATCTTCTCGAGGATATGTATGAACTGGGCGACTATTTCTGGGATGAAAAAACTCAGACATATTACACGAAAGCAGAAAACGGTCAAAGAACCACGATAACAGAAGAATTTATTTTGAATAACGAATATGTAAACGTCATCGGCGAGTGGTATATACTTGTTTGTGATTAAAAGAAAAGGAGGATTAAATTATGGCAAATAATTGTTATTTTGATTTACACGTTACCTGCAAAAACCCTGAAGGAGTTTCAGCAATATTGGACGCTTTTGATTTGGATGTAGATAGTCCATCTGCAAATCCTATCGGTGCAATCAGCTACACTTGCATTTATGACAAAGGTCATCACAAAACTAAAGAATTTGGTTATGGGGATTATTTCGCCTATATAGATGGCGATTGCAAATGGTCTGTCCAATCAGCCATTTTAGACAAAAACAGGCTTCAAGAAATTATTTCTAAATACAAATTGAACCTTGAGATTTATTCTGAAGAGCCTGGTTGCGGCTTTATGGAACATTATCTATGGGAAGAAGGAGAATTAATTCTCTCAGAATCGTCCGACTTTGCGTTAATTCATATAGATAATATCCAAGACGATGAAGAATGGGCCGACGAATTCTTCAACTCTCTAATCGTCAAGAAGACATGTATAACCAAAGACAACTATGAGTCCTTTGCAGATGATGATGGTTATATAAAAGTGGGTGGCTACGACTATATGTGGACCGTAAATTAACCGCGCAAACATTAAACCAATTAATAATAATTTATCTCGATTTTTTCGAGAAAAATCATTGACTTTTCGAGGTAAATTATGTTAAAATATTTATAAAAGGAGGTAACCATATGTGGTTTTGTGTCTTGCTAATTTGGGCTATAATCATATCTTGTAACAACTAAATTCAACAAAAAAAATAAAGGAGGTGTAACTATGTATTGTTTTATCTTGTTGCTTTTTGCAGCATGTGCAGTATATATCATATGGTCTAATATGTAATATACCTGCCGCTAAGCGGGGCGCCTTATAAATACCGTGCCATGAGTTAACCTACACTTTTAACTGGACGGCCGCGCCAGTATAAACAAACTCCCCAGGGGGTATTATATTAGCCTGCGGCACTATTTTTTTAACCGCCACCCCTTTTTTATTCCCCGCGGGGATATTTTTTACCGCCAGCCGCCCTTATTTTTACCGCTCCGCGGACCGACCGACAGACCAATAGACCGACAACTCGCTCGCTAACCGAGCTCGCCGCTCGCCGCGGACCTACCAACCAGCGGGCGGACCGAACACCCTGCCAACCAAACAACTAACCGCAGGATGGCCGCCTGTATAAAAAAATTTCCCAGCCCTCATTCTGCTGGGAATAAAACGCCGAGGTACACTCGGCTGGGTGATCACTCAAGCCGCCGCCCTTTATTTTTTTATCCAAGAGATATCAAGCGCCACAGACCTCAGAATTGATTTTAGAATTAATCTTTAGAATCGGCTCTCATGCTGTCTTGCGCGCGCTGTTGTTTTGAAATGATTATAGCTGGGGGTGGCACACTAACCCTACCCAGCGATTTAAAATTCAGGACAACAGCGGTGTCTGTTCAAAAATTCCTTAAAATTGATTTTAAGAGCAGTTTACTATAATGCATTTTAAAATATTTTATAAAAAATTAAGTTTAACGAAATTTTGAACGAGTGTGGATGTCTGTATGGTTCGAAACACACTTGAGTAAAAGAATGGCGCTACCGCGGACCTAATTTACAATAACAACAAGCACAATCGTTCAGAACTTCGTTCTTTAAATCTATTTTCTAAATTCATGCAACTTCTTAGCTCTTTCAGACAAAGCAGCCCTTCGCTCCTCTGAAATAACCGGCTTTGCCCCGCTAATAAAGCTCAAAGATCTCTTTGGCGCTTCTAACATAACGCCACTGATCTGTTTATCATTTGCGACGATAACTTTTTTAATTATATATCCCGAATCGGGATTTATTAGAAACTTCTTAAACTTAGTCAAATAACTGTCGTCGCTGGTGTAGATGTGAATAACATCCTCGTCGGCGCTAGCTGTAACTGTGACCTCGCGCTCCTCAGCAGAATTGCCGGTGATGTGGAGCTCGTCAAGTTCGTACTCTACGGTGCGGTCTTCGCCGCGCTCTTTTTCTTTAACAGTTATCTTCATAATAGTTTATCTCTCCTTATAACATATATTGATTATCATATATATTGATATAATATACAACGCAAGGCCCGCTTTTGTTTTATCTGGGCGGGCCTTTTTTAGTTGGGCGGCGACTTCGCAAAAAGGAAATCTACAAGGTTTACTTAAGTAATAGCTTTAAGTAATTTTGCAAAACAACTTTGCACCTTAGGAGGTATTTATCTGTACGGGAGATTCAGAAGTGCCGCCGCCCTTAATAATATATATCTTATAGGAGGATTCTGAAAGAGTATGCTCCCGTACAGTTTGGTGTAAGATTGAAAAATAACTTTGAAGAAAAAAGGAGACCTACGATTCTGGCTACCAGATGTTGTACTGCCCGCCTCGTGTATGTTATTCTTTATCTTACAAATAGATTATATCATAATTTTAACGTTACGTCAAGTAAAACTTACCTATTTTTAAAAAGATCTTAAAATATTTTATCTATTGTTTATCTATTGTTTACTTTTTATAAAACAAACTAAGGATTCTATATGCAACGCGACGCCAAAACGGTTCGTTATTGTCAAGATCTACGTCTTTAGTTTGAGCAGTCTTATAATCCCAGCTGTGAAGAAAATTGTGCGCTGCCCATTCGGCCTGCAGAGAGCCGAGAGATCTTTTATAACCAGAAACAAGCATTCTGGAGAACTCTTCCCACGAGGATATTTTTTTAATGGCGGCGGCTATCTTTTTCTTTCCGACAAGTTTGTAAGAGTCTACTATCTGGATATTGAGCTGGCTCGCATCAATATCGTTAAAATAAAAGTATACAGACAGAACGAGCCCTGTGTCTGGGTCTCTATATTTTCTCATTAGTTTCATGGTTTGTTCTATAGCCATAATTATCTCTCCTTTTTAACCTGTTTAATATTTACATTGTTTAATATTTATCTTATTTAATACTTATTTAAAACTTTCTTCAGCTCTCCGACGGGGAGTTGGACTGTAACAAAATAAAGAGCACTGCCCGTAGAGTTTAATTTTAGATCAATTATATCCCAGCCGCGCTCCTGGGCCGCCGCCCCCGCGGCGCCAAATAAAATCTTTTTAATTTTATTGAAAACTACGAAGTCGTTGGTAGTGAGTACCGCGAGCCCCGTTTCATCGGTGATCTTATCAAAGTCGATTGTAGTATGAGCTGCTTTACCACCGAGATCGAAGCGCATGGCGTCGAAGTCTATCTCTATCACTTCCTCGGGCGCAGTGCTGTTTGCGTTGTCTGTCCCGCCGCCCTCATTGCCGCCGCCAGAATATTCTTTTTCACGGCGCGCGGCCTCTTCTTTTGCGAGGGCTAACTCTTCAGCCCTCGTCTTAGGGATCACGGTCAGAGATTCCATCATTTCAAAACCAGGCCAGCGGTAGGCGGCGGGACGACCCGAAGAGGGTTCTCCTGTCCAGATACCGTAATTATGATTTTTATTATTTATGAATTTTGTCATAATTAGTCCTTTTTATTCTTTTTACTGTTTATGATTTGCCGCGCCACTTTCAAAGCGTTTTTCTGGGGTTTAAATTGCATCTCCATTAATTCTCTGATTTTTTTATTCATGGCTTCGAGATCTAATCCGTATTCGCTGATTTCTCCTTTATTAGACAAGACGACGCTTTGGATTAAATCACTCATCTTCTTATTATAGTTTTCTTTAACCTTAATAATAGATTTGTTGTCACCTACGATAATGGCCGCTAATTTTTCAAGTTCTGCGATAGTGGTGATATCGTCAATTCTATCGGTGTCAACTTCGCCTGTCTCAAAGTTTATCCTGCTATAATTGTCATCTATCATTCCGGAGATTGCACCATCGGAATTGTAAATAAACTTAACCCCATCTTTTTCCATCGTCTGCTCTTTGGCTCCTAGCAAGAAGTTTTCCCACTCTGCTTGACTGTAAACACGATATTGAGCATATTTAGAGAAATAACTCAGCCACGCCAATTCTTCAGCGACGCTCTCGCCCTCTTTAGACTCAAAATCATAATTACTCAAATCAACCTTTGAAACAACTCTTGCTTCAACATATCCATTAAGTTCCTTTTTCAAAGTTGAAAGGTAATCTTCCAGAGTTTTTTTGTCCAAGAGTTCTTCGTCAGAAGGATAGTGCAACTGGGAATATAAATTATCCAGATATTCGTCTTCACCCATTTCTTCTTTCAACTGCCACATGGAGTCTTCGTATTCTTCTGTGATAAGAGCGTTTTTTACGTTGTATATATTCGTTTCAATTATCTTTTTTATCCTATTGGCAAGCTTTTCTTCTGGCATTCCTATTTCATACACTTTCCAGTAGTTTAAAATTTTATAATTATGTTTTAATCCATCAGTCTCTTCGGGGATCTGAATTAGTCCCGATGTTTCTAAGTCGACTATCCTTTTAGAGACGCGAGCTTTAAACAGAGAATATTTCCCGCTGGCGACCAATTCCCTCTTTGTTTCTACTCCAATATCCGCAAGAACTTGTTCTTCTATTACGTTAATCATGTCAACAAAAACATCTCCAGCATAAGTCGTTCCATAATCGTAATATTTGTCTTGATATTTAATCTTGTGAGCCGCGGCAGCTTCAGCATCTGTAAGATTTAACTTTTCCCCTTTAAGACTATCTATGTATAAAACTTTTATATTAGTTTTACATTTTATGTCTGGGTCTTTCCCCATAAATTCTAAAGCTCTAAGGAATACGTTTTTCTTAACTTCATCGACCGAAGCCTTGAGGATGTTGCCAATAATAGATTGGGTAAGTATATTATTCCCATTGAACAAGACTTTTTGGAAAACTCTGGAAACCATTCCGATTTCAACTTCCCATTTATTTTTAGAAAATTCCATTCTTTTAATCATTGAGCCGTTTTCAGAGGTTATTTTGCCGCGGAGTTCCAATAGCAACAAAACTATATTATATATTAAGCCATTCTTATTATCTTTGGTCAAAAGATATTGTTGAGCAATTTCCTCTATTATCTCCAGTTTTTCTTCATCTGTGAAAGTACGCTTGCCCGTAACAAGAGATCTCTTTCTAGGTCCATCGATGACCTCTTTAAAATCAAGGGTTAACTCCCACGCTTCAAACTGGATATCTCTTCCACCCTTTATTCCACGAGACCGCTTAGGTAGTTCATTGCCGTTTTTATCTCTTATTAAACTAATTAATTCTTCGTATGTGTAGATTTCACCTTTTTCTATTCGACTATAATCCCAATATAAACTTTCACAATATAGTCTCATAGTCTTTGAATCTCTTTTTGTCATATCAGGTAGTTTTATCATTATCATTTTTTCTCCCTTTGTTTATTAATATTAATTTGATTTTGTTGTTTATCCAATCTATGGATTTATATATTCTACTCTTCTATAAAAATAACCTTTTCACATATTATAAGGTATATATTATATTATATAGTACATGCCAACTACACCTTCTTCTCTCCCCTTATAATCCCCTCTTATTATTATATAGTACACGCTTTCCCGCACCCCTATTTTCTTCCCCTTTACAGGGGGAAGAGGCTATTCGCCCCTCCCCCCTTACACCCCTCTTCCTCACCAAGGGGCCCTTCGCCCCTGGACCCCGCTGCACGTAATTGTTTTTCCCTACCTTAGTCCTTAAAAGAAGACATAGTCCTTCACTCTCTTCTCAATTATTATACCACACTTCTCACCTTTTGTCAAGTAATACAACCCTTTTCTTCACACATTTTTCTCTTCTCTTTCACATTCACATCTTCTCGTGTGTTGGTGAAACCTCGCAGGCTCGGTTTCACATGGGGGTGCGCTGCTCCTCACGACGCTCTTCGAGCTGTTCGGACGGTGACCTAAAAAGGTCCCCGCACCGCTACACCGCTAACGCTGCAACCCCCATAGTGAACACCGACCTTCAAGGTCCCCACACGAAAAAACATAAATGAGAAAAAGAAAAATAGTGTGTGTGAAAAGGGTTGTATATGAAAAAGTAAGTATATATATTATATGTTAATGATAATAATTAAAAATAAAAAAATAATTAATTAAAATTAAACCAATTAAAATTAAATTAATTAAAATTAAATCAGATTAAATAAAAAAATAAAAGATTTAATCTTTGAAAAAAGATTAATCTTTTAGCCAGCTCTATTATATAATTGGTTCTTGATCTAGTTCGAAGCCGAAGGCTTCGCTACCGCAACGGAGTTGCGCTAAATCAAGGTGGATAATTAAAGTAACCCGAAGGGAATTAAAGTGTTCTGGTGGCGCCGTGCGGGCGCAAGAATGTATAAATGTAGTAAGTGTGTGAATGTAATGGAGCGGCCACGCAGTGTGCGGGAGGCGGGCAGTTCTGTTTAATGGCGCGGAGCACTCTGGTTCGCTTTGCTTTATTCTGGTCCGTTCTGGTCTGTTCCACTTTACCCTCTTTATTCTACTTTTATATTATATCACAGAGCCGCCGCCATGTCAAGTAAATCTGCCATTGTTCCGAAAGATTTTTATACTTTTTTCGTTAAAAATGTATAAATTTTATCTTTTTTATACTTTTTCGTGGCAGAATGTATAAATTTGATGAGCCGTTAGGCGGCGGCTATGGGGTATTAAAGTGTCTGGTTCGCTTTAGCAGCGGCAAGCTGTCTGCTCTGTTTTTTATAGGTGAATTCCATTCTGTGGAGCAACTCTTTGCAGTCTTCTACGGTCTGTCTTGCTTGCGTGAGGTAGCGCTCGTCGTCTGACGATGAACTTTCTGATTTAGAGAGCTCGTAGAGGTCGTAGAGGTTTATGTCGGTTCTGGTACCGAGGTTAGTTTCGGAGCCGGCGCTGAGATCTATGTTAGAGTTGGCGTTTGAGTCGGCGCGGTTCTGTTCTTCGACAGACGAACTGATGCTGTCTTCTATCAAGTCGATGTCTTCTTGAGCATATATAAGTAATTCTCTAACGATTTGAGTTCTGAGCAGGTATGCTTCCTTGCGATTGAGAGTTCCAGTCTTGGAGAGCCTTTTCGCTTTGTTATACCTTTGGATATAAGTATAGAGAACCTGCTTGCAAATTTTTGAGTGCGCTTTTTTGACAAAGCTCAGCGGAATGCAGAGCATCTTGGCTATCTCTTCGGGAGCCATTGCGTCTATTTGCGCTTCGAGGTCTGCCGCGTAGAACGGGCAAGATTTCACTTCGTAGCTATCTATAACTTCGTCAGGTTTTATCTTGAGTTTTGCGGACTCGGCGGTCCAACCTTCTACGGGTTGGCCGTGAGTGGCCCAGGGGCACTGGAAGAGTGTGTCGCCGTTAGGCGTGATGGTGACGCCGCTTGCGGCGCTCTGGCGGTTGGTGGTGTTCTGGCGGTTGGCGGTGGGGAGTGTAGCTCCGGTGCAGTGCTTACAGGTCCAGCATAATGTTTCTTTACACATAGTGATTTGATCTCCTTTTTGTTTGTTTGTTTGTTTGTTTGTTTGAACCTCTTGTTTGGTTCTGATATTATTGTATCATAGTGAGAGGCGATTGTCAACTGTTTTTTTGAAAAAAATAAAAAAATTTTTAAAATTTTTAAACCGTTAGGTTTTTACTGGTGGTTTTAAGGGTGGTATATAGGGTGAGGCGGTTGGTGAGGGGAGAGGAGAAAGTGGGTAAAGAGGAGAGGGGGATCTATACACTTATCGACAAAGATATCAACATATCAACAATTCCCCCTCATTACCCCCAATTTCCCACTTCACCCACCAACTCTCCATTCACCTTTAACCACAATTGACCACTTCTAACCACAATTAACCACAATCACCCAAATCCCCAACAAAAACCTAACGGTTTTAAAAACCCCACATCCTCCAAAATACCCTACTTCAACCTCAAAATCACCAAAAATCAAAAACCACACCACACTTTCCCAACAAAACACCCAAAATTCCCCAAAAACAACAAAAACAAAAAGCCGCCCGCCTAACGGCGGAGCGGCCATTTCCAACTCTCTAAAACCCCAACTCTTCCCTAAAACTCTAAAACTCTCCAAACCCCAACTCTTCCTCAAATCCCTAACCCTTCTCTGAAGTCTTAACACCCCATGGTCTTAATTCTCCTTAACAATTTCAACTTCCCCGACTTCATTTCCGACCCTCGCATCAAAGATCGAATATCTCGAAACGAGTATATTATAATATTGTTCCATAACCTTCACCTGTTCGTGTAAAAGGAACGTCTGAGCCTCAGTAAACCTGAGCGCCACAGTGACTCTCACTCCGTCTTCATTCCTTTTATTAAGAAAATGATGGAGTTTGTCGATCTTCTCTCCCAGCTCTTCGATCTCGGCTCTTAACCTGCTTTTCGGAGTGGACGGCTCGTCAAACGCCTCGAGCCCCTCCTTTACTTCTTCAGCAGTAAGGTCTGCTCCCTCTTCGGCGCACTCTTTCTCAATATGCTCCACTTCGTTCAAACCTTGCTGTTCTTCGAGATATTCCTTTTCACCGAGTTCGCAACTTTCAGTTCCTACACCCTGCGCTTCATCAAAACTACTCATAGCTTTTTTCTCCTTTATAATTCAAAATTAAATTTTTTCTGCTCAATCCCACAGATTTTTTTTATTAAAGTTCTTTTATTTCTAAAACACACTCGAGGCCCACCTCAGGTGCCCCATCATACTCGCAACCGTCTGGATTCCAATGGTCTCCTCTGTAAACCGTCATACCTATGTTATCGGAAACATCTTCGCCGCTCTTCTGAATTATTTCAGGAACGTAACACTCTCCGAGATCCTCAAACTCATCGTTGGCGATCTCAAATAATAAGTCCGCAAGCTCCTCGGCTTTTCGATCAACGATGTGAGTTGGAACATATCCCGCATAACGTTCCTCGTGATGATGAGAATCTTCATAAACATACTCAGCATCGTCTTCATCCAACTCTTTGGTCGCGGAGACACCGAATTGAATTGTCTTCTTACCGTATAAATCTTCATTGACGTTGACATCTACTCTGACATTATAATAATCAGAATTCATATCTCGCTCAATGGCTTCTTTGATTGTTTTGGTAATCAACTCTTCGTTAAACATTTTACTACCTCCAAATCCTTTTTGGTAATTCTATATTACCACATAAAAGAACGGCTGTCAAGTGTTTTAAGCAAATTTTTTTAAAATTTTTAATTAATCTTCGTCCGTCTCGGTCGTATAAACCACCCTATACTTTCCATGTCCTTCGGGCTCTGGAAATACAGTTTTAATCACACAGCCCGCAGCCTGGAGATCGTTTAACTCGTTTTCTATCATCTGATCGCCTATCGCAAAGATAGTCTTAACCTTCCAGAGCTTCATTACTTTAAATCCTCTCTTGTAAATTTATAAGTATAATTGGTCGTGTTTTCTATATAATTCAAACACTTTGTACCCCAAACGGAAGCCGTATATTCAAACCATATATAATCATATTTATGTTTACCTTTGCCAGCATTGTAGATCCAAGAACGTACAAGAGAGGGAAGCGCCACGACGAAGATGAAAAACGGTCCCATTATTATATTTTGTATAGAGTGTCCAAACTCATGTCGTCTTATATACTCAAAGTAATTCCCCTGATAATTTCCACAAAAAGAAATCGCTCCGAGAGAAATACCGCCCCAATTTCCACCAACCGTCACAATGAAAGAATAACCATTGCAATGTGGCTTCCCGCCAAAGAAAAGAATAACCACGGCCGCGGTAATAAGCCCAATGAGCGTCATTATGCCGCCCCACGTTAAAGACAATAACCAATAACCTACACCAAGTAAAACTTTTATAACCTTATTCATTTTCACTCCTTTTAGATCTTTCAAAGATCTCAGACTCTGTAATATTAAATTGTGCAAATACTTTATTTAAATCGTATTTTGTTATCTCAAACGTAAGTCCTCCGTCTACAGAATTAAGACATTTCGCAACCTCTGTTAACGCATCTTCGGCGCCAGTGTTATACGCCATTTCCCCAACCATATATTTATCCACTTTATTGTTACCTCGCTTTTATTTCTTAATTTAAATCTTCAAGTACGTTTCCATATTCCTTACCAAGGTGTCTAGAAGGTGTGGCTCAGCTTCGGAAAATGACGTGGTGACAGGCTTTTCCAAGTCTTTAGCAAACTCCCTTCTACATTTAGTACACCAATGAGAGACTATTTCGTTCCCGTCTGAGTCACAAGACACCACTTCTGTACAATCTTCGCCGTCTTTTATAATCCTATGGCACTTGTCGCAAGTTGCAATAGTGGCTACTTCGGTGTTGAAATTACCCCACGCTGTATCATAGCCATTTTGCCATGCGGTGTCTAAAAGAGAAGTCAATTCTTTCTTTGTAAGCTTGTAATCCTCGCCACAATTCGGAAGTGGGAAACTATATTTTTCTTGTATCACTTATCACTTCCTCCATTAAACTTCCCTTCGAGCTTTGCCGCACAATCTGCGCAATAATCTCTTCCCATATAAGTCTCATCCATCTCTTTCCCGCAAACGGGACAAACATGGATAATCTTCTCCGAAATGACATCGTCTTCAGTTGTGACCTTTTTTAAAACTTCCATAATTCCCTCCTTTATCGTACCACTATTATAACATAGAAAAAAGTTGGCGTCAATCATTTTAACCCAACTTTTTCAAAATTTTCTAAAAATAATTTATCTTTATTTTCCCGAGAAAAATCATATGTTTTTAAAGGTAAATTCGACAATAATTAATCTGGTCTGCCTTCTTCTATAACTATAAAATCAACGGGGTCGCAAGGCTTTATTTGACCATTTCCGACCAACTGCGCCTTGATGTTCTCAACCGCGTTTTCGGGCGAATCCGCATTTACGGTCATGATCGTCTCTATTTTAACCATAACTTTATATTCCATATTTTACCACTTTCTATGTGCTTCTTCTATGGTTTCAACTCCGTCGTAATCGTCAATTTCCCATTTGATGCCATCGGGAATCTCAACGACCTCAAGTCGAGCGTATTCACCATACGACGCCTCTCCAAGTTCTTCTATTACTTTTATGAGTTCTGGATCTGTTCTTTCACTTGCGTCCGAAAAACTATAAGCACCATACGTTTTTCCGTTGTCGGTTGTTATGACAAAACTATTAGAGCTTTCCCATTTTTCAAGGCTGTTCGTAATGTCGATTTCGTTCCCGTTTAAGTATTTAACGATTTTGTCGATATGCATGCCCTTTAGTTCAACAATTTTAATGAGCGCCTGTACACTTAACGAAAAGCCACCGTAACAAGTATTCTTTACGATTTTCATATTTAGTTACCTCCACAGATATATGCTATAGCACCGGTAAGAATTAAACCCACAAAAAATATGATAAGTGGGAGAAAGACATAAAACCAGCCGAACGTAATCGTTCCAACAAGTTTAAGAATAAGAAAAACAAAGAAAACTATCGGAGCGGAAATAAAACCGCCAATCAATAAAATTGAAAGCGTCATCAACAGAATAGAAAACGCCACCAAGGCACCTGAGAGCATTCCCTCACCAAACTTTTTAAAACTCATTTATATATCCCCCTTTACACTTAATTTCTTCAGTATTTCCCTAACGATTCGCCGCGTGCGGCTCATCGCAGTGTTTTTGTAAAAATGTAATAAAATTAGGCTTTTATTACTTTAAAACCACAATATATAGTATGTCTAAAAATATTGGCCACAATATATAGTAGGTCTAATTTTCAATTTTTCCAGATTTGTTGGAGTTGTCATCTCCAGGAACTCCAATGAAATAATTGTAAACAATCCTAGACAGATGTGCGGCGCATCTCGGGCTGCACGTTCTGTACTTAATTGTCTCAATGATCATCGTTATAGTTTTGCCGTTGCCACGACCCTGACGTGTAATTATATCTGATTCTTCTGCTTCGAATTCTCTGCCACAACACATGCAATGCAATTTCATAATGCGCTCCTTTGTTCTTCTATAATAGATTATAACATATTTGCAACACGATGTCAACCATTTTCGTCATATTTTTTTAATTATTTTTTTTATTTTTTAGAAAATAATTAAAATTAATTTACCCCTAAAAACCATAGAAAAACCATATGTTTTTAAGGGTAAATTATAATAAACAATGTGTTGATATTTTACGGGAGATTTCGCTGCGCAGTCGTCTACCGTCTTGTGTTTTGCATATCTGCATACCTTTGAAGAGTTCCGTCTCTACTACCAACCACCGTCATCACGGTGCGAGTTTTTTGATTTCCTCATATTCCTTTAATATCCGCATTCTTACGGTATACATGGTAAGATCTATTCTTCAAGATTTTTCGAGGAGCTACCCCAATAGTTTCTATGGAAATCGATCAAACCCTCCTATGAGTAGGTTGGGTTTTATGGAGCCCCTGGTAGGCTATGCTCCTACGATAATACCGGGGTACAAATCCGGCCCAGTCGTCTACTGTGGCACAGGGGCGTGCTATTTTTTGTTATTTTTTATTGTAATATTCCCAAACTATCCCACTTGTTTATTGAGGGCGAAGATGCTATCTTCTACCCTCAATATGCCTACCATGGCAATGGTACGTAGGGTTCACGTTGCCTCATTTGTTATCTCACGAAGGTGAGTGGCGTTCCATAGGAGAGTTGAACTCCTGTCTTAAGAGTGACAGTCTTGTGTCTTAACCGTTGGACCAATAGAACACAGATTTTACTCTTCCCCCCAATCACCGCTTCTACTCTTGGGAAGTTGAAATTGCTGTTTCTTCTTATAAGGCAATGAGATCCGTGGGTGAAAACGATTGTCTCAAAATTGTTCCTTATAAAAGTAAAATCTCTGGTGGAGTAGCAGAGAGTTGAACTCTGGTCTTTCAAGTTCCTTTGACGGCTTTACTTGAAATCGACAGCCGTTTCTACCCCATTTTGGTGGACCCAACAAGATTCGAACTTGCGACTTCCTGCTTGCAAGGCAGGCTATCTACCAACTGATATATGAGCCCGAAATTAAAGAGAATATCGTTTCTCTTCCTCGCGACGCTTCCTTTACCACTTCGTATAGTGGTGGTCACACGCCCGACTAACATTAAACAGGTGGATATACGATTCCAGTTTGGTCGGGGTGAACAGACTCGAACTGCCGACATCCTGGTCCCAAACCAGGCGCGCTACCAACTGCGCTACACCCCGATTAAGAATAGAGATTTAACTAGTCATCTCTATTTAGTATCCCTTTATGAGTAATCACTTCATATTCTAAGATAAGGGATAAAATCTTGAAAGTTCCTCATCTTGAGTACTTACAACCTTCAGAGAGTTTTTTGCTAGCTCACAAAGCCTGTCATCCCTATTCAGACAGCTTCGCCACCTTGATTAGAGGAGCGGTCGGGACTGCCAGAATCAAACTAGCTTCTTCTGTGGTCGAGTTGTTCTCTTGGCTATCTTTGAACTATATTGTCTACTCTGTTACAGTGCTCTATCATTGAGCTATGTCCCGATATGTGGGTGCTGCCTGCATTTGGTTACTTTAATGCAGTAAACGTACGGATAGTTTGAACAGATACTATCCGAAACTCACGGGCACCCCTCCGTGCGAACTAACGCTACACCCAAGCTCCTAAGAGTTATGAGTTTGATCTATATTAGCGTTAGTGGTAGGCTAGGAACTTTTTCGTTCAGCCTTGTAATTGAGAACCCGTACTCCATTACCGCCACGTCTGACTTTATTATTCATCATGTCTGGCCTTTTTTATTTCTTCCTATTAAATAAGCGGATGATAAAGGTTTTTCATAATCGTTTCCACGATTTTAGCAAGATTAGGAACTCTTGCAGTATTCCTACCCGATGGCGGGATTTGAACCCGCAATGACCAGCTTTAATTCATCGGGATGCACCTCTCCGTGCCGTTGGCTCGACCATTTCCCGTGCATATGTACGTTATACACTTAAGGGCGTGTTACTTTACACTACAGGAGAGATAAAAGCTTGTCTTTCCAAGCCGTCAGGATTACACTTTTTCGAAAACTGTTATACCAAATTACAACGCTAACCGTTTCATAACTGTTAGGAAACTTCAGCTATTCAACCTGATGACATACAGCCAAATCGTATGGTTTCGTGACGTGATAGTTGTCAATGCTCAATAGCAAAGTCAATATCGGGCATGGTTTACAATCAAACAGTTTACTGCACTCCAACCTGGAGTTTACCTCTATTTTAGTTAACATTATTTGAGGCGCAATTCAAAGCAAGGTGCCGCTCCCAGCGCTACGGTCCACGAGCTGTTCAATTGTAATGGTTGCGGGGGGCGAGATTCGAACTCGCGTCTTTCTGGTTATGAGGCAGAACTGGAACCACTCCAGTCACCCCGCGATATTTAAGGGCTTTCCACCCTTTCGAGGGTTAGGTAGTTTTAATCTAAACTCACAAAACTTTTTGCGCTAACACATTAAATTGCCAACAACCTTACGGATTTGTTTCCACCTACTATTGATATATTGTCTTGACCGCTCACGGGATTTTAGGGCTGCTTTCCGCCTTTATCGGGCAATATATCTCACTATAAAGAAGCCCCTTGCAGGAATCGAACCCGCGTCTTTACTCACGACCATGTCTGTGGTAAATCTTCCACTGATATAAAGGGGTATATAATAGCAAGTTGTCGTATTGCTCGAAGTTCTACTTACTTGTCTTTAATGGGCGACCAACATTAACAAAACCACGCCCTGGACAAATTTTCAAATTCCTTACGTCAGTCCTTAGTCACGCCGCTTACCGACTAAATCGGGTGCGGTTTCATCTGGGAGAATTGATATTTCTATCAACTATTCCACTGAGCATCTCTTCAGATATATCCGAATTTCACGGAATTACTAATTATCGTGATACTTGCAATCACCTTTTACTCCTCGCCATAGAACCTACTCTTCGTAAGCGTCTTGACTAATAGAACAATCGGAAACCTGACTTTCACAGGATTTCTTAATCTTCACAATAGAACCTGGTCATCTTGTTCAGTGATAATGGCCTACCCCACCGAACAATTGGATTCTCGTCTTTCCGAGACGTCATCTATTGTATTTACTAAGTATGGCTGCTACTTTCTTTGCCGACATTTAACCGATCCTCGTCTTCCCGATAAGCACCATACTTAGTATTTACTACCGATTTCTTTTTACAGTCATATTATATATCATATTTATTAATTTGTCAACCGTTTTCGACACTTTTTTAAAATTTTTTTATTTTTTATGAAATAAACTTTTACTTTTGGCTTGTTCAACTATTTTTATAAGTGGTTGATAGAATGAGTAATTTATATATAAATCAAAATAACCGACAATTCTACAATTTGGATCCCATGGACGCTGCCAGCTAAAATGTATTAGTCTGCAATTGCGCAAAGCGTTATCAAAACAATGACTCCCCCACAATTCATATGGTTGGAAATTGTAAATGAAACCATTTATTTTTGTAATCGGAATCTTGTCGATATATAAATTAAGAAAATCTTGATCTAAATATTTAAGTTTTGGCAAGTTGGAAAAGAAAATATCTTCAAAATCTTCCATAGAATAAGTTTGCCTAAATGTATCTAAGTTAAATTTTACTACACCCGCATTGCAATAAATGTTTAGTGACCCCGATCTTGCGTCGCAACACCCATCAAGTTCATTGGCCATAACAAAAGGCGCTTTTAAGTTGAATAATGGTGTTAAGTCGCCCTTGCATAATATATCGGCGTCCAAATAAATAACCTCTTTTATATCATCCTCGTCTATTAACCATGGCGCAAAAACCCTAAAACACGTTGCATCGTGCCACCTATGATGAGAAAGAGTGAAATTCATTTTATATTCATAAAGCATTATACCAAGAGCATATTTTTCATTAAATAATTCTCTGATGATATCTTCACCAAGTTTCTCACAGATGCATATAAAAGAAACGTTTTTGTTGCTTGCTTTTACAGACATCATAAGATTTATCGCTTGCATGTAATAACCGTTGTCAAAGGTTAACAAAATGATATTATCTGAAATTTTAAAAAATTTAGTTGTTTTCTTAGACAATAATATAAAATTATTCATTTCTATTGCCGAACTCTTGTATATATTTAAGTTTTTCTGGAGTTTTTTCATTTAGTTGCCAATAATAATCAAAATCCAAAACACGCTTATCAAACATAGCATCCCCTCTATTTAATTTTTGTTTAATGAATTCTTCAAGGGTCTTTGTCATATAATGGTTGATGAAAGCATTGTTTGAAAAATTGCCAAACTTATCTGTTGCGGTTATTTCACCTCGACACTCTATACCGTCCGCTGTTACTTGGCCAATGTGCATACCATTTATACGACAGCTATGCGTGTCAATATAAACATTTGATAACTTCCCTCTTGTTATTTGTTTGCCTTCTGTGAATAATTCTATATTCTTTTTTATAATTTGTTTTTTAAAAAAAATATGAACAGGAACCCGCGTATCTCTTGTTATAAAACCGTCGTCCCCATACATATGCCAATGTAATTTAATGCTTGTCGCTTTTTGAAAAATTGGGCTCAATAACATTTCTGTAATATTTTGCCATTTGTTTAAAACAATATATTCGTCTATATCTATAAACGCGCACCAATCAAATGTTTGATTATATTTTGCATAAAAAACATTATAACACTCTGGTTGAAAGAAATATTTTTTTATTCCACGAACGTCAAAAATTGTTATTCGATCCATATATTGTGGTAAAATTATATTACCTATAAACACAGAACCGACATCATCATTATCAAATAAATAAATATGATTGAAACCGATATTAAAATGATATTGGATCCATTCGTTTATGTATAAGTGTTCATTTTTTGCGATTGCGCAAATAACATTATTCATGCTCGGCCCTTTGTGGCAAATCGCCATGCTCAAAAATAAATTTCTCTAAGTTTATTGTGTTTTGTCTTAATAAATCCCAGCGGTATTGTTTTCTTCTAGACCACGTCGATGGTATGTTCGGGTCGTGAAAGTGCGTGGTAGTTAAACTATTTGGAATATCGAATTCAAAATCCTTATATTTAACATACAGCAACATTGAAAATATCCTATCTTCAAAACCGACGCTTTGCTCAGGGTCAATGTTGGGAAAATCTGTTTCTTCCAATATTTTTCTCGAAATAGCACACAAATTGAGGCATGAGTCTTTATATGGGTTTAAAGAACCTCTTTTTGCATCATCGCTATCCCCCTTTAAAAAAGCAAAACCGTTGGGATTTTTGTCGATTTTAGACAAATATTCTTCTATACCAACATCGTTAGAACAAGATATGACACAATCGTCATCAAACATAAGTATATAGTCTGCATCCGTTTCTGTTAAAAATTTTTCTCTTAAAATTTTACGAGCTTTTAATATACCAAGTCTTTCGGTATATTTGTAAATTTTGGCCTCGTTTAAGATATTTGGAACGTCGGTCTTCCAATTTTGCGCCACAATGACCAACGGTATATCAGGAAAATATTGATTAAGTTGTCTTAAAAGTTTGTTAAATGCTCTGATTCTTATCATTCTTGGCCCTACGTCATCTGGAAACCAACTAACAATACCAATAATTTTTTTTAGCTTTTCCATTATCTTACCCTCCCTTTATACCATTTTTCCCATTCATGTGTGTCCTTTTGATATCCTGGCAAACCTCTTTCTTTCCAGTGTTCCCAGGTAACACTGCCAACCCTTGGCATATTATAATAATAAACAATTTCTTCCGAACGAACTTCGTCAAGCGTACCACCCTTACTCTCTTTTAATCTTTTCTTAAAATCGGTGTCCTCAAAACAACGGCGCATGGGGTCGTGTCTAACAGATCCTATATAATCCAATCTTACAAAGCAACCTCTGAGTATTGTTTCGGGATGCGTGGAAAACCCATCGTTTCTTGTGTATTTGGGTATAAGTATATTTTGATCTTTAAGTTCGTTATCAAGGATTTTGCAAAAAACCTGAGTGTCTATCTTATCATCTGCATCGAGGAAGAAGATATAATCTCCGTTAGCAATATCTAAAAGAACATTTCTACCATATCCAACGCCCGCATTCCGAGACACGGAAAGAATATCGCATTTAGCCAGCTTAAAGTCGCTAAGTTTATTTTGCGCTCGTTCGATAGATTTGTCGGTAGATTTATCGTCTAATATCAAAATCTCTATATCTTTCCTATCTGGAATGGAGCCGAGACACGTCTCGATATAATCTTCCATATTGTACATACAGATTCCTATCGTAACCTTCGGTTTCTTTTCAAACTTAGACATCTTAAAATATCTTGATTCAAAAGCCCGTCTAACAGCATTATTTTCGCTCCACGTCTTTACATTAGTACGCTCGTTGTCGTTTAAAATCAGCGTGTTTTCAGGACTTGACAAAATAATTTGAGCGACGGAGTCGATATTGTTTTCCATATTCATGTATGCATAAGTTCGCGTCGGCTCTGTCACATTTTTTATGCAGAATTCGTAATATGGATAAATATATTGATTATGATTATTTGGAGCCCTAAATGGAGTAATGTTTTTATAAATCTTATCCCCCAACAATTCGTTAACTTTTGTTATATGACTTTTGATCATCGGAGTAAACTCATGATAAGGAGTTATATAGTTGGGTGTAGAATCACGGCCGTTCACAGCAAGCTGGACATCGTTAAAACAACGACAACAAACAATGTGGAACTGTAAATAATCTTGTAACACCCTTTGTCTGAAGCCTATCTTGAGTTTCCCGTCTTCGCTGAAAAAATCCTCTGCCTTCAGCGGTTTTAAGACATAATAATCATCGTTTGCATAAATGAAATGTTCGGAAAGATTTGGGATTTTATCTAAGAACATTTCAATAGTGGTCGAATTATAGGTTGGAAGGTATTGTTCTGGAATGAAATCTTTGTGATAAACCACTTGAACTTTATTCGTATCCAACCACTCTGGAATTTGATCTTCTGCCTGAAGAATTATATAAAATTTATTTATAAAAGGCATATATGCCTCAAGGCCTCTAAGCATATATCTTAGAAAACCCCAGTCTCTATACCTTTCACTATTAAAATTATTTAATCTTTGTTCATCGCCATTTGAACGACAAAAATCAACATATGTTTTTTGCCACTTTTTGCTTGTACTATTCACATATGGGAACACAAAATCTATTGGGTAATCTATCATTTGACACCGTCCATTATTTCGTATATAGATTTATTTGGATAAATTTTTAATAAGTTTTTCTTCATAAAGGTTGATATAAAACGCAGATCGGAAGACGTTGTCTTCTCAGTATCGTTAATAACAACCTCTTGGTTTTTGGCGCTAATCAAAGCGTCTATTATTCTATTTATACGTTTTCGTTCTATTGCTAAATAACTTACTGTTCTTTGAGATTCCTCAAATTTATCTGTTAAATAAGCGTATTCAGAATATATATATTGATTATAATTTGAATTTGTTCTAAAATTTGTAATGTTCGGCTCTATGTCTTCCCACAAGAATTTTCTTGCTTTCACAGCCAGTTGTTTATTCACTGGTGTGAATCCATGTATTGGAACTATAAAACCACCATTTTCCAATGGGGTTAACTCTAATTTTGTTACAAGTTGATTATATAAATTGTGACATACGCTCCAATATTGAGAGTTATCTCTGGTGGCGTTCCACGTGTTCATTGAAAGTTTTGGCAAGCCTTTATTTGTAAAATAATCCTCGGGAGTAACATCAGCTCCGAAGTACATGTCATCGTTTCCATATATAAAATGGTCAGACAATCCTGGAATATCTGGAAGAAACATCTCTATGGTACATGAGTTATATGTGGGCAAGTATTCTTGCGGAATAAAATCTTCGTGTAAAATTATTTTAACTTTTGTTTTATCCAACCACTTTGGAACCTGTTCTTTATTCGAAACTATTAAAAAAATATTGTTTATAAATGGAGCATGTTTTTCAATGCTTCTGAATACAAACGGTAAACAACCGTTATCTCGGTATCTTTCACCGTCTATATTGTCTATCCGTCCGCGTTGTTTTGTTTGAATACAATATTTTTCATAGTTTTGCCTCCAGATTTGATCGAAGTTGTTTACGTATGGAAAAACATAGTCTATCGGGAAATTTATCATATTATTTATTTTCTAACTCCCTACAAAGCGTTACCGCCGCACTTGCACCATCGCCACACGCTGTTACTACTTGACGCGTTTGTTTTTGTACGCAGTCGCCCGCTCCTATTGCTCCCTCGTTCATCTTGAGGATATATCCGTCATCATTGTTGGGTCCTGTGAGATCTGCTATATGACGGAAACACTTATTCTGGGGGATCATTCCTATTGCCTCAAATACGCCGTCAACAGAAATCGATCCTTCGGGATTTCCTTCGACCTTTTCATAGAACGCAATAGAGATTTGTCCCCTTTCTTTTAAGAACTTCTTAACACGTATATTTGTCCAAACTATTATTTTGGGATCTGACATTATAGCGTCTTGAAGTGATTTTTCGGCCGTAAGATATGGAAGATCTTGAAGAACATAAATACACTTCGCAAATTTAGAAATCTCCAATGCCTCGGTGAGCGCCGAATTGCCACCGCCTATTACGGCTACAATCTTGTCTTTATAAAAGGGTGCATCGCAAGTGGAACAGAACGAGATTCCTTCGCCTATCAATTCTTCCTCGCCTAAAACGCCGAGCGTTCTATATTTAGAACCTGTTGCCGCTATTATACTACGACTATAATAAGTATTGGTTAAAGTATTAATTTCAAACCACGAGTGAACGATGTCACCTTTTATTTCTGCATGACGAACAATATCTATTACCTCTTCATTTAAGAAAACCAGGGCCCCAGATTCTATGCTTTCAATCTGTTCTTTTACGTTCTCTATAAAATCAAATCCGCTGATTTCCGCAAAGCCTGGAATGTTGGTAACCTTCGGCGAATTCAATATCTGCCCGCCTATCTCGTCTTTATCAAATAAAATGACGTTTTTATTATCACGCAGCGCATAGATTGTAGCTGTAAGCCCGGCGGGGCCAGCGCCAACAATAGCTATGTCTGCGGGGTTATTTTTACTACATATATCTTCGTAACCACTTCTATCTTTTAATGATGCCATATCTTCTCCTTTGTATTATTAGTATACCACAACACTAAAAACACGTCAAATGTTTTAGACGTGTTTTTTAAAAAATATTAAGAATTTTCTATTTTTTTAAGAGAGATTATATTGCATATAAAGTCATATACGAACAAACCGAGCGCCGTCACAACACCTACGATATTTAATATGAATATCGCCACACTGTGAGATACATGTATCGTCGCTGTCCACCAATTAATATTGACGGCAACTCCGCCGATCATAACCCATTGTGTTATAATTTGAGCTAAACATATAAGTAAACCCACAATTATAAACGCCCCTAAAAAAACACTTAGATACGCTGTTTTTTCATCTTTTTTGCTTAACATAATAATTACCTCCTATTAACTTTTTGCCAACCCATCATAATACGCAAATTGCATTAATGATGAGTATAATTCTTCTCCGAATAATTTTATATATTTTTTCGAATCGCCTTGCTTTTCCCATTCGTGAGCTTGCATATGCCAATTAATATAAAAGAGAACTTTTTGAATTTCTTCTATAGACATCTGGGGAAGAAGATCTAAATGAGATGCCACAACATAAGCGCCATATTGGGCGTGGCTATAATAATGAGATTGGCCATTTTCATCCGTGGATCTTGTATACAATTTCCCTATATCGTGCCAGAGCGCCGCGTAATAAAGATACCTGTGGTTATTGTTGTTTAGATTGTCTATATAATTATCGGCTACTTTTTCACAATGACCACCTAATGTTAGTAAGTGATGGCGGTTATTCTGATCAAATCTATCCATCTGCGATTGTGTAGTTGCGACTAAAGAGAGGTCTTGTTGGGTTTGAGGATAAAGAAATTTTATATGCGTAAACCCTTCAAAAAATTGAGGATGTTGATACGATAAAAGGAACTTTTGAATAACTTCCTCAGGAACTACCCTCTCTCTCTTCTTGTTTTGCTCATATACAACTTCGAGCGGAGTATTTATCACATATGCACAAACGTCTAAATTTTTTAACTTCAATTTTTCAAGCTTATCAAAAACCCCGCGTCTGGCCTTTTTCGTAATGTTTGTTGCGTCTACAACAACGGTTTTCCCGTTTATTAGCGCTTTAACCATACGATTATAATATTCTTCGAAAACTAATTGGTTGTTTGTTTGGTCGTTCTCATCGCCGAGTAGTTCTTTCCTAAGGGCGTCTGATGAGATAACAACGTCACAAAGACCGTTGTTAAGTAAATCATAGGCCGCCTTTGTTTTCCCCGACCCAGGCAATCCAACCATCACATACAAGGTTTGCTTATTATCCATATATCTTTGCTCCTTTGTGCTTATTTTGAAGTACTTTTTGAGGTATGTTGTAACAAGTAATTAAAACCGTACCTTTCCTGTTAAAGATATAGACCGCATTACCTTTTACCCTAATGGCTCTATCAGACCCGCCGTTTCTTTGAACGTTGACTAGGTATGAATACATACTTGTTTTAACTCCGTAAGAATCTAGCCTCTTTCCCTCTTTCCAGATTTTACTTACATATTCCGCAATATTCTTTTGTTTGCACTGGGTTCTTTCAACCACCCTTTGCGCTCCATGGTAAGAGCAGATTGTTTGAAAATTTTTCACCTTGTTTTTAACCTCCTTGTTATTACAATAATATAATAACACTTTAGAAATGCGTTGTCAACTATTTTAAGATATTTTTTTTAAAATTTTTTTAATTATTTTTATAATTTTATTCCGAAAGACATAAACCCCTCGAAATCGACGGGTTTTGCGCAGATTTGGTTAAAAAAATACCACAACAGCCCCTTGTTGTGGTATTAAATATTTAAGATTTATTTAAAACTTGTAAAACTTAGTCGAGAATATGTCTCAAAACCTGTATTTACATCTATTTGTTTGATCTGTTTTACCGAAGGTTAAACAGAGAATCGAATATTGACTGAAATAGGTTTTGAGCTTTTTCTATGCGACCAAATCCCATTAACATGGGGAATAATTCTGCTCCAGCCGTATCTACCGAATAATGATATGCGCCATACTTCTTACAAAAAGCACTAAGTTCAGCGTACGCTTTCTCAAGAGCTTCTTCGTCCGCTTTGTCAAGAGCGTCGTAAGCTTCTCCGAGTTTTTCTTCTTCGGCTTCTTGTTCTTGGGCAAGCGCTTCAGCTTTTGCATCGTATTCTTTTTGTAATTCTATGTTTTTAGCACGATATTTTTTATCGATTTCTCTATTCTGCTTATCGAGCTCGTCGCGTTTAACAGAGTTATCCTTTTTTACCTGCGATGCGAGAGCAAAAGCTTTTTCGACAACCTGAGCAGCTTCTTTTCTTTCCGTATTTACAACGTTTTTGTCGTCTTTTTCTGCAGCAAGCTTTTTATCGGCCTGTGTTTTAATTTTTGCTTCAGCTTCTTCTAAAGCCTCCACAGTGTCATAATTTTTCTTCGTAATTTCAGAATAATATTTCATAAAAAATAATCTCCTCTTATTATTTTTATAATCGAAACTAAGGGGCTAGTTTTGATAGCTATTTTATTTCGGGTTCTTCTTCTGTTATTCCTAAAACCTTGTCTATCTGTTCTTTTAAGGAAATAAAAATTGTTATGTCTTGATTAATCGTATCATAATTAATGATCCTCGACGTTTGCTTTTTGTCACCGTTCACAAGCGAAGAAACCTCAGACATCCAAGCGGCCGCTTCGGGTCCAATGTCCTCGTGTCTTTGTTTTTCTTCTATTTGCCTATATATCAAATCCTCTATTGCTCTTCCGAGCATAGACGAAATAAAAAACAGGTCTACCTCTTTTGTGTCCATTATATTTCCTCTACTTTGTTTATATATTGTATCGTTTGACAGTGCGGGCACGCGCAAAGCTCTGCATGTAGTCCGTCTTCTCTGGTAAAAGAACTAAATGGGAAAATAATGATTTTTTCGTTCCCATCTAAAACAGTGGTCTCACCATGCGTTTCCGTAGTTTTGTAAATATACCCACACACGGGACACTTATACATCTTCGTTGTAGTATATCTTCCCGTGCTCTCGTTTTTTACGCTTTCCCTGTAAAAATTCATGATTTATTTGTTTTTTACGGTATCTTCGGAACTACTGTTTGAAACGATAGTGTTCAGAACAGGAAGATCAAAACTTTTTATTAATATTCCCTCAAGGCTCTTCATGAGTTTTGCAGCATCGTCTGCATCTAGCACGACGCTCCAAGAGCAATATTTTACCTTATTTGTTTTTGCAGCCTTTTTATACAATTTGACCGAACCATATCCCGAGAGAGAAACCGACTCGACCTCACCGTCTTCAGTATAATCTCTATCTATACCAAGGACACATCCGTCTGCCGAAGCGACTGCGCCATGCCCGTTGTTGATAACTCCGCTAAATAAACCCATAATTGCGGCTACTTCATCGGATAACACAAACGTCATATTTTCAGCTGCTATGTTAGCCTTACTGTCGTGAAACTTAGAAAATCCATAGTGATTAACTTCAAGCACGGGCACTTTGGCGATTTGCCCATCAGACATGGGCGCTTCTGTTTTGTATGTGCGAAACGCGATCATTCCACAACCACATGAACAACGAGCTATAACTTCGTTACTTTTTTCGAGCGGTTTAAAACCGTCAACAAATTTAACCATAAATATATCCTCTCTTATTTTTCTTTGATTATTATATCATATATTGTTTTGTTTGTCAAGCAAAATCAACCCACTTTCTGGAGTTTCTTCAAAAACCAACACATTTATTATGCCAGAATAGGCGGTGCAAGCGTCAATTGCTATAAGTTCAGGGGTAATAGCGGGTTCAAACGACCTTTTCCAACCAGGTCTATTCTTCTGGGGAAAAGGTTTTCTCTCCTGTTTGATATCGCCCCAATAAGCAGAACACGACCAGTGCCCACAAACTATCGTTTTATCGGGTTCAAAACATCTGCTCTTATACGCAGTGGGGAACCCCGCCCATATGGCCCAGTCCCACTCTTTCGCGAGTTCTGGTAAATCTCTCCACCCTTCATAATAATTCATAATCTGATTGTTATAACTGCCGCCAGTGGGGGATTTAAATGGTATCCAACCGTGAACAAATATATAGTCGCCCTTCTCAAAATAATTAAGATTGCCTTCAACCAAATGCATCCATGGCTCCATGGCTTCGTTGATTTCGTCTTTGTCGTCTTCCGACAGCGTTTCCCAATGCTCAAGCTTCCTTGTTATCTCTGGGTTCCCAACCAATTGAGAGATAGTCCCGACCGTACCATTGCTATAATGGTGAGATCCCTGTGCTTTGCCACAAACGTTTAATTCTTGGAGGAGACCCCACATTAACTGAGTATGATTTCCTTTGATAAGAACGAGACGGTTTTTCTTTTTCAGTCTTGTTAAAAAATTTAACATTTCTTTTGCCTCTAGTCCCCTATCGAATTCATCTCCCAGCGAGATCACATAGTGATCAGGATTGTTTATATCAAAACCCTTATCTTTTAACGCATCTTGTAATTGCGTATAGAAGCCATGGGCGTCGCTAAATACGAAATACTTTTTCATTTACTTATCATTCCCTTTTTTGTTGTTGTATATGGCATAAGCAGATTTTGAATCCGCTCTGCCTTCGTTGTATTCTTCTTCCGTTATTACAATGGCTTTGGTTATTGCATTTTGTTTATTATGTTTAACACACGGCATATTTTTAGCTTGTTTTATAGCGGTTAACATATCTTTCGCCTTAATATAGAAAACAAGCTCAACTTCATTACCAGAACCGACATGACCGCCGCGGGCATACACTTTATAATAACGTTTCATCTTTTATTAATCCTGCGGTTCTTAAATGCTTCTTAATGTCACCATACAAATGTATATCTCTCATGACATATTCTTTTGGCGAATAAATAACAGGTCTTACCCCCGTTAAATAATCGTAAAGCTTGCATAAATAGTTGCCCGAATATTGGTCTTTCACCTGTGAATAAAATGCCGATTTTATTGGCACATTTTGACCACTTTTGATGATTTTTTCCCAATATTCCGCATCTTTTTTGACCACTTTGACCCTTTCGGATACGAAATCTTCCATTTCGCGTATAATTTTAGCGTATTTAGGGTAATATGCTAAAAATTCTTCATAATCTCCCGAAAAGAAGATGCTAATAAGCTTAGAGAGAGCTAACGTGTCATTAAAATAATGCGAAGTTGCCACATAATAGGGTGACTTAATTTTAACACGATTATAATTCCCGTCCACGGCCACAAACCCCTCTTGTTCATCTTTAAACCGAGAAGCGACGGCAACGACATCGTCGAGAGTTTGGAACTCCCACTCTTCAGGCTTTTGTATTCCTATATCTATATTAAACTCTTGGCCCGTAATGTTGCTACGGGTTCCGATGTGCCATATAGCAGACTTGTTGTATTTAATTACTTGCTCGTTATATGGAGTAGTAAGTTCAAATATATAAGTGTTATTCTTATCAAGAAGATCGAAATTTAAAGACTGGTTTTTAGCACATTGATAAAACAGGTCTCCAAACGTTGTTGCCACAGTGTTGTTTTCTGGGTGCGCCGAAACCGCCATAACCTCAAAAGCGTTTATCATGCCATTAGTGGCAACTCGCCACTGTTTGTTATAATAATAACATTTAAGAATTGATCCGTCTACCTTTGTTTGGATACGTGTTGTTCCCCAGTTTATTTTTGCCGCATGAAGTTCACCGTAATTGAAAAACTTATCAAACCCGCGACACACGATTTTCCAAGAACCCTCTTCGAGTATAATCCCTCTGCACTCTTGGACCATGGGATCCCCAAGATCGCTATTCCACAGCTGATAATTGAAGATCACGAGCCCGTCTTCATGCTTTATTGTAAGATTGTACGGGTCGTGTTTTAATAACATCTCCCACTCAATGGGATTCTTTTTAATAAACTCTTGCAGTTTTGTCATATTTAATAACCTCAGTAATATTACTATAACACATCAAGAATTATTTGTCAACTCTTTTAATGCAAATTTTACAACATTTTTCACAAAAATCTTGAGCGTCTATGATGGCATCAAAAACACTATCCGACTCTCTTATGGTTTTTGCTTTAAATTTTTCGAATGTCAGACAGCCAAGACATGTATCGGTTTCATTTTCCACAAGCGATCCCACCTCTTTCGCGCGTCTTATTGTTGTTTGCCTTTGTCTTTTCATGCGTCCCCTTTTTGTGACAATACATCTATATATGTTTCTATGTCGCTTAACGCCTCTAAATATCCCATATTATATTCGCTTAGATACTTATTGCCATTTGAATATTTAGCCGCTCTGTCTATGAGTGTGTTTTTAAGTTGATCGCACGTATCCTTTATGATTTTGTTTTTAACGCCAACCCCTTGATTAATCAATTCTTCTGATAGCAATCTCATGTCAATCACTGTTAAACCACTAAGGTTCGTTGTGGCTGCAGCTTCTATCAGTATATCTGTAAGACTTGTAACTTCATCAATAACCGACATCTTTTATGTTTCTCCTTTTCCATTTTGATAACTTTTTAGGATCTTCAGTCTTTTTGAGACCTGTTACCTTTTTTTCTGCATCTTTTTTCGAAAAGAATACATCTACGTTTGGTTCTATATTAGGCCCAGACTCGTTACCATCTTTATCAACGAGTTTGCACATCCAGATATCACCGCACCCGACTAAAGAAATGACCTCATAGATGTCAATTCCATAAGTTATCTCGCCGTCTTTCTTCTCCCAATATGGAAGAAAAGCTTCTTGGCGAATTTCACATGGAATTTTATTGCCACTAGGCATAAATTCGATATCTGCAGCAAGATGCTCTGCGACTCCGCTATGCGATATTTCGCTGTCTTGCTTAAGTTCTGTTTCTTTTGTCTGTTCTTTTTTATTATTCATTTTGCTCATCCTGTGTGTTTTTGTTTGATGTAGGATTATACTCGTCCGCAATCCTACTAACCCAACCACGATGGTTTTCGGTTAGTTCGCAAACAGCAACGCCCTCGCGACCCTCGAACCAATTCAGATAAGGTATAAAACCGCTATTGCTTCTATTCTTAATAAGGTCACACTGGCCGTCATGCCCTATAACTATAACCTTCGTTCCGTCTTTCACGCGGGTTAAAACCTTTTTGAGTTCGTCAATGTAAAAATTTTGAGCTTCGTCTATAATTAAAATAGTTCTGTTTCCAATATTAGTACCCCTTAAAAAGGTATGTGATTTACAGGAAACAAATGCGTCAGCGGGATTTTCTGTGTTCAATTCTTTAACGACTTTCTCGGGGAAGTATCCGCATTCCGTGAGGGCTTCTAGGCATGGCTCGTAAAAAGCTTTTTCTTTATCCTCTACACCTCCTGGAAGAAGGCCGAGTATAGACTGGAAATTATTGTTTAAGCTAAAACAATAAAGGATTTCATCATAAAGACCGTACTCAACCATAGCACAGGCAGTTGATACCGCCACAGTCGTTTTGCCTGACCCGCTCCTGCTGTTCACAAAAATAATTTTATTTTCTTTTTTGTATATCTCGTCTCGTAAATGCTTTTGTTCTGCATTAAACGTAAAGCCGAGTCTTTTAAAGAAGCCGCTATTTTTTAATGTTTCAGGCGCATCTATTTGTCTGGGCTCTATGTTCGCTTTACTCTTTTTTGTTGCCGAAGTTGTTTTTGCCATAAGAAAGTCCTTTAATTATTTTTTTATGTAATAAGCGCATTTACAGGTCCCGCAAGCCTCTGTGTTAGGTTCTATTCTTGCTACGCTGCTGTTTTTATTCATTGTTGAAATTTGGCATATAACACAATTCGGATCCTCGGAAAGGTTATATACACAATTGTGGTTCCCTTGAACGTGCGGGCACTTTTGAACATATTTAGCCACATCCCTCGTTGTTTGTTCGAGTTTTTTACATTTATTGTCAATAATAGTATCTTCGTCAGAGAACAATGACGTCTGAATGTATTTGTCGTTAGATGTTTTCATTAGAATACCTCTTTTATAATAAATGAATTAAGGTTAATATAATTATCAGCTACGAACTGAACAGCGCTATATAAATCCACATATTCATCTACAGAAATAGCCATTTCTTTCAAGATTTGAGCGCACACCAGTTCTTTTTCTAGCGCCCTTCTTTCGCGTTTACCCATAAAAGTAAGTTTGACGGATTCGTAACTAATCATGTCCGAGATTGCCTGAATAGAAGCATTTATATATTCTTCGAAGTTTTCGGTGTACATCACGGTCAGAAGCAATACAGCTTTAGGGCCTTGCCACAAAAGACCATCTATCAAAAAATATAGACTCACAAATGCAGCAATTACACAAATGACAAAACAGGTTTCTCCTGCAAAAATATTAAACCAATTCAGCCGTACACCTACTGATAAAAATGCAAATAATAAGAAAAACGCAGAAGAAAGCAAGATTCTATTTACCTTAGTCTTAATTGCATCGTGTCGCGCCAGCATCAAATTTGACGAAAGCGTTGTAACGTGCGGGGCACCCCCCTCGTGTTTAAAATTAAACCGTACCGTCATTATTATATCTCCTCTTTTCATTATAAACAACGCTCACTCCGAATACAACGTTTTCGAGCTTACAATAGCTGATCGCCGACGACATTGTTTCGAATATTAAATTTGGATTTGATACGGCTTTCACTTTTTCTTCGCCGTTGGGCAAGAGGACTTTAAATAATATGTTCTCTTCTCTTTTAAACTGAGTTCCGAAACTGTCTTGGAAATTATATTTTGGCAGAATACTTGTGATTTCTCCGTATTCAACCACATAATTTTCCGCGCCAATGCACCTATCAACGAAATAAAACTCTTTGCCTATGTCTTGCTTTGTAATATTCATATTTTCTCCTCGTCGTATAGTTTAGCACATTTCTCCTATACGCGTCAACTATTTTCGCCCTGATTTTCGAATAAATTTACAATTAATTCTTTAAGCCAAGTGCATTTATATTTAATACCTGTTATAGAGCAAGCTCTACGAATAGCCGTTGGTTGCCCAATTAACGTATTAAACTTCTTACATCTTGTTATTGCCGTATACAACCATTCCTTGGAGAGTAAGGCATACGAACCATTATCACACACCGTTATGACATATGGGAATCCTGAACCCTGCGCCGAGTGACAGGTTATAGCATAGCCGAGTTCGAGATCGTAATATTGTAATTGTGGAATAAATACAAGCCCCTGCATAAACTGGACTTTCATGCCTAAAATTGGATCTATTTCAACTATTTTGCCAATATTTCCATTGAAAACAGGAACCGTATTACCATCAAGATCATATGTGTCATAACAGTTTTTAGTAACCCTAACGTTATCCCCAGGTTTAAACGTAATTTCATAGTCGGTTTTCCCATCCTTCTTCTTTATCGTAACCTGATCGGGATAATCTTTGGGGTTAATTATTTTTTGAATACATTCATTGATTTTTCGAGCCGAAGTGTTACCTATAACCCTTTTACCAGTAACAATCATTATGTCATCTGGATCGGCATTGTAATCTGACAAAAAGTGCTTATACTCTTTTAACACTTCATAAAGAACGTTATCAAGCTCTTTGACGGTCGTTATTTTAAAATCCTGTAATTCTCCGCGGACCTCTGTTCCATAAAAATTGGGCTTAACTATTTGCTGTTCATCATATACGCGCCTGGATTCGGTGATAACACCGCTTTTTTGAGCCTGTCTGAATATCTTGGTAAGATGAGTGTGCGCGAATTTCTTTGATTCTATAATGTCGTGGAAAACACATCCGATACCTATCGGTTCAAGCTGGCCCGTATCTCCAACTAAAACAAGTTTACAACCGTTAGGAATGGCTTGCAACAAATCGTAGAAAATGTGTTCGTCTACCATCGATGCCTCATCGAGGATAATCATATCATAAGTAAGTTGATTTTTCTTATTGTATATAAAGCCATTTTCCTCGGGGTCGAACCCTAACAACCTGTGGATCGTATGTCCCTCTAACCCCGTTATTGTCCCAAGGTTCAAAGAAGCCTTGCCGCTTAGGGCGCATAATGCTGCATATTGTCCGTTTGCCCTGATTGCCCGTGACACTGGTTTCATACAGGTTGTTTTACCTGATCCGCCAAGTGCGGTAACTATGCTGATATTTTGTGTTAAACAGCTCCTAATGGCGCCTCTTTGCTCTTCCGAATATTGGAATCCGAGCTCATATTCGCTTTGAGCGATCGCTCTCTCTATATCTCTAACGGGACGGACTTCGGCTGTTGAGATCCTATAGAGCTCGTGCGCGATTTTTTCCTCAAGCTCTCTATATTCAACAAGCCCAATGCGGCGCGTTTCTTTTTCTATGTAAACACGTTCTTCCTTGGCCAATTCAACAAGCAGCAATCCTATAGAGTCTTTTTCAATCTCAGGAAACTGCTGATAGCAATATTCCAGCATGTCTTCAACATACATATAGGTGTCGCCGTTTACTTCGCCGTTTCTGTTTAACAAGTAGAAAATAAATGCCTTTATTCTTCTCGGATCGTCTTTTGCTATACCGCCCGCTATTGCTATGGCATCAGCTTTATTCCAACCTATCCCTTTAACATCATATATTAACGTATACGGATCTTTTTTGATAACCGACACTAAAACTTCAGCCGACCCATATCTCTCGCACAATTTCTCTATTGTCAGTCTCGTTAATCCATACTTAAATAACTCTACATACGCGCAACTGTCGAGCCTTGTCTCTTTGTATTTGTCGATGATCTTACGTGCACGAATCCTCCCGACCCCTTGTACCGCAGTAAGAGCATCTATGTCTTCGTTCTCTAAGACGCTTATCGGATCTTCGAACGTTGCCATTATATTTTTCGCAGTCATCTCAGGAAGAATGTACATGAAGAACTTTTCGACGTCTTCTCTTGATTCGAAGCTCACACTTTCGACCATTTTGATAATCTTATATTGATATCCATACTTTTCGTGTTTTGTCAATTCTCCCAAAACCTCGTACTCGGTTTTCATACTTAAAGAGGGAGTCGGCCCCGAAAAAGTAAGGAAATATTCGGTTGGACTATATTTCCAACCGCGGTCATCTGGTATTTCGCCTTCGACGAGTTTGCCGATGAATCGAATAATGGCAAAACCGCCGTTTTGATAATTCGGCTCCTTGAAAGTCACTCTTTGTATTTTGCCTTTAACGTGGATCCTAGATCCAAGCATTTCTTGCGCGTCCATTTTGTCTCCTAAAATAATTATGCCTGCTGTAATATCAATAATATAATATCACAACAGACATAATTCTGTCAAGCATTTTAACCTGTTTTTAAAATAAAAGTACAATTTTATTTCTTGACCATTTTTATACTAAAAATGACCTCTCTCTTGCCTGTTTTTTATAAAAATGATTTAATTTCTACAAAAAATCGTCCTGGAAGTCGAAATTATAGCATAATTGACCACTTTAATCCCACCGATTATTTTTGCCGTACCATTGAAGGATCTTATTTGGCTCTTTTGTGAAATCCTGTTGCCACTTACCGTTTTCATCTTTGTACCATGGGTGTTCTTCGCCCAATTTGTAAGTTATTATATCGTGTGTGTTGATCGGAGTGGTCTGATACGTCTTCTTTTTTAATTTAACGGTATATCCCTCGCCAGTGCCAAGATCGTAAAGGCTTATGCGGAAGTTGTTTCCTTTCATTTCTAAGTTCGTTATAAAGGCGTTTCCCTGCGCATCGGGTATCGTTGTAGCGATATAGCCAAGATATTCTGATTCGGCAGCGAGACGATCCTTTAAGGGAATTTCCTCGTTAGGAATATTGTGTACTATTTCTAACAACATTTTTCCCACGCCATCAGTATCTAAAACATATTGCTTATCTGTTTCTTTAATGGCATAAGTTTCTATATACGGGATCGCCTCAAGCGGCAGTGAATCTTTCTTGAACTGTTTCGTCTTGCCTGCACATTGATATTTATCATAATATTCGACGGTTTTAAGAAGTGTTTTCGCAGGACCGAATTCTGAAAAATAACCAAGACGGATAAGGATGTCGAGCCGTGAAGAATTAATATCTTTTTTGTTTTCGGTTAAATCTTTAACTAAATCTAAAAAGTTATCATATTTTTTGTTTTGAGCCATTTCATATAAAGCATCGGCGCATCCCTGACTAAAACCTTTTAATGACAAAAGAGAAGGGTAAATCAATCCATTATTTTTGTCTGCGACAAATCGACGATTATCCACGCCCCATTTATATGGGCCTTCTTTTATCCCAAAAGCTTTTTTCATTTCAGCCTTCAAAGCCTGAACTTTATCCTTATTGCCCTTATCAGAATACATCTGCATAAGCACTTCATAAAATTCATAAGTATAATGAACTTTGAGCCAAGCGCAATATAACGAATCTAGAGCCATACAATAAGCGTGCGCACTATTAAAACCGTACCCGCAGCTATCATTTATGATTTGCCAAACCTTAGCGCTCATATCGTCAGCTTCTGATTCGGAAATATTGTTTTCTTTTAAGATTTTTTCCTTAAACCCATTTAAGAATCTTTCTTTTAACGGTTTAACCTTTTCGGGGTGTTTTTTAGCTATTGCTTTTATGATTCCATAACATTCATCAAGGGGGAACCCAGCATAGTTCAACGTATTCATCGTTTGTTCTTGATATAACACGAACGAATAGGGGAATTGTGGGGTTTGAAGAATATTATCGAAAGCAGGTATTCCATATTCAAACGGTTCTCGTGATTCAAATTTATTATACATTGATTTGAATGCAGGCCTAATAGCCGCTATCCACGCACACAATTCAGATATATTTCGCGGTTTGTATCGTTTGAGTTTCTGTTTAGAGCCTTCGCCTTCGCATTGATTGACACCTATCGTGTAGGCATTAGCGTATAGATCCCAAACAGCAGTATCGTTTTCAACCAGATTGCTTAATTCCGTGGTGGATAAGATCGGCTTATTTATTCGCTTAAACATCTTATCTATCATATAAACAACGTCGACCTTGAGCAAATCGTTTTTAAGAAACTTATAATTTTCTGCGATTGCTCCGTCTATAACAGTTGTTATATAATCGCGACCAGTTGCATCGCTTTTGCATCTTATCAGCCCAATTTCTTCTCGGATGCTGCCACCATATAATAGATACGCGCATGGCGCCTTATTTTTATGGTCGATAACACCCCAGTATTTTTGGCTCTTTTTTATATAATCCTCGTATTTTTTATCTACAAAATCAAATATGTCTATGTCGTCTTTGTTGTCGTCTTCGGCATTTTTTAAAGCTTCATCATATTTTGAAATTTGCGCCGAAATTTCGTTTGCGAGTTCAAAATCCATTTTAGCCGCTCTGGCATAAAGTTTAAAAGCGGATTTCTTTTTTAGCGTGCCAAATGCTATCATTGGATACGCGTGATCATCGCCCAAAACCTCTTTTTGCGCTTCTGCAAAGACGTCGGGATTACCCGTATTAAGATCTAAATCAGGCAGCGAGTTTGTCTCTAATATACGGGTTTTGCTTATAAATCTTTCTGGATAGAGTTTTATGGGGGAAGTAAATCTATCCACTTTTGAAAATCCACATAATGTGTTAGTCATAAAGCCTACTGCCGATCCGCGGCCCGTCGACGTTATCAAACCACCCTTTTCAACCGCTTTTTTAACAATTTCATAGTCGATTAAAGGATAGTCAACCATGTTTGTTTCTTTATAGGTGGAAACTTCTTTTTTAACCCCTTCGAAATACTCCTGATAGCGATCTTCGGGAATATTTTTCATATACTCTGAAAACAATCGGCTAATCAGTTCACTATATATTTTATTTTTCTCAGCCTGCGTTTTATCAGGATATAGAGTTGGCATTTTAACAACTGGCTTAAACAATATATTATCGTTATAATCCTTAAATTCAAGTAAAACATCTGACGCATCCATTGCGGCTTGAATTTCTTCTTTGGAAAAAACACCTTGTTCTAAAAAACGCTCCATTGTTGTTTTTTCATCAGGATAATCCATATACCATCCCGCTTCAGAATCATCATATTTAATATTACGCCCCGCCAATATGTCATCACGCTCAACGGACTCCTCAGGATAAATATAGTGGCTATCTAGCCCCGCTATCATTTTAATTCCATATTTCTGTGAGATTTCTTTCGTTCTACGAGAAAGTTCCTTTTGAGCCTCAGTCGCGTGCGCTTGAATTTCTAATAAGAAATTGTCTCCAAAATAATTATGTAGCTTAATCGCAATGTTTTCTGAATCATCATATTTCCAAAAGGCGATACAGGCCGAAGTAAGAAATACATCGTCCTTCGGAAGAGAAAGCAACAATTCTAAGTCAACACGTGGCTTATAATAAAACCCTGTTTCATTAGCATCTGATAAAATGCGATTTATTGCACGCCTGCCATTTTCGTTTTTTGCTAGGATTATAATGTGGGCATTTGTTTTGTCTTGTTCTTTTCTATCTTTAACCCAATATGCCTCTGTTCCGAAAACAAACTTGAGATTGTATTTTTTCGCAAGTTCAAAACAACCATAATAATAGCCCTGCCATCCGTGTTCGACAGATGACAAAACTTTCTGCCCTAATTCAACTGCGCGCTTAGCATAATCCTCGAGCATTGCTGCGCTATCGGATTCACTATAACAACTATGTTTATGATAGTTTTGCATATTTACTCCCTTTTGTTTCTTTTATATTGTCCAAAATACTTTTCTTCTGCTTGATCTCTAACCCTCTTTGCTTCATTTATATCTGCATAAGTTCCAAGATTTATCCTTTGACCATCACAACTAATATAAACCTTATATTTTTGCTCTAGTTTTGAAAAATGTATACCCTTATAGCCTGTCGAGCTGTTAACATAGGTTTTTACATTTTTCATATTAAGCCCATGAGATATAATTCTCAAATTGGTGACGCAATTGTTGCTAGGGTCTCCATCTATGTGGTCGATTTCGTGTTTTTTGTCATAAACATATCCGGTTTCACTTTCCATTATCAATACGTGTAAAAGTTTATATTCTGTTTTCCCGTTTTGATTAACACCTATCCTAGTTCTAAAATAACCGTCTGGATGTCTGTGCCAACAATATTGTGACACTAAATCATAATATTTTTTATCAAAACAGAATTTATATTTACCATTTAGTGTTGTACCATATACAACTTCGTTTTTTATTTCATATGAGTTAAATTGTCTTTCAAATCCCATATTCACCTCATCTTCCTACATTATATCACAACGTCAAAAAGATGTCAAGTAAAATTGACATCTTTTAAGAAATAAAATTGCATTTTTATTTTTTATATTCTAAAGTCACAAGCGTGTCGTTTTTGCTACCGCCATGATTAACAATCAAAACATCGGTCATTTCAAACCCGCGTCCTTTCCTGAGCCCATTGGTATTCCACCCGCAGGAAATGACTTTGCCGCCAGGTTTTAATATCCTTGCGATATTATCTTTAATCAGAGAGCAATATTTCATATTAGCGACATTGACTTCGAGTTTGACTTTGCCATATGAATGATATAACTCTGATGCTTGTGTAATAGAATATGGCGGATCGTATAAAACCAAGTCGGCACTTTCGTCGGGCAGCATCTTAAGGAATTCAAGAGCATCCATGTGATAATCGGTCTCAAATTCTGGATTGAGATCATTAGTAATAGTTCCATATTTACAGTTGTTCGCAAAGGGATCTACTATCGCATCACTGTTCGCCACCTCTCGTTCGACAAGCTCTTTAATGGGTTTAATAGTAAATGTGTTCCCGTTAGGCATTGCCCATTCTTTTTTGAATTCCATTTAATACACCACACACTTTTTATTATTATATTTAACAATATAATCGTATAATTCCTCTATCGTTTTTAGAAATACAACCTCGCCGTCTGCTTCTTCAATAGCCATATCCCTATTGCCCCAATCACACTCGTATATAAAATATTGAATATCGTCACCGAATCCAACATAACCACCATATTCAATATCCATCAGATCACAAACCATTTTGGTCATAGTGGTAATTTCATCAGAATAAATCATCGCTATTCCTTCACCGTCTCTATTAAGAGAACGAAGTATCTCGTCAAGAGCCCTCTCTTTGTCGAAGGCGTTTTTAATTGCCTGCATATATTCTACAAATTTTTCTTTACTAATCATAAAACTAAATTATCTCCTTAAAATATAATATTTTAACAGTACTATGATTGTGTGCTTTTCTTATAAGATCTTCTATCTTTTGCAAAGATGTAATATTATCAAGTTTTTCTGGAGGGGTTAATATCGCATTGTCAAACCCAGAAAAACTACCATCGATATAACAATAAGATACGAAATATTTATACATATAAAATTATTTTAATTTTCTGATTCGACGTGGCGATATTCATACCTCGCCACATTGTCCATCTTGGAAAGAAAGGGAGTATGACAGTCGGGGCACTCAATGCTTCCGTACCCATCTATTTTTCTTTCCAAATATTCAAAATCTTCTATGCCACACTTAAACACACATCCGCAAGTTGGACATGTGAGAAAATAAATAGTTTTTGTTTTTCTCTGAATATTACCAGGCCTAATTATTTCTTTCATACTAACCCCTCAGTTTTTTTCATATAATAAAAACGGTCTATAACCGATGCGCTCTACGCAGAGACATTTGCTGGTAGCGTTGTCTACATAACGCTCGTCATTATGCACATGACCGTAGTAATTCATGTACGGCGTGGTTTGGCTCAATATTAACGGTGCATGACTCAGTAGATAAAACCCGTCATACAGTATGGGAAATCTGCTCACGGTATGGAATCCCATATCTCTATAAGTTTGTTCGGACCAATTATCATGATTTCCCATTATTAAAATCTTTTTCCCATTTAGTCTTCTCGCAATGTTTGAAATATACTCTTTATTGCCAAGCCCAAAATCGCCAAGATGAAGAACCACGTCTTTGTTTGATACGGTTTCGTTCCAAAGCTTAATCATAGCTTCGTCCATTTCTTCGACACTTGCAAAAGGTCTATTACAATATTTAATTATATTTGCATGCCCAAAGTGGGTGTCGCTAATTCCAAATATTTTCATATTTACTTTTTATCCTTATAAAAATCTATACCATAATTAAAGCAAGTTGACCACCAAATCCCAAGTCTATCCGCTTTTCTGCTTAATTTTTTCATAATTTTTTCCAATCCTTTAGATTCTTCTTCGTCTAAAGAATAACAACCTGCCGTCGAAACCAAATCAGAGTTAAGAGATAAAGGAGCAATTATATCGTATCTTGGAGTACAATGATCACCACAATCCCTAATTCTGGCTCCTTCATAATTAGGAATTATATTCTTTTCTACCCATCTAACGGTCTTAGCATTAAATATTTTAGTATATTTGGCCTCTTTGTCCTCATGTTTGATCCACTTAAAGTATTTTCTTTTTGCCTCTTTACGAGACATATAGACATGATTGTAATCTAAGAGTTGATGGTGTCTGCAAAATGCCAGATAAGGCTCATTTTCAATAAACTCAATGTCTGAAAATACATCAAACATACCTGCCATGCATAATTCTTGGTCTTCTGTGAGTTTATTCCCATCACACACATTATGTTCTGAAAGATAAATATTTTCTACTATAGCAGAAGCAGACGGTTTAAATTTGTCTATATCCCTTTCGAATTGAGCAAAGAACTCTCCCCTGACATTATCATTACTAAACTCCCAAAATACTCCGAACAACCATCCTGGGCATTCTTTTATTCTAAAATGTAAAACAGAATTGGTACCGAAGCCAAAGATAAAATAACCATCTAAATATTTTATATCTTTATCGTCTATAGTATAAGGGTGAAACAAACAGCTAGAATATCCTTTTCTAAGTTCTTTAATTAGAGTGTCGGAAGCAATTTTAAAATCACAAGCGTGACCTTGCTTATCCGCCTCTTCGACCTGTTCTTTATACATTTTAATCAAATTTTCTAATGGGTTTTTAGCCATAAACAAACCTCCTAAAATATGTTGTGGCTATATTATACACTAATAATATAGCCTTGTCAACTATTAATGTTAATCATAATTTCCCCTTATTATTCTTATTTATACACATAATTCCCTTAATCATCCCGCTCGTCGAGCAAATTACGATGCAGCTATTGATTAACTCTTTCTCACTTTTGGCATCAATATACTTGCCGCTCCAATCGAAATAACCCTCTTTCATTCTCGCAACAAGCCCTGCTTCCCGAAAATACTCGACAAAATCAGTACTCCAATCAAGTAATTTTCTCTCTTCTTTGAAGGCGCTCGGGCTGTCTAAAAAGTCTTTAATATTATCGCCGACGTGAAAATCCTGTGTGCCTTTAACGAGATACATTGCATAAAGTTTCATAATAAAACTCCTATTTTATTTTCCTAAATCTTTGTTTGTTATCTTGAATTTTTGCATAACTTCCTGTATAAGAAAGATTAAACTTAATTCGTTAAAAGGTTTTTCCGTAAGAAAATCGACAACAAATTTCACAACTTCCGTATATGCTTTATGTTTGATTTCATCCTCGTCAATAGGTTTCGGCCAATAAGGCGTGGTGTCGGGTATAATTTCCCTACGAACCCTCAAATATTCTTCGGGCTTTTCAGGTGCTTTCCCCGTTCTCTGAACGTGGTCAACTATATAACAAAATTCATCCATTTATCCATGTCTCCTTCCGTATACTCAAAATTTTTCATCTTTTCTCCTTATAAAATAGAGTGTTTATTTATAAAACGATACTTTTATTACCGCTTAAGTCTCTTGTATCTGTTTCAGCGCTAAGTATTATGTCATTATTTGTAGACATAGAAGTGTCTACATTCTTATATATCTCGTCATAGTTGGTTCCAAACAACTGATTATATGCCTGTGTGAAAGAAAGATTTGGATGCTTTCTTCTATACTTTTCTACTTTACGACGAGTCTCTCTATTCGTATTTGGTGGTGTATTGTAATAAAGCATTCTTAATTCAACCCCATTTCTCGACAAAGATCATTATAGAGTTTATCTAACATAATTTTAAGGTACTGTTTCTTATCTTCATTTGTTAGATTATCATACATCTCATCCATGAATTTATTCACTAAACAATATTCATGTATGGGGTCCCCCATGGGTTGATTGTTTCGTTCAAAAAATTCATAGAATTTGATTTTCCAACTAAATAGGTCTAAATTCATATTTTAACCTCCTAAAATTATCTTGCGATATTCTTTTGGTGATATCTTTCCCATCTCATAATCTATTTCTGCCTTTAATTCCTTTTCGTCTAAACATCTTGGAACATTGTATATGTAATTTCTGATTTTCTCAACCGCTTTATCGGGCGAGATATCCATTTTACTCTCATCGGCACACACCTCTCCTATCAGGAAAAGACTGTGGTCACATTTTTCTATAATATGAATAAGTTGCTCCTTCGAAAGAGTCATCAATGTTTCTTTATCCATAAATTATAACTCCCAAGAATCAGGTATTTTGTCTACAAGTAAGCAACAATCAAATTCCTCATTATAGAAAGGACAATCAGGACAATCTAATTGTTGTCTACATACTTGTTTTACTTCTTTCAAAGTATAATCCTCAAGTTTTCTATCTACTTTGTCTAAATATTGTTTCAAAATATAAGCATTAGGATCGTCCATATCAAACCTCCAAATAAAAACAGCAATCTGTTCATTATACAATGATTTTCCATAAATCACATAATCTTTTCAGATTACATTTATAATGGATGGGGTCAGATAACCCTGTATTCCGTCGGCAAAAGCGTTCGGAAATACTTTCTTAATAATTTGTAAAGAACCATTTACGTCAGAATTTATCAATCTTCCGTCATCAGCTTTAAACAACCCTCTTTTAATTCTTCTCGATTTGTTGTAATTTTCTTTTAACGGTTCTTCATTGTCGAGAAAACTCGTTCCAGAAGTGTATGATTCATCGGTTGTTATGAACTTTATCCCCACCTCTTCACACTTATATTCAAGCTGTATAACACATTTGATTTATATAACCCCAAATTTGATGTTGTTTTGTTATAATTTGCTGCTCAGTCCTAATTATTCTCATAAAAACCCATGTTTTTATTGTCCTCTTTCTTTATGAACAAACTTGCGAATGGTTCGACTCAACTCTTCATAACAATCCTTACAAAGATCACATTTTAAGAACTCGTCTATCGTGTCTATTTCGATATCGGGATAATCATGCATCTCGTCTAATTCTTTACCACAATGGTCGCAGTATATTTTAGTCTTTGTCATTATATGTTCTCTCTTAAAGTTTATCAAACTCATCATCTATTTCGTCAATATATGCACTAATGCACTTTTCAATTCTTCTGTATAATTCTAAAGGAAAGGCATTTGAAATATTGAATCTGGTTATATCTTCCGCGTGAGCATCTTCTACAACCAAACAGCGGCCTACCGCGATGTGCGCGTCTCCGTCGTTGGTATACGTACCTGAAATAACTAAACAACGCATTACACTAGCAAATTCAGATGCAGCTTCTCTCTGGTCGTTTAATTCTTGTGCTTTTTCAAATTTTTCTTGAGTCATTTTATAACCTCCGTCATTTATGTGTTTTTATTTTAACACAAATAAGAAAATTTGTCAACTGTTTTAAGCCATATTTTCGAAATAAAACAAACCTTTTATTTTTTTAATAAACCCTTACAATTCTCGGTTCGCTAAGATAATCGCAAACTAAATCACCGAAGAATTTTAATGCCATACCTTCTCTATAAACATCCGCGGTCGCTCCATTAAACCCAGTAACTTTAGTATAAGAAAAACTTTTATAAATAAAGCCACTATCAGGATCTTCCCAATAATTATCAAACCAATTTTGCAATTCATCGCTTATATCATAACCACAAGATTCAGATAACTCACAGCAGACATAACCTTCTATATAAGAAAGTTGATGATAATTAGTTCCGTTTTCGGTCCGTTCAGCAAGTTCGAAACACGCAGACGATAGATGCAATTGCGGGTTTTGTATTTCATAATTAAAATCCAACTCTTCAGCAGCAGTGGTAGACAAATCATACCGCTCTTTAAAAGTATCGATTATATCTTCGATTTCGATTGAGTTACTGTCTCCTACGTATAATCTTATAGTACAATTATGTTTTTTAGCAATCGAATTTAATTCTGAGAGCGTATTTACATGCGCGGTGGTAAAGCTTAAGATATTATTCATTTTAATAACTCCTTATGGTAAAATTGAAACAAGTCTATGCCTTATAGCCCTAAACCTCTTTTGATTCTATCTCTTTTGTCTAATTCGTAAAGAGATAGATCTCCAATTTTTCTATCTTCCAATAGCTCAAGTTCGTATGCTAGTTTACTTGTTTCCTGATTGTAGATCTCTTCTAATTCTTCCTGTTCAACGCTTAATTTGAGCTCTTTGACATACTTGTTATATTTATGTTCTGTAACAAAATAGTTTATAAGACCCAAACAAAGAGCCATTCCAAAGGAAGATACTGTTACTATCCAAGAATGTTGTATGCCTCCTGCAAGAAAAGCAATTGATATAAGGCAGACAAGTGCAAACGTGGATGTAAAGCCCTTTAAGAATTCGTTTTCAAACCAATACCTTTCCACCTCTCTTCTACACACCGTTCTTCCGTAATTTGTTTCTTTTTTATAATATTTATACATATTTTTACTCCGTAATGATTAATTTAAGAATTGTACTCCTTAGGGAGAACTACTGCATATTTTACTATATTTACTTCAAATGGCTTCTTGGGGTGGTTGAATATATACCCATCCTCATTAGTTAGAAATCCCCATGAACAAAGCTGATGCACTATATAATCATCTGGGCATGAGGATTCACCCATTTTTTCTTTGAACTTTTTAAGTTCAAATTTTTCTATTTCTGGTCTTATAGACAACATTGTTAAGCTATTTATCTCTTCTTGAAAAGGAAGTAATGGTTCCATAGGGAGATTGTTTAAAGAAGGGAAAGATAAATTTATGCTAATCAACCATGTTTCCAAAGGGAATCTTTCATCTTTAAAATTATTTCCCCCGATATTTTTGAACATACAAACTTCTTTGCCATACACATAATCCGATGTTTCTTTTACCACGGGTTTTCTGTTAATACAATAATTAAAAAGAGAGTCTTTAAGAGCATCTGATATTTTTTTCAACATCTCTGGAGTTACAGATAAGTCTATCATAAATTGTTTCCTTTGTCGTTCTCGACTTTTGGTATTTGAAGTTCTTCCATTATATTTCCTTCCATCCGTTTCTCTTTATTATTCTACGCATATTTTCTACCCCAACAGGGTTTTGTGAGTGAATATGAAAAGTAAAATATTTACCTAAATCAACTTGTTCAAGCCAATCGAGCAATTTTATATAGTCACCTCCATCACCTATATAACCTCCAGCATCGTGATCTATATTTAATTCTGGAAAGTCAGACATCATTGCCATATAAAGTACTCGGTTATTATTTTCTAAAGCACTTTTCTTAGACCCCTCTAATCTGGTAATTATATCTTTTGCTTCGTTCACCGACCTTACCCAAATATATCCTTCAGGTGCAGGTCTTACGTCATCTATCCAAAGTTTCATTTTATTCCTCCTTATATTCAGGCAATTCTGTCCAAGCGATTACATTTAATAAAGTTATTCTACTACCCATTGAAGCTATTTCAAAAAACTGCTTACCGCCAACTGGAGTGTCATCATAATAGTTAGCCATAAAGTAATCTTTATTTGTAGTGCAAAGCCATACTTTCTGCCCTTGGCGGGTCGGCAAATCGTTTTCAGATACTTTATGCCAAACAGGTTTAGTCCAACCCATGTCTATAAGTTCTTTTGCCATCTTGTTGTATTCAAATTCTATATAGGTTTGGTCTCCGTATCCGCAATCTTCTTGATATTCGTCGTAATCCACAACAAGACTTAGATTCCGTTCCATTTCTTTAATTAATTCTTCTTTCATATTTTCCTCCAAAATAAAACATGTGTTTTATTCCACAACCGGTATAATAGTTGGTGTTATTACTACACTCGATTCCTTAACAGATAATAAATCAATAGCATCAAGAATTGACTTAGCAAATTCTTCCGCCAGTTTCATTGTCTCTACATCTCTCCATCGGAATTCTTGTTCCCATGTGACAGTACGGTTAAGCCAGGAACCCTTTTCCACTCGATGCCAAATAATGTCGCAAGGAACATCAAAAGTCTTGCAGTAGCAAATCCCGTTGTATCGTATGCTTACGTCTATCGCTCGCTTACCTGGATTTGGATTTATTAATATTCTTCCACTTTTATATTTATAATCAAAAGCTCTCAGTGGAGCAGAAGATGTTCTGCCTTTATGCCACTCTTGATAATTTTTATATTCTACTTTATCTACTCTCATACTGTTTTCCTCATAAAACACGCGTTTTATTTTTCTCCTGCTCCAAGAAATTCGTTGTCATAGCCTAACCAAGTGAAACATGCTACAAACTTGTCGCCTTCAAAATATCCTAAAGAATAATAACACACAAAATCATCGTCTTCACATTTTTGATATAAGACATCACACTTTGCAGGAATTATAAGATCACCGTACCCAGAAAGGTTTAACTCGTAGTAATTGTTATTATAGCATGACTTATCTTTAAGGTGCGTCATGTATTTTGGATCTAACTCGAATTTGAACTCTATCATAAGTGAAAAACTACCTCCAACTTCAACTTACACTATTATTATATATTATAAATAGTATTTTGTCAACTGTTTTGAGGTAGTTTTTAAAAATTTTTTAATTTATTTTTATAAAAGAATAGTTTTATTTAATCTGCAGCGGGATCGACAACGCCTTCGGTCACGGTAAATTCTTTCCCACATTCCAAACACCTACAAACCGTGGTGGCTTTGTTTTTATCAGGATTTATATTTACCCCGTTTTCATAAATGGGCGGATAATAGCACATTGTCGAAAAAGAATGTTTTTCTGCATATTTTGAAGCACCACAATAAGGACATTTTATCATATTTTCTCTCCTTTATAAAAGAATGTTTTTATTTACATATTCATTATAATTACTTTGCTTTCGTTCCCGAAGACGTTTTTAACTCTAATTTCTTTGAATACCTTTTGAGACCAATGCTCTTTGGGCCGCCAACTTTTCGGTGCGTCTTCTTTAACAATATCGACTAAGAATCTTCGAGGTATCGCTTGTAAAAATCCCATTACGATTCCCTCGTTTTCTTCAAATGAAGTCGCTCTATATCTTAAAGCTATGCTTTGAGCGTTATTCTTCTCATATGGATTATTTGCAAGTAATTTCCAAATCGTTTCCTCGCCAAAATAATTTTGAATCATTTTTATACCTCATTATTTTTCTGTTTATCTATCCAGTTTTTATAATCTTCTACAACTAAATCAAAACATTTTTTAGCGAAATTGACCCTAAAATAAAGGTCGTCGTAGCCTAAACTAAAAAGAGAAATATATACTGCTTCGTTATCTTTATACAGCATCCTATCAAAATAGGTGCCCCAGATCTCCTGATAACAAAGACTTCTTCTATAGTAATCAAGATGATCTATATAATATTTAAGGTTATCATCATCCTGAATTTCATTTATCTGTTCAGGCGTAAGTTTTTTGCACTTTTCTACGATGGGTGTTAAAAATTCTAACTCTTTCCAGTCTTCGAAATCATAGTCTTGATCTGTTGAGTTCTGAAAATAAATCGTAGTGTCAAATAAATCATAAAGAGAATTTGGAACCCCAAATATACAGAGAGTTTCTTGCTCTTTAAGATAGAACCATCTATAACAAAAAATCTTGCTTACCCAGTTTTCTTGTTCCGACTTATCTTTTTCGGGGTAATCTTCCCATGAGGATAGGTTTTTTGAATTAATTACTCTAGAAGCAGGAGAATAATGAAAATTTTGTTTCGCAATTTCATCAGATGTTTCTTTTACCTGGTTTTTCATAGTAACAAAAAATTCTTGGATATCTTGCGCTGGAATTTTCTTAAAACTAATATAACAACTGTAACTCATATAATCTCCTAATAAAATTTCACTTTTATATCTTTTTTTCGAAATAGTTTACGCCATTAACAAGCTCTTCCTTAGTTAAAGCCCAAGTTTTACCATAGTCATCTATGTGATAAGTATTGGCATCGGGACCTGGCCAGCCCCAAACGTAATAAAGATGATTATAATAAAGCTGCGAATCAAACGGTTTTATATGGATAATTTCAACATGCGGTTTGTTTGTGTATTCTCCTCCATACATTGTCCCATAAAACCCCTTTACAAATGCTGTTTGAAGTTTAATCTTTTGAGAATCGGATAGAGACCAGTCGGTTATGTTATTCACTAAATTATTAAAGGCATCAATTTTATAGTTGTTTTTCTCGCAAAATTTTTCATAAAATTCCAAGGGATTGTCGGACCATGTTTCGTTGCGATCTTCATAAAACCATTCTCCTCCAAACCCATCGGAAAACGACTCTGCACTAATTGGGGAAAACGAATCTTTGTTGTATTTAGAAATACGATTTCTTTTATCTACAACACAAAGTGTTTCACCCAAGGCGTTAAATTTCTTTTGCGCCAATTGTTCCCTCATTTTCTGTTCTTCTTTAAGTCTTATTCTTTCTGCGTCTTCTTCGGTCCAAAGTTTCATTTTTACCTCTTTTATAAAATTACTTTTTTATTTAGATTGTTTTAACAATCCGTCATAATATTTAACCAAATCCCTAGCTTGTTTGCTTTCCTTTTGAGCGCTCTTTAATAGCTCCCTAACAGAGTGTCTGCCGTATTGCTTCCAAATTATTTTGTTTGTACGTAAATCTACGATAAAACCACATTCCACCGTTGTTAAATCCGAGGCGTCAACCCAGCAAAACAATTTTCTTTTAAGGGAGTCCAAAAATTGTTCCGATCCTGTGGTAGCTACAACACATCCGCGTAATATAGCAACCAAATAAGCATCGCCATCTCTATATGGTTTATCATCTGAATAAATAAAATTTTCTTCCCACTCCGGGCTATATGGTAATCCATTGTCGATATAAAAATCCTTTATACTGATTTTGGTTTTATATTTTTCAGCCTCTTTCTCGTTTTCTTTGAGGGTTTGTATTAAAACCATTCGCTCCTCAGGTGTCATTTTTTTTATTCTATCTATTTCATTCATTCCATAAAGCTGACTCATTTATTGTTTTCTCCATAATGAAATTAACATTTTTTTATTATGCCCTCTTCGAGCATATAATCAAAAATCTCTTTATCGATTTCTCTTGCCTCGTCGGGATAAAAACTATATACATCTGTCCAGCCTTCGATGTAAAACCCCTTAACCTTTGTTATGTAAAACGCACAATCAGCGCCTGTTTTTATTTCGCAGCCGAGAGAACGAAGATAGTCTATACAAGAAATATCTCTTAATCCATCTACAAAAGTAATTTTTGTTTTAGGTGTATAGTGCTGTTGTATAGTTGGTCCAAAGTGTTTATAAACTTCAGGCCTGGCATTTACAACTTCTGGCTCAGCGAGTTTTGCCGCAAAGTATTTAATCTTTTCATCCATATGAAATTAACCTTTTATTTCTTCTTTGCCAACTGCTTCTGCAGCGGGATTCCACGTAATATCCGCCATTGTTAAAACTCGACAGTTCTCAATGTGTGGATTGAGTATTTTATGATCGGAGGCATATTTATATGCCGTCTCTTTGCTGTCAAAAACCCTATGTGTAAACAACGGTGTTTGCCCATCGTTATCAAATAACACAGATACTTTCATGTTTCACCTTATAAAACTAAACTTTTATTTTCTCGTTTTCAGCATTCCTAAATATTTCCATGGCCCTACAAACATCGTTAACATTCTGAGTGTCTATTAACGCTTGGATATTTTCCTTAGCATAGTCTATAACGGTTTCTCTTATCTTTTTATTAGAATATTTTTTATCGCTATAAACTACATAAAAAAGGCGTTTCTCTATAAAACTGCAACCCCATCCACCTCCTTGTTTTGAAACACAAGGGGTTATTTTTATCCACGTATCATCATCGTTAACCGAAACGCGTTTGTTTTTAGGATCAAACGTAATACAAAAGACTACTTCTGTCTTATAATATTTCATTTTTTCACGCCAATGATCATATGTATTAAGTTCGCGGATATAGCATCTGGGATCCTCTGTATCAATCCAGTCCTCTGCGATTTGTTTGTCAAGAAAAACCTTTTCGATAATCTCTCTGTCTTCTAAACGAGACACCGACTCGTTTCTCATTGCTAAATAAACTTTCATAAACAACTGCCTTATAAAACTAATTTTTCATTTCTTTATTGCATTGAGCCTCGATTAAATCATCAGGGATTCCCTTTCCCGCCAAGACACTTTCTCTTATTTTGCCCATCAACTCAGAATCTTCGTCTGAATAGAAGCGCCAAGTTTGTTTTGTAGCGTCTAGGCCAGTCATTTTTTTATAATCTTCTAAACTCGTAAAACACATAAGGTTATAAAGGTTTTGCACATATTTACCTGTTTGGGGATCTATGTTATACATAATAAGCTCTAATTTTATTTTATCAACATCCTGTTCTTCGTTTTTTGTGACAGGGTCGTCCGCACCTACTATTACGCCACAATCACCACGATCAAAATGAACGACATACTGATTTTTTTTATTTATAGCGACTATTACACCCACTCCATCCAAATATTCTGCGGCACGTGGGTATTCATGCTCACTATGTATCATCATCTTTTCAATTTTAACAACCGTACCTATTTTAAACATATTTTGCACCTCGATAAAACTAGATTTCATTGTGCTATTAATTCTAATAATTTATTATAGAAGTCGGTCAAGATATTATAGTGTTCCGAGGGCTCACACCCCTCTAATACCGAACAATAATCTTTGACCCCTTTGATAGTAGGACCTTTGGAAGTCTCAAAAGGGTGAAAAAAATAATGTCTTATTCTCAAGTCGGCTATAACAAGCGCTAAATCTATCGGGTCGTATATTTCAGACGCCTTTTTTGGTCCCATTTCAAGAATTGCATCGATATCATATTTTACAATTTTTCCCGCTACAGAAGTGCTTTCTATAATTCCAAATTTAATATCATTCATAAGTCCGCCCCTTCTATAAAACTAGATTTTTATTTACCAGATAAAATCCAGTTCGTCTCGATTATTTATTTTATCGAGCTCCTCTTGTGTCGCATATCTAATAAACTCCAAATCCGAATCAGAAATCCAGGCAAAACCTCCACGCCCGTCGATACCCGTCAACATACAAGACCCGCCATTTTGATGATCTATTATATATTCTTTATCGACTTTAGCCAAACCATTATTTATAAATTCGGTATTCGGTTTAACTTTGACGACATTAACATTACCAGTAAATTTATAAACCTTTTTAAAATGAGGTAATTTACCAATTAAATTACACCCATCAACGTATCCAATAACCCACCACGTTCTTTCTTTGGTGGATGAAGCCATTAAGGTTTGACCAGTTTCTCCATAAGCGAAAACATCTCCATCACCAAGATAAGATTTCACTTTTTTGTTTGACAACAGCTCTTCTAAAGAATTTGCTTCTATTGCAAACGGTTTTGTATCAGCCCAACTAGGAATATGTTGTATTAGTTTTATCATTTTGCCACCTTTTTATAAAATCAAGTTTTCATTCACTCTTGGCATTTTGCTAGATCACGATATTTGACCTTAACGATAATTCTGTTGCCCTGAGCATCCAACAGTCTAACATTCGGCACACATACAAACCCTTCTTTTTCGGTAGGCCTATCTTCTGTGGCGTATTTACTCATATCTTTGATGCCCATTTTGATATTGTCTTTGACTTTATCAATAAGTCGTGTCAAACTTCCGACCTCGAAGAATTCAACTGTTTCTACACCAAAATAATCGAATATATCCTTGATAACTCTCTTGTCGAGATACATTCCGTTTATCATGACGTCAAAACCAATAAGTCTTTCCGAACCGCCATAAACGCCACCCTGTATTTTACCACCGTAACACTCCATAAAAAGCATTACTTCTTTATTTCCGAAGTTTTGTTCAAAGATAACCTCGCTCTCCCCGAAGGTTTTTTGTAGAAGCTCTTCAACCTCTTTGGGTAATTGGCTCTTGTCGGTTCTTCCACTCCACGAAACTCTGTGTCCGTCATATTCCACCCTAGTACTCATTCCGTCAACTTTTTCGCTTGCCAACCACGATAAATTTTTTAAATAATCTATTTCGGGAGTTGTTATTTCATTTGTGTATTTTTTGGTTATTCCATCAAATTTATAAAGTGTATTTATTTTCTGATATTCTTTCATAAGACCTCCAAATAAAACGATGTTTTTATCTTACTTCAAACTTCTTCGCAAGGTTCCGATAATATTCGATCCTTGCTTTTAACTCGTAGTCCTCTCCGCCACCCTCGCAGGATTTGATATACTCAACCTCCCAATCGTGGATAGCTAAGAGGATACATGCGTTAACCTTTTGACTTTCTAATTCGGTTAGTTCAACCGTTTTCATAAAGCACCTCCAAACCTTTAATTTTCTTTATTATAACACGCCTGACACGATCTGTCAAGCGTTTTACACCCATAAATTAAATTATTTTTCGGATAATTTCTTTTTTGCTTCGGAGTGGGTAAGGAACGTGTCGTGATATAAATACCCAAAATCTTTATTGCTTTGCCCATCGTCCCAATAAACTATAATGCGTTCTCTCGAATCTATTCTTGTAACAATGTGATTATAGGCTTGCATGCCTTTTTATTGGCCTCATAAACCATATCACCTATATTTACAAGTATATCTGGATCTATTTTCACTTAATCTTTCCTCCCCACTGTAAACAACCAAGCAAATATTCCTGTTATGGTAAATAACGGAGCTAAGGCTAACCCTAAAATCCAGTAAATTATACAACCCACCCAATTCATGCGTGTCATTTTATGTAAAGTTGCAGGTGATATCATATAAGCATATTTGTTAAGTTTATCAAAAAACCAGCTTACATAAACAAAATGTAGCAAGACCGAAAAAGCACAACAAATTAAGACTATTAGTATAATTTCATTCACTGCCATAACTTATATTTCTCCATGTTTCGTTCTATATATTTTCCAAGGCGCCTCTCCATTATAATCATCAAGTTCCGCAACCCAAACCTCTTCACCGCACTCTTTGCAGAAAGCCAATTTCTTCTTATAATGTATATCTTCGCCTTTTATGGGGAAAACATCGTCGACTTCTTTTACTGCATAATCTACAAATTTTCTACAATTTGTACATATTGCTTGGTTCATTTCTCTTCTCCTTTAAGCTCTGCAAGTTTCTTTTCGGCTTCGGGACGGGTAAAAAATACTCTATCTCCTAAAAGTGAAACAGCAGGACTTCCAAATGGCAAGATAAACCTTAGCCCTAACCCATCGCCGTAGTCAGAAAAGCCCTTAACCACACTTGCAACCATAGTATATTCCGCTGTCCAATCTTCTTTGCGTATTGTATAAACAATAGTTCCTACCTTGCACGGAAACCTTTTTATCAAGCCTTGTTCTTCACCGTTAAAAATTTCCTCGCAATCTTCTACTATCTCATTGATTAGATCTATTTCGTGTTTATGTCCGTCTGTAATATGATAAACTGGTTCGTGTGTTAAGTTGTGTTGCTTTAAGATTGCTATGTTATTCTTTAATCTCTCGTTCATAATTTATTCCTTATGCTCTTCGTTCAACCAAATAACAAAATCTTCGACCGCTTTATCATCGTCTTCATAGAAAACTTCCTCTTTAACAGTTTGCATTTCTCCGAAAAATCCTTCACGCTGATAAGTTTCGTATCGCCTGTTAAACGGATTTGTGTATCTATCAACCCACCCATAATCATCAGAACAAGTCGGATTATTCTCAAGAAAAGTGTGGGCAAATATTTCATCACTCATATTTGCAAGTTTATTCATTAACCATTCTCTGTTAGTCATATTTAAACCTCAAATTCTTCTTCAATAACTACCTTTTTCAAACACTGCCTGCAAAAATAAACCTTATCCCCTTTCTTAAGGTTTTGTTCGGGTACATCTTCACGCAACACCCCGTAAAAATTTACTTTATTTTCGTCCTTCTTTACAATATCTTTGCCGCAACTAAAACATTTTGTTTTTAACATGTTTACACCTTCATTGATAAAATTGTTATTTTATTTCTATAGAATCAAGTTCTGATATAGGCATCCAACCAATAACTTCATCTAATTTATAATATCCACAACCGTCGTCCAGGAAAATAAGTATATTGTCTTTTATTTGTAGCGTACCTATTTGATACCCTTCATACAAAACCCTATTCCCTGGTCCGCCATAATAACTATATTTAAAAACAACCTGTTGTTTATTATCTTTAGGTAATTCTTTCTTCGGATCTCTAAAATACATAATTACTCCTTATCTTTATATTCTTCGCGCCAAGTTAAATATTTTCTAAGTACGTTAAACTGTTCTTCTGTCAGGGTAAAACCATAATCTGAAAAACCTTCCGACCTAATAATAAACTGTGCTTCGGATTCAGTCAGTTTCTCGTCGTCGTAAATAAAGAAATATTTTTCGCCCGTTCTTCGTTTATATTCAATCTGTCTTAACATAATTACTCCTTATCTTCATTTCGTTGAGCGTAGAAAGAAGCAATAATAGATTTCGCTGCAAGTATTCCTTCTCTATATGCTCCTTTCTCTTTAGGGCCTGTAAACGCATTCCAACCTATTTTTAAGTTTAGTAAAGCGTTTGGAGAAATTTTATTGGAAAGCAGTTCTTGTAATTCTTTATATTCTTGTTCTGACATTCTCATAACTATTCCCTAATAAACCTTTTATTTTATCATGTGTTCCCAACTTATCTCTATACTATTAGTATAATAACCTACAAATGTTGCATATCCTAATTTTTCAAAGGCTTTAGCCATATATTCTAAATCATCGAGTGTGATAGAAGTAAAAAGACTAAAACGTATTTTAATATTAGAGTATCCCTTTTGCGCTGCTCTTTTAATATCCCTTTCAATCTTTTCCATCTTTTTAGACATCTTACATTCGTACTTTTCTTTACGATGGGTATCTTTATAATTCTCTTTAACCATTTCTTCCATTGTCTGCATATAAGAACCTCTTAATACCAGCTGATAATCTCTTTAGAGAAATACATAGCTCCGTTTTTAATTTCGTCGAGTTCTATAATTTCACTTTCACAATGTCTCTCATTACCTGGATCCAAGTCGTCTACGGCTTTAGTTAATTCTTCCAAAGTTACTTCTTTATCCTCTAAAAAATATTTCATAATAAGAACCTCTTTTTATTTATATGTGCTCAATGAATCTCTAACGCCTTTAATATCAAGTTGCAAAGAATTTAATGTTTGAAAAATATCTTGCAAAGGTATTATCTCAAAGGTGTCAGCACTATCTCCATTGTCCTTCCAACAAATCATAAACTTAAATGATGGGTTAGCATATTGATCAAACATCGGTAATAAACAACAAGGGTTATTTTCCAATTCAAAGTTATACTTCTTTTTAATGGTGGCAACGAGAGGTAAGAAATCGGATTTATTTTTAACTTCGTAAATCATTGGCTTAAAAGTACCGTAGGCGAAAAGATTGCTTAAAGTCTCACATTCTATTAGTCTTCCAATCTCAAAACTCTTTAAATCACCTTTTAATTTTAAGGCGTTTTCGTAATCTTCAACTAATCTTTTATTTTTACTCTGCAGTTTTCCGTCTTCTGACTCGTAAAGAATCTCTTCAATTACCTTAGTGCTTTTAATTTCTTTCATAATAAACCTCTTGTTTTATTTTAACTAAATAAATCCTTAAACCCTTCTTTCGTTGTAAACAGCCTCACGATCCCAACAACAACCAACCCAACGATAAACACTATTGTTGAAGCCGGAAGTAATAATAAATCAACTATGGAGCTTAAGATTTTGCCCAGTAAACTTATTCCATCGCTTTGAAACGCTGCTAAAGAACATTTAATAAAGAAACAAAACGGCTTACGATAATTGTCTCCCACTGCAAACCAAAGTGCTGAAAAAACTCCTACAACTTGTATTGCCACACAAATAGCTATTAAAATTTTCACCCATTCACTCATCGAAGCACCTCGCAAATTTATTTTACACCCTTATTATAACAAAACAGTTGAACATTGTCAACTGTTTTAAACCATTTTTTAAAAAATATTTTTACTTTTTCAAATCTTGTATTTTTTTAGGGTGATAACTACCTGCATGTTTAACATTTACTTGATAGATTTCAGCCGTAGGAAATTTTTTTATCAAATCTTCTAGTTGCAATATTTTCCCATTTTCAAAGAGATTACACGCATCTTTTCCAATTTTACCACAGATAGAACAATAATAATAAGGGCGAGAAAATACCGCACCATGTTGTAAAGTATAAACAACAATTACCACTTTATCATACTGATGTTTATGTTTCGATTTTACCTCAGATTTAGAAACGCTTGATTCTTTCTTCTTCCTGTAAGGAATTTCTTCTTTTTCTTCAAATTGCATCGCCGCCACCTCTTGATAAAACTGTAATTTTATTTCCTGTCATCAGACTTACTACCGCTTTATACCAACTGCTTCCTAAACCATTGTTTAAGAACTTCTACTTTTATATTGTCTAGTTTTCGATATGGTTCTGGATTAAATTCGCACTCGTGTTTTTCGACAAAATCACACTTTATTTGCTTTGTGTTCGTATCAAACTCAGTTGCCAACTCCTTTGCCTCTACAAGAGAATATTTATTCAGCTTCGCATCTTGCATCATTTTAAGAAGCCTCGGACTATGCATTGTGAGACATTTTTTAAAGGGTATACCACTGATATAATTTTTAAGAAATTCATTAATGCGAATTATATGATGAAGTTGCTTTCCATCATAGCCGTATTTTTCTATCTTGTCAATAATTGTTGGGTAAGGATGGGTAAGCGCTTTAAGTTTTTCCATGCTCATACCCGCCATTGTTTTAACAGTTTGCGCCCGGTGACAGTGAACAAGATCTTCTGCCAACCCTCGAATTTCCATCCAAAAATCACGATATTCATCTGGCAGCATAAAATAATCAGAAAATAAAATTTCTACGAAATTTACGTTTTGTTTTTTAAAAGTATCAAACATAATTCGCATATCTTTTAAGTCAATGTGTTCATTGTTTGCTCGAACGTGAGTGGTTGATATTGGCTGATATCCTTTGCAAAAACTATCAAAAGATGGTAACAGGATGGCCTTGGTATCGACATCACTCTTGTATTCGTCGGTATACAAATCCAAATTATAATTCTGACTTCCTTGTACGACTACACAAAACACTTCGTGACCAAAGCCTAGTGCCTCATTGTAATGCTCTTCTAGTTTTGAATAAATGTATCTATCTCTATCATCCATACTTGGTAACCTCTCGTTCGATAAATTCTTTTATCGGTTTAATTGTAAATGTCTTACCGTTTGGCGTTGCCCAGACTTTATTAAATATCATCGTCTATCTCTTTAATTTCAAACAGTTCCCACATTTCGTCGTTTGACATCGCGGGGTCGCAATGGTTTGCCGTTCTCCAAATCGTCTCATTCTCAGCTGAGTCTATAATTTCTTCTAACCCATCAACATGAGCCCCGAAAGACTCCCCGTCCCAAAAAGCGCCAGAAGCTTTTATTTCTACAAAAATCTGCGCATAATTGCCAACTTTTGAGATGATGATGCTTTCATCTATAGAATAAGGTTCTTCTTCCCACTCGTCCTCGTAATAGTTGTTCCATTCGTTTCCATCTCTTTCAAACCCCTCATCTCTTAACAGAACATTAAGGTAATAAAGAGATCCCGAATAGTTGTATACGCAGCTAAAACTAAACTTACAATTTTTCTTTTCCATAAAGAAACCCTTCTCGATTTTGGTTTTGCCGATGTCATCCAAACCAAATTACACATAGATTATAACACATAAAAAAAATACTGTCAAGCGTTTTTGACAGTATTTTTTAAAAAATTTTCAAAATGAATTCAGAATTTTATTCTTTTGACCCAATGGTTGACCCAGTCGACCAAATGAATTTCAGTTTTATTCTTTGGGTTCCTTCTTATTATCACAACACTCAGGCCAAATCCAATGCTCTAGGTCATCTATATATAATCTATACCTAGTATAACAAACACAATTTTTGTCAAGACTGGGGGCGAATACCTTGGAACTTGTGATGGTGTAATACTCGTGTTTATATCCTAAGAAATTCGAAGGATTATCAGCCCCGTCGCCAAAAAGTTTAATAGCAACCTCGAAAGTTTTATCTTCCGCTGTTTCAAACTCCTCATAATAAAGCGGTAGATCGAACTCAATAACATCACGGATTGCGCCTTCTGCGTTAACGGTGTAGTGATTGTAGTTCGCAACGTCTTTATATTCTTTACCTTTAAATGTTAAAATCGGCGCCATTGCATAGAATTTCACATTTTCTTTTTTTGCTTCTTCTTTCATATTTACTCCTTTTTGGTTAATAAAAACCATATTTTATTTATTTGGCACCTCTTCGTCCCACATATGGTCAACAATGTGTTCAAATGTATCCATAATTACAAAGTAATCTCTTAATACGTCGCGATACTCGATATCCTCATCTGCATTGTCTCCTGCACAGATGCTTGAGTAAAGTGCATTTATATCAAAATTCTTATCTTTTGCGTAATCAAATTTCTCAAGAATCCCGATGAGTTTGTAAATATTACGCATATCTAGAAATAAATTGTCCATTTCTTCTTTTTGTTTAAAAACTTGTTTGTATGTCATAATTTATTCTCCTTATTTCTGCAACCCATACATAATGATCGGTGCACCATCTTGATATACAAGAGACCCCAAGGTATTAAAATCTATCCAATCTCTCGCTTCATCTTCGGTCCAACCCTCTTCTTCCATCGCCGCTTCAACCATCAAGTCATAATCATATATAACACGGTCATCATGGCTCACGCCAATTATAGCCTTGTCGAAAGAAGGATTTTCGAAGATAACTAAATCTTCATATCCGTTGTCGCACAAAATTTCTCTGTTTGTCATGTGTCTACTCCTTTGGAATACCGCTTCTTATCTCGTTGATAAAAGATTTCATAGGCGTGTCTTCATTATCGAAATAATGTTCGCGATCGAAATAACGATAGTATACGTATTCTACAATAGTCTTAGAGAATGCGCCTACTATAAAATTATTTTCTATAAAACTTATCACGATAAAACTATCACAGTTTTCAAAATCGCAATCGGGGAAAAACATTTCGTCTCTCCCTTTTACTTTAATACATACGCCATTCATCATAATAAAGTCTCCGTTTTATTCTGCTTTTAATTTCGATATGATGGTCTCAAATTCGTCGTTTGTTTCGATTTCCTTCCCCGTTGTCATTGTGATATATGTGCACTTTCCGCCAAAGGTCATTATTTCTTCTATCGAAACTATTTCATTTTTATTTACAAAAATCGAATGCCCATCACTTTTACGTATCATCAAAAAATTCATATTCTCCTCCTTATAAAATCGAAGTTTTATTAACGCCTATCTTCTTGGATTATTTCGTTTAATGCCTCAATCTCGTATTCACATTCAAGAAAACGTTGACCGCTTTTTTCATGATTATATTTTAGTTGATATAGCGCATTTCTAATCTTTAAAAGATCGGGTAAAAGTTTATCGTCGACTCTATTATGTAATTCTTCAAGTCGGTCTAAAAAAGCTTGTTTATTCATACACCCTTCGTTATCATAATATCTTCTCATATATTATATCCTCTCATAAAATGGAAGTTTTATTCTTCTCCCGCATAAATCTTTGCGAGCTTTATAAACTTCTTCTGAAGCCTTTTAGCAAAGTTTTCTTGTGTATCGGTACATCCACAGTAGTATCTAATCGGGAAAGTATTTGAGCTGTCGAACTCTATGTCTGCTCTTTCGTTAAAATCAGGCCCGTATTTACTTCTATTTTGAGAGACAAGTTCAATAGAATACCCCGTAGGATTCCAATATGTGCCTTTGGGGAACCCGCCGACACAAGCGTCCATAAAATCCATAAGACTCTCATTGTCCCGAAGATAGGCATGCACACCGCCCTTCGCCTTGATGACATCTTTGCTATAGGCGATAAATTCCTCTATCGTGTATTTGCCTTGCTTCATTTGGACACAATAATTGTTTTTCGGGCAATGCATATAATCACACTTCTCACAATCGCATTTGGTAAAATTGATTGTCCTTCCGATGTCAAATTTCTGATTTTTAACAGGTTCCCATTTCGTTTTCATATTATACCCTCTTTCAATATAAGTCTTTATAAAAAATAAGATTCATAACAGAACCTACTACACACCCCACACCCGCGGCAACCACGCATGCAACAGGCAAAGTAAATAAATCAAACACATATTGCATAATCGCCCCGAAGGCTATCCCGAGTACTCCCAAAATAAACACAATTATTAAAAACAACTTCATTTTCGTCTCATACCTCTTCTTTTCTCTCCGCTTCACGACAAGTATCCGTATAATCTACAGGATACCAATAACCTATATCGTCCTGGGTAAGTAATTTTCCGAACTTTTGAGCTTTTAATCCGCAACTAAATCTCCAATCATTAGATTTTTTGAGCGCCCACTTACACTCCCCGCAAGGAATAACGTTCTTAAAATTATCTACCTCTTCTGTCAGCTCCTTTAGACACTTTTTACAAAGAGGGATTTTAATGCTCCCAACTTTGCAATCAATACTTAATTCTGCATAAGTGGGAGCCCCACAAACGCAGCGTTCTTCTGAATCATAGTCTTTTAATTTGAGTGTTATCATTATGTCTCCTATGATGAAATCACACTTTTATTTGGTGGGAAAGCAGGAAGTTGAATCCTGTCTTAGAGAGCCACAATCTCTCGTGCTACCGTTACACTACATTCCCCATATGGCAGGCGGTAGTTGTTCTGCCCAACCGTACTCGGAGTCAAAGTCCGATGCACTACTATTGTGCTAACCGCCTATTTCCAACTGCCGTGAATTTCTCAGCAGTTGATTGAACGCAGACTGGATGATCTTACCCTCTGGATTATTTCGCCCTACTCGATAAGTCTTTATAACCCAGCTGCGCATATACTTTAACTCTTCCCCTCGTCACCACATGCAACTTTACGACGAGTCATTTTCCAACTTCCTTTCTCACGGTGTATCGCTTTTCGGAGTCGCTCATTCCTTAATTGCACCGAATAGGTTGGCTGTGGCACCTCTCTATCTTCTCAGACCTGTTATGAGGTGAGTTAAAAACTTAATAAAATCCGTTATCTCTTTTAAATATCTTCTCTCGGATTTAACCAATGACCCGCCTTTATGTACCACATTATATGAAGCAATGGCTCGTCATACTTATCATAAGTAACTTTACCGTGCCAAATTCTAAAAATGGGTTTCAAATAATATGTTCTATCCGAATTGTTAAACCCTATTTCGCAAATTCTTGAGAATGAGTATTCATCTTTGGCCGCTTCTGCTTTAAGTACATCATACGCTTCTTCAAATTCGTCTGCTTTAAAAAGATAATAATCTTCCAATGCTCCGAATTTGCCTGATATTAAAACGACATAGGAGAAATTTGGTTGATCGGTTCTTTCTTTTAATTTAGTATATTGAATAAAGTCCACAACACACCTCTCTCATGCTTACAAATAAAATTCGTATTTTATTTTGATGAAAAATATACCCCTACTAGACTAGACTCGGTAATCGGGAATCCATCATCATCCAACACCCTCTCATCCACAACCTGTGAAAACAAGGCTATAAACGAACCGTTATCTGCTTCGATGATCTTCTGTTTTTCTTTGCCGTTGCCGTTTTTATAAGTCAATACAAGTTTGCTCATGTCTATCACCTCGCCGATCTACATTTTTATTATAGCAAAACGCTCGACAGACGTCAAGCGTTTTAACCATATTTTTTAAAAAAATTTTAAGACGTTAAATTAAATGTCGTCAAGATCAATTAGTTCATCGACTCTATAATCGTTCATTATCATACGATAATTGAATTTACGACCAAACCAACCCTGGTCTAATGTTCCATATGCTGCAAGAGAAGCGTCGTCAGGAATAAACTCCCAATCATTAGAATTCCATTTGATAAACAGCATATAAGGCGTGGTTATCTTAGTATGTCTTCCATTACTCATCGAACCAACCTCATATTCTGTTACGTCTTCTATCATTACCGTAATTGGCGCAAAACCCTGCCCTGATATTTTGTTTAATTGTTTAAGCCAATCTATTAACTCTTTATTGATTTGTCTTTGCGATAACTGTATATCAACCGTCACATGCTGTTCAAACTCCACATCCGCGAGTTGTTCGGCAATTCTTTTTTCAAATTTTTCCTTGTTTCTTTTAGGCATCGTAAAGCCAGCGGCGTTACTATGTCCCATAGCCTTGGCGTATCTTGTTTTATTAATTATCTTAGAAAAATCTTCTATGCCAGCGGCCCTAATTGACCCGCTATAAACTTCTTCGCCAGAGGGATCTATACTTTCTTTCGTCATTATAATGGGTTTTTGGAATTGGCCCAAAGCTTTATTTGCCAGCAACCCACTGATACCATCCGACTCATCAAGAACAAAGAACATTACTTTATTATTCTTTTGCTGTTCTGCTTGTTTTTCAATTTGAGAATAGGCCTCATCAACTTTTTGATTTTGCTTTTCTCGACACGTTTTCAATATCTCTATCAAGGTGTTTATTTCGGCTTCATCGTCTGATAAAAATAACTTTAAAGCATCCCAGTTTTGATTCATACGGTTTGCGGCATTAACCAACGGGGCAATTCCAAAAGAAACAGAGGTTGAATTCATCTCATAACCACCATTAATCTTTTTAATTGCTATATTGTTTAAGTTATCGAATCCCGTTTTGCAAATATATCTGTTTTCAAGCGAATCAGTCCCAACAGACATCATATCTGCACAAATACCACAGGCTGCCAAATCATAATATTGTTCCGCATAATGTGTTCCAATAAGGGAGTCTATATATAAACAAAACTTTAACGCTACTCCCGCTCCACACAAATGTGGATTTGGATATTCGTTCATAGAACTGACCAAATGTATTTCTTTTTGCATGGCTAATACATTTGGAACCAAATCATGATGATCAAGAACAATTATTTCCGATCCAATATTCAGCAATTCATCGTATAATACCGTATCGGTTTGTATTGAGTCAACAATAATAACGATGTCATATTTCTTCTCAAAGCACGGCGCTGTCGACATCAAACCATGCGCCTTACCATCATTTATATATGGCGTAAGCAAGTCTTTATTAACAAAATGAGACAAATAACGCATTATTATTGTCCCCGAAGTAATACCGTCTACTCAAACATCCGTGTCGTAATATACAAAAAAGCTTTGCTGATTTTGTATACCTTCTACGACACGGAAAGCGCCCTCCTTTATGTTTTTAAAGTCCTCAAACGGCACCATATCTTCTTCAACAGGACACAAAAATCTATTTAAGTTCATTATGTCACGCGATTTTAAAATTTCATTTTCTATCTTATTTAACGACCATTTTCGGCCATCGAGTTTTGCTTTCCAAATCTTCTGCATGTCAAATTTCTCCTTGCAATTGCTGTTTAATCAATATATATTTGTTGTATTTTCTATCTAAATAAACCGTTGCGTCTTCATACAAGAAATTTAATATTCTCATTGCTTGCTGGATTCCGCAAAAGGCCAACGATCTATAACAGCCATCTCTGTCTGGGTGTCTTTGTTTTATTTTATGTTTATTATATGTTATTATATTGTTTTCATATAAATATTTTTCTATGCTTTTTAAAATTTGTGGACAAGCACCAAAAACAACATTTAATTTAGTAACGCTTTTTGAGTATTTTTCATCAAAGCATTCATAAATAGTAAAACTTCCATCTGCATCTAATAAACCACGCATAAAATCTTTAAAAAATTTTTGAGGAACACATCTTAGTAAATTTGTTGCATTCTCTCTATGCGGGACAAGCCCGTATTGATTTCGCAGAACATCTATTAAATAACTATCAACAATAACAATTCTACTCTCTACACATTTATCGTTAAAACTCGTATTACTTTTAAAAAAATTAATAGCATAATTCCCAGCAATTGCTTGATTAAATTTTTCCAAGTGTCTGTAATCTTCGAGTTTAAGCGATAATTTTAAATTTTTTTCTGTAATTTTATTATTTCTAATTCGGACACACGTAGAGCCATCGGCCCATATAAAACCTATCCAATAAGCCTTTTCCTCGCTATCAATTTCATCAAAATAATGATTATTGAAACGTGTGTTTATTTTTTCGCCCTTAGGTCTCAATAATGCTTCATTTTTTAAGCCGGCAAGAATACGATCATTCATGGTTTTTTCAGAAATTCCTATAGATTTAGCCCACTCAACAGCTTTTTTCTCTATTCCATCAACAGAAATATACCAGGCGTTCGACTTGTTTTTGCGGTAAACTCTCGTTTCCAATAATTTATGCCTCCTTAAAGCATCTTAACAATTGATTGTTTATTATATTTTCATACTCATCTCTACCCATATCGGTGGGAGAGTTCTTTGTCCCTTTCAAAGCAGGGTTTTTAGTGTAATCCCAGTAAAAAATTTCGACCTCTTGGAACCCCATGTTTTTCTTCAATAAATTAATATTTCTCTCTGTTTGCGCCAAATCAAGCCCTTCGTCTAAAGCGAAAATTATTTTTTGAGGATTTAATTGCAATATTAACCGTGCTTGTTTCGGTGAGAGAGAGTTACTCCCCAGTGCGACCACGTTCTTAACGCCGAAAGAATGCGCTTGCATAACCATTTTTTCAGATTCGCCAATTACCACAGTTTGCCCAAATAAATATTGATAATTTTGATAATAACCATATAAGTATTTTGAAGCAGAACATTCATGAAGATATAAATATTTTGGTATATATTCGTCTATATCCGCAGAATCAAGATTGATACGTCCCTTCACCCCAATTAGTCTTCCAAGTTCATCATATAATGGTATGACAATACGTTGAGAATGTACGTCGAACATAATATGAAAATATCTCTGTGTTTCCAAAGATATTCCATCTCTCAAAAACCTGCGATTCGGGACAAAGTCATACTCGTCCAATATTGTTTCTGGATACTCTGGCAATAATTCGTCTCTTGATGTTTTAGAGGCAATGCGATTATAAATCCCCTCAAATAATTCTACCCTCTTTTTGGGTGTCCAGTCGTTTTCGAGTTTTAGTAACTCTTTTACTTTATGTAAGACTTCTCCAAGAGTTTTCCCTTTTTCTTGCACAATATATGCAAAAATATCCGTTGAAACGCCTCGGGCGAAATCGTGAACAAGTAAGGACGGGTTGTCTTCGAGTTTTATACTAATATTTTGACCGCCATCGGCATCTCGCCTAAAACGGAGTTCTCTTTGTTTTAACTGAAAATTTTCAAAACCATAAAAATCTAAAAGGTCAACCATGCGATCAACTTGCTCTAATAGCATCGTTTTAAGTTCTTTAAACATAATTGCCTCCTTTTATGATTTTTGTATTATATCGTTTATCTTCTATCTTCGTTTGAGAAGAATTTTCTCGTCGGATAACATCTCGCTGTTTCATAGAAAGATGCATGGTCTAAGTCTGTTCTACATAAGAAAGCAGATCCATCAACTCCTGAGTCTACGCCACGTCTGGTTTTATCACTAAACGCAATAATCCACGTTTTATTTCTGTCTGCCTCATATGGTTCGTCATACCACTCTCCGCTTCCATCTGGTTTCATTTTTCTCCTAAATGGATGGATATAGAATGGGGATTCGGGATCTAATTCAGGTGCGTATAGTTTTCTAAACAAAACAAGATTGCTCAACGTTTCCTTAATTTGTTTACAGTTTGCCAAACATGAACTATCCAACCACGATCTATTGAGAGTATTAAGAGCAAGCTGTATAGTGATTATGCCTATAACATTATATTTCATTGCGATTTCGGTTAAAGAACGAACATCTCTTACTAACCCTACCCAGGTATTGTCACTGGTGTTGTCGTCAATTGTCATTTTCATTGTATCGACAATAAACGCCGAGGCGGCTTCTCTTAATATCGCTCTTTTTATAAGTTGGCATGAAAATTTGGTGTCGGCATCTGAGAGCGTTACTATCTTAATTTTCTTTGCATAATTTTCTTTCCAATATGCTTTTGCTTTTTGGACAACTTCCCAATCAGCGCTATCGAACTCACCGCTTAATATCTTCCGCTTACTGAGTTTTTCATACTTAAAAACCCTATAAACGACCCAAGCCAAAAACAACGCCTTAACATCACTCGAACTGGATTCGTTGGTTATCATTACAACCTTCTCACCCTTTGATGCAAGAGACATTGCCGTTGTTACCATGTAAGTTGTATTATGAGTAACAACATAATCATTCGCCAAAAATAAATGATCTGCGGCTTCTACTGTAAAACACGTCATATCGGTTTTTTTACTAGTACGCTCAATGTCAATAATAGGTAGGTGATCATTAAATTCTGTTCTGTTATTCAGTGAAAGATATGTGTCTATTCTGTGTTTTTTATTTAAGGCCCGAAACAATTTTGGTTTATCTTCTTTTGGCGTAGATAGTGTAATCGTATAACACACACCAGATTTATATTTGTCTCTGTTGTCGCAAGAGACAGTAGCAATATAACCAAGGCTTCTACACAATTCAACAAAACCATCTTTTAAAGCGGTGCTTGTAGTTGAAAAACGCACTCGCCCTTTTTTATCAATTGTTCCATCTGTGTCCAACAAGCCCTGTAATAAAGACATACGCTGCTCAACAGACCCGAGCAAATAATCGCTGGGGATAAACTTTGTATTAGAGCGTGTATTCCAAAGGTCGGGGTAATTTTTTAATAAAACCTGTGTTTTAACCCTATGTTTAGGGTCATCTATAGGCCTAAAGTCGTAAGTATAATTTTTACAATTTATATTTATAGCCTTTGTACAAACTATATTCCCCAGAATATTTGTTAATAGATTAGGGATTTCACTTGTGCCCGACGAAAATTGAAGCGCTTTAGATGAAAAATGTCCATTCCCCAAAAGAGCACCCATTACGTACGGGTCAACAGAGTATTGTTTTTGCGGATATTCAACGGCACCATTTAACTTAACGGCATATCTAAATTCATATTTCCCACGTTGAAACTGCCCATTACATCTATTATAAAGCTGTTCTGTTGTTTCTACTCTATAAGAATACTGGTCCGCTCCCCTGTGTCTATACTCCCATAAGTGATCTTTGCAACATTCAACGACGCGCCCATCTTTGAAATGAACCTTCCAAATCTCTTTTTGTTCGTCTTGCGGATGAATCATCAATACTTTAGTTGGTTTGCCATCTCGCCCAAATAAATAATCTCCTGGGCGAATATCACCAACTCTTCTGGGCCCTATTGGAGTAGGTATAATTGTATCGTTCGGAAGAGCTTTTCCACTGCCGCTATGGGATCCCCACGCTGAAAGAGTACCTGGTTTCAGTCCAAGCGTATTCGCTGACATAAACGGGAATGTTCTAATTTCATCTCCATCTATATCAAACCCCGCCTCGCCATATGAGACACCCATCTCTTCTTTATTTTTTAAGCTTTGCAACCACGCATCGTCGAACTCAATATAGCCCTCTTCCAAAAGTTTTGTGTTTTGGACTTTAGTTTGCATAGAGGCGATTGATCCCTCATAGAATTCGAGGACCTCAGCGCATGACAGATCTTTGAAGAACTCAAAGGGAACAATGTTTTTCCCATTGTCAAGAGTTATTGTAGAAAAGATATTGAACCCTTTTGTGTATAATTTTAACAATGTATTGCTTTTGTTTAAATCATCTAAGAAAGAATCCCAGTTTTTATCATTGACCGTGTCCATTACATTGTCAATTTGGCTATAATCGCCGAGCGCGTCTTCGACCATGTGGACAAAATCACTTTCTAAGCTAGATACGAACGTTACTTCATCGAATTTCTGAATGCCTTTTTCACGAAGTTTTTTTGCCATGATAAACAGCATTCTGCCGTTGTTGGTTATAAAATCATCCGCGTCCAAACCACAATCATCATAGAGCTCAAGATTTTTAAGAAGACATCCACAAACGTTTCCTTCGATTTGAACTCTCTTATCTAAAAGCCTCTCATCATATTTGTCTTTTATCGCAGGCACAAAACTATCATATTGTATCATAATCTTCTCCGTATTCGTCCTCCAATTCTTCCATAGACCGTCTAAGCCCTTTACGCGGGGTTAATTTAGGTACATAATTAGTATAATCTATGTGCCCCGTAGTGGTGTCTATAGAAACCAACTCTTTCCCGCTTTGTGGTCTGTAATTTATTATTTCTTTTATTATAATGGCACTAAGATATTTTAATTTGGCGGTGTTGGTGGATATCCCCCTTTCGGAAATTTTAATACGTAAACTCTCTTCGTTTTCAAAAAGATAATAATATATCTTTTTGTAAGATGCTTCTTTAAGCCAAAGAGTCAAAGCTGTATTGTATCCACCTACGTCAAAACCGTCACAATTCAATATTTTTCGAACAAGATCTTCAATGCCATTTTCATACTTGAGACGCTTTGCAACATATTCCATGCCACCTTCGTATTCTTCTCTACTACAGTAAAACGTTTTGCGAGGCCCTTCAACCACACAATAAGCGACATCGAACGCTATTGCTTTTCCACAAAGGGCGCATCTCACCATTTTTTTACTCGTTTCAGCTACACTTGGAGCATCAGATGTTTTCTTGGGATATGTTTTTTTCTTAGGGATCAAATCCTTATGCATTAATTATATCACCTTCTAAAAGTTTTGTCAAACAAAATGGATATAATAAGACTGAAATAATTTTAAATTATTCCAGCCTTATATACCCTTTTTAATTAATCGATTTCAATGCGTAATTCTGAATCAATAATAGCCTTAATCTGGAGAAGAACTTCATCGGAGCTTGCCTCGAGCGAGGATTCGCCCCTTAAGGTCTTAATTCTTTTCTTGACATCCATCGGTAAATCTTTGAATGAAAGCCTTATGTCTTCTATTATTTTTTCCCTCTCATCCGCACCTAAAGCTAAGACTTCCGCATCAGCAGCAGGTTCTGATGGGGTATCGACGTCAAACGGAGGAGTGTCTTCGTCATTTTCTACTTTGTCATAAGAAGATGTAGATTCGACAATTTTCGGCGCTTCTATTTTTCTAGTAGCGGGAGCAAGCTCTGGCTTACCATTCGCCTCTGCAGCAATGGCGTCTTGCACAGCCTTGATGAACGCATCCGCGTCGAGGGGAATCTCATCTATAATGTGTGCAAATCTCGATTTTGCGTCTGCAACAAGCATATCATCGCGGAATTTAATCTTTCTTGTTTCGTCTATAAGAGTAGATCTTTCTTTCGTTTTATTTGTTACAGGGTTCTTATCTCCAACCGCAACTTTTTCAATTTCTCTATCATAATAACCACATGCGACAACGTGGCTAGAATTCTTAATCGCATTAAAATATTTCATGCTCATATTTGCAGTTATGGTAGTAAAGTTCTTGCCCGTATAAAGATCTGCCTGTTCTTTTTCTTTAACGTGTGCGGTCCACCAAACACCAACGCCTACAGAATTAAGCCTGGATATAACCTTTTTTGCGGTGTCAACAACTCTTTCCATACCGCGGCCATAGCCGCCCTCTACGGAATTGATCGATTTCGCTTTTACAAAATTGGGGTTGCCTGCGTTAGAGGCGTTCCAATCTTTGATGACATAATCTTCGACAACTTCGAAATAAGCATCGAGGGTGTCGATAACCACGAGCTTCAAATTGGGGTAGTCGGTATCTTTGTTTTTGACGATATCTTCTACAACTTCTCTAAGTTTACCGTAATTGGGAATCCTTTCAGCGATAGCCCCTGCAATGGCTTTTACACCATCTTCGAGACCCATGTCAAAAATCATATATCCATCATCACCAAACAATTTGTGTCCGACATTACACATAAGAGTGGTTTTGCCGAAACCAGAAGGGCCCATGGCACCAAGCATAAAATTACTCAAATCAGCACTTACAACGGTTTTTTTACCAAATTTTCCCATTATTATATCTCCTTAAATATCATCTTCGTCGCTAAAAAGATCGAATTTCTTAGCGGACGTTTTTGTTGTAGTTGTATTTTTTGTAGTCCTTTCCCCAGTGGGCTTAGCCTGAAGAGTTTCCATGTCTACTTCTGTAGCTTGAGGGCCATTAGCATATCCACGCGACAGACCGTCGAGATAGATATAAGAGACCCTGTCACCATATACGGCGTTCCCCATTTCTGCCCTTATATCATCCATGGTCTTAACGCCCCATTCGAGCATTTGCTTCTGTTCATCGCTCAAATCTTCGATATTAATTTCTGTCTTGGGGGTACCCTCAAAAAAAGTAACATTTACACCGACCACCGAAATCGGGCTTTCCATATCACCAAGCTTCGTAAGGGTGTTAATTAAACCATTTTTGATTGGGTTATCTTTCTTTAAAACAAGCCCTGTTTCAACATAATAGTTTTGTTTCGACATTCTTTCATAGAACTGCATATATCCCGAGATCGGAGTGTTTCCATCTTCCATTTCTTCGCCAACAGCATTGTCTCTATCATAATAGAAGTCTATCTTTCCAAAAAGGCCAGGGGTGTCTTTGTCTGATGCTTTATAAATATTAGTAGGAACGAAACTTCTAAAATATTTACCGCCGTCATCTTTCTTATTCGAGTAGCTATATTCTATCGTTCCCGTAACAACATAATTATCTTCGCCAAATCCATCCGCCAAAATTATTTCTTCTACCTTTTTAGCGAAATCATAGGTTGAGATGTAAGAGTGTTTCTGCTTGGAAAGCTCTGCCGCTTCATCTTCTTTTTTAGCATCAACCAGCGCTTCACGTATTTTGTCTGAAGCAAGGTCTACTGTGTATCTTCTGTAATTTGGAATTTTTTCTATGATGGCCGGATCAAATCTATCCGCCCACGCTATCTGAACGTTCTCAACGTCTCTTTTGTTGGTAGCGCCCGCCTTGATCTGCTGGGTGTAAATTACGTTTTTGCTATCATCTTTAAACTTCCCGCCCGAAAGGTCTACGAAACCAGAGCACTCGCCGCAATCAACTCTAAATTTAACCCTCTCTATCATCCAGCCACTATCAAAGGTTACTGTTTCAATAAACTTTTTGTCTTTCTTGTCTTCGATTTTCTTAATTTTTCCTACAAACTTAAATGTGTTCATAATTTCTCCTTGTTTTTTATAATGCTTTTATTTGTTGCTTATTGTTTGTCATTTTCGACAACTTTATCTTCGCTACTATCCGCAAAGGTTTCTGCCGTATTCTTTGACATTTCTTCTTCTACCTCAAGAACGGTTTTGTATGTTCCGTCACTCGATTCGATGAGAATATCCGTATAGGTGTCAAACAACCACGGCTGGACGCGAACTTGTTCGCCAGTTTCAGGATCGGTAACATAACGATTGTCTTCTTCGAAACAAATTAACGAATTGACAGCGTTCTCTCTTGTAACGTGCAATATGTCGTTTTTATGTTCTTCTACAAACTGTAAGAAATCAGGATTCTTATCGGCTTGTGGACGAGACATAATTGCGTCATAATTTAACTTACAAGCGCACCCATCAGGGACCAGTTCGTAATTATCTAAGTGGGCAAAATCATTAGATACCTGTAAATCACTAAAGTCGTAATTGCCCGCTTGGATACGCGCGACAGCTATTAAAGAATCAAATTCTTCTCTCGTTAACTTCGTTTTATGCTTTCTATTATACGCACGTCTCTCAGCTCTTCCCAAAGTCTCTTATCCTCCTATTTAATATTTGCCTTTTAAGCATTATTATAATAACACGGTTTTGATTTTCTGTCAAGGAAAAGTGCCATGTTTTTTTAAAGTTTTTTAAAATTTTTCAATAATAAAAATTTTGTTCTAATACACATGATTTGATAAAATTAATGCTTTCGCCAAAAATGATATAAAAAAGAAGAGTCCTCGCTTTTATTGCGAAAACCCTTCTCAAAGTAAGTAAAAATATAAAAAATTAAATAAAAATGCGTTTATATCAAAGTTTAAACTTATTTATTAAATTTTATTTTTTAGTTTTGGCTTTTATAATTTTCATTATAAAAGAATTATTTTATTTTGTATATAAAAATTGATAAAACGGCCATTTTCACAGCCGTTTTAGTTGTTCAATAAATATTATTGCCCATCAATCGAGTCATAGTCTATTTCTTTGTAACCTGTCCTTCTGGAATATGTATTGTTCCCAAAAAACCATTCGCCATTGTCATTTAATCCGCAAATGCCGTGTTCTTCTGTTCCTTCATCGGGGCCATATCCTCGATAAGTGGTTGTTAATAAATACGCATCAAAATAGCTGTCAAGAGCAGAAATAGTAAAAGCATCTGTTTCATTACAAATTACTCTGAAATAATATGTTGCAGCGTTAGAGGAGGTTTCTCCGATAAACAAACAAATGTCATGGGTGTGTAGCCCACCGCCACTTTCACCAAGGTCTCCCTTCCTAACAACATCATCAGAATCAACGGGAGCGCTTTTGACTTTGACTCTACCATCGGCGAGAACCTCCATTGCGTTGTTTCTAATATTATCCGCAGTACCGTTTCCGACAATAAACAAGGCATTCGGATTTTCCTTGTTGTATTTACCGAAGACAGTTTGAGCTTCTGCCGTTGCTTTAGTTCCTAAGCCACCAGCATGAGTGTATTTTACTGAAGGAATAAGATAAGTTTGATAAGTATCACCCGTAGCATCGTAATCTCTCGAATAGACATTAAGATCTACAAGAACACCTGCTTGGGTATTACCACCTTCCGAAACTGCACCATCACCGTATGCTTTTGTTAAAATACCTGTCGACCTTGCAGTATGTCCAAACGCTTCTGTACCAGCGCCACCAGCATAAGTGTTGTGGTCAACAGTTTGTAAAGGTGAAACAGTGATTTTCTCTGAATAATAAGCGTAATTACCAGTGAGTTCAAGGTCTGTAGTACCATCATATACGAAGTCAAAAGAACCTTCAAAATAATCTGTATAAGGAGAGTAGCCATATTTATGATTGCCCATAAACAAGCAGCCATCTCCGATACTCCAATCCTGACCCATGGACTCCATCCATGTATCGGGACTACCAGTATCAAGATTTGCGACCTTTGAAATCTGAATACCTCCTACTTGATTTTCCAAGCTCCCGTTAAAGTGGTACCAAGAACCTTTTGTTAAGATGACAGCTGGATGTTCTACTATGTGGGATTTTAATTCTGCAATTGCAAAATCTGGTAATGTACTTACATCTTCACTCTCGAAAATAAAATTGAATGCCCCTGAAAATATTTCTCCTTGACCTTCCGCAACAAGTCCTCCATATTCCTCTCCATTAGCAAACACGTAACTATTACTATACTCTGTACCTGGGCTACCAAAACCATAACCTGTTTCTGTTGTAGCTCGCGGAGTTAAAGAAGTATCTATGTTTTCGATGCTTGAGCAAGTAATGCGGTACCAAAAACCTCCAAAAGATGGTAATGTTCCATAGAATCTATATCTCTTCCCAACTGTAAGTCCAAGTGTTTTTTGACTGCTTGATGTGGCTTTCAAAATTTCTTTTATGGTATGCGTTCTCGAACCATCTGTTTTAGAGTTAGATCCGTCCGCCTTTGTATTCTGTCCACCAGCGGTGGCAAAATCTCCATTCGATTCATTATTACCGCCATAAGAACGTCCGAAAGAGCCATTAACGGTATTGTAACTTCCTGTCGCATCACCATAAGGAGCATTGACCTTATTGTGCGCACCAGATACTCTACCGTGACTTCCATTTTCGGTAACTACGTTATCCCAACCAGACATATCAGCATATGGTGCATATGCCCTATTTTCATTTCCACGCAGGAAAATCGCCGAAGCCATACCGAAATTACGAGTTCCAGCGGTAAATCCGTACAACCCTGCATAGTTCTTATAACCAGTAGCAAAACCGAAGTTTGCGGCATAGTTAGTGTCACCACCCGCAAATGCACCGTAACCTACTACGTTTTTGGTTCCACCAACTGCGCTTCTATCATTTTTAGCCGAAGAAGTTCCGCCCCATTGGAATGTGTACTTTCCTAATGCACCAGCGGTCCAAGTTGCGTATCTTATAATACTTGTTGCTTGTGATAATAAGTTATAAAGTATTTCAACTTTAATACCATTTATTGTCGCGAACTTTTCTCCGCTGACGGTTGTAACAGGATAACTCGCAACGCTACTCGTAACAGTTGTTGGTTGCCCGTTTGAAAAATTGACAGTATATTCTACATTATCAAGAGTAAACTTATTATTTTGAACCACAATATAAGGGTTAGGATAATTTTCACTTGCATCATTTCCAGTAGCGCCATACAGACCCTCAAAGGTTTCTCTGCCAGGCTGTACAAGAATATGGGCAGAACCAGTACCTTCGCCATTTTTAATGTTCCAATTCACAATAGGATATTCAACGTCATTGCTGTCTACATATTTTATTGTGTTTTTGAATTTAGGCATTTTGTTTACCTCCTTGTTTTTAAGGAAATAAACGCACTTTATTTAATATATTAACTTACGTGAAATAAAATATTGTTTTTATTCAGTTTTTTAATTGATAAGGCTTTTCCCAAAATCGATTAGTAATATCAATTAGACTCCCATTATCAATTTTATATAATCTTTGATTAGTCGTTGGGCTTTTCAAAGAGCCGAGCTCTGATATGTAGGGCCCAACTTTGACGTAATCAAGTAATTTTAATATTTCTTCAGAAACCGATTCAGATCCTGAATAAAGCGCAGTTTTTAAATTCGGATAGTTTGCTTTTAAGAATTTTAATTCCTGTTTCAAATCTGCCTTTTGATTCTCATCGTCGCCACCCATAAACAAAACACAAGTGATCAAATCCGAATAAGCCGCCAATTGCTTTACGAGTTCTGGATGCACATCACGGCCCACATTCGCCCATAAATATTGCGAATGACACCCTTGGCAATGATGCGGGCAATTAGATATCGAAAAACTTAAACTTATTTCATCGGGAATTTCTTGTAAACATATGGCTTCACTTGCACTTTTCATTGTCGACTTCGTTTCCTTTATTATAATATCTTTTACTCGCTTCTTTTTGACGAGCCTCTGAATATTTTGAGACGCGCTTAACATATCCAATAACACGGGTTAAATAATCAAGATTATCTGACCCGCATTTGGGGCAC